ACAGTAGTAGTTAGTGGTACTATTAATCACACAGGAAGTGTTGCTGATACATCACAGCTACAAGCTAATACACAGAATGCATTAAATAATTTGCTAAGTGTACCTAGCGCAAATGAACAAACACGTAAATAACTAGCTAACGTCTTAGGGTATTACTCTAAGGCGTTTTGCCGTATATTAGCCAAAAGATGTTATAATAGATATAAATAAAAGAAATATAGGTGGTAACAAATGGGAGTACAGGGTGTATACAAGAGAATGCCTACAATAAGCGTTAGGTTCATTACGAGTACTGACACGTTTACGCTACAAACAAATACTGCAGAGAATGCTAGTGACGCTAGTGTCCTAACTGATGGTAGCCTAGTAGAGCAAGTAATTAGCTTTAACACAGAAAATGATATGTCCAACGATACCCCTGTATTTAGCTTAGTGATAGCAGGATTAGACAGGTGGGATAGGATTCTACAACCAAATGATATCGTTACAATTAAGGTAAACCCTGGTGATGGGAACACTGTTGTTAACGATGTTATTATGGTTGGTATGATATCTGAAGTAAAGAAGCTAGGTAGCTACGGAGAGTCTTCTGTTGTCTATCAAGTTTCAGGACAATCAATGGCTAAGGCATTAATGCAACTAAAGCTAGGGACACTTCAGGAAATAGCTAGCATCACCCAAAGTTTTGGTTGGATGAGTGCTATGGGTACGAAAGACCAATCAGGAAATGAAGTTGTACAAGGAAAGCATCTACAGCCAAAGTATACAAAGAGTTTTGGTGTCAAGGCTATTAATATTAAGTCTGGCCTGTATAAGGACGTAGACGGTGAGAAAATAAAGGGAGAAAATGATACCATTGCAATAGTCGATAAGTCCACAGGTATTAAGAATAATACATGGATTTCAGTAGAAGGCTACGGAGATGTTAAGGCTCACGTCATGGCAAATACAACCGCCCTAGAAGACATAACGCTTGGTACTAAGAAAGAAATTTACATAGACGTATCATCTAAGTCTGCTAGAGACGCCTATAACAAGAAGTATGATAACAAGAAGGCTAGTGTTAAGGTATATGATTCAAAGAAGAGTCCAGACCAGTATTATAAGGACTCTAAGAAGTCTGAGGGAAATGTAAAAGCAGATGCTAACGGTTTAATGTTTACAGGTAAAACTGCTGCAGATGTTGTTGAAAATATCATTAGGTGGTTTATGAACCTATCAGGTGACGACTTACTACTAACATCTAGCCTAAATAATACAGATATTCACTATACATTCAATGGTGACAGAAAGAACTTTGGAGACTGGGTTGAACTAAATCTTAGCTCACGTGGAGAGGATGAGATGCTTCTAGATGCTCTACCACTTATGAGCTTCACGGGCTCCCTAAGGCAAATGATTTCCCAAGCACAGGCTAAGCCTTACAATGAGTTCTATGTAGACTTTACGTCAGATGAGAAGGCTGTGTTCAACATGCGACCAACTCCATTTGAACCAGATGATTGGAATGCGCTACAGAGTAATGCAATCAGACTACAATCATATAATGTTATAGAAGAGAGCTTAAGTCATAATGATAATGAAGTATATTCTGTATTCTCATCTTCTATCCCAACGAGTATTACCCTAAATACGGTTAGCGACCTAATGATGTATCCTGTTTACTTCCCAGGACTAACACAACGCTATGGTTATTCTATGCTAGAGCAACAGAATGACTATATCTTTAGGTCGAAGGAAAATGAGAAAACAAAGGGTGGTAGTGACGCCTCTGGTGGTTCTCTAGATATGGCTAGCGGAGATACAAAGACTAATGCTAAGAACATTGCCAGCGCTCTTAAAAAGGCTGGTGCTAGCGGGCAGGGGATTGCTGCGCTATTAGGAACTATGCAGGGTGAATCACAGCTAATTCCAAGTACTATCCAAGGTGGGCAAGGATACGAAAAAGAAGCAGCCTATAGTAATGTTGGTGGATATGGATTTGGACTAGCTCAATGGGATGCAACTAGACGAGTAGGACTGCTAAAGTATGCTGATGCTAACAAAAAGAAGTGGGATAACCTAGGACTACAGGTTAGCTATTTGCTATCTGGTGATACAGCGGCTAATACAATCAAGGAACTTCTAGTTAGAACTGACTCTATTGAGTCGATTGTAGCTGATATGGTTGCTAAATGGGAGGTTCCAGCAGACCCATCCGGAGAAACAGCTAAGCGTATTCCAATGGCTAAAGCATGGTACTCAGAGTTATCCCTATCTAACGTTAAGGGTGAGGGTAGAATTGACGTTACTAAGATTGGTAAGGGCCAAACACTAACTCAAGCTATGGGGATAAAAGGCAAGAGTAATAAGACGCTTACTGACGCTATGGGAAGGTACAGCAATCCATACCCTTCATTTGCAGATGTTGTACAGAAACAATATGAGGCTAACAAGTCTAAAGCAGATAAGAAAAAGAAGCAAGCTGCTAAGATTGATGATGATAATATAAATCTTGCTAAGAAGTACTCTGTGTACCTAGCTAACTGGTATGGCAACAATAATAGCTTTATATCTGGCGAGATTAGGGTTGTAGGTAACCCAGACTACCGTGTTGGTAACGTGCTACTAAGATATGACCCAGCTGTTTCAGAGTGGGGTAGCCGTGAGTACGTATACTACATTGAATCTGTATCACACGAGTTCAGCTACACAGGAGGGTATACAACTACTTTAGGTGTTACTAGAGGACTTCCTGGTGGGGTTAACAGATTTGCAACATGGAATACAAGTGATAGTGACCTAACAGCTGAAAATCCTGGAAATGGTGGATTGCAATTCTTTAATGGTGGGCTGTTTGGAGAACTAAGTATTGCAGAATCAGCTGATAAGGGATTCAAAGAGGCAAATGGAGATGACAAATCAAGTGATGGTGGTACAGAAGGTTCTGAAGATGGCGTAGGAACTGGTGACGACTATCCAGCAAAGTGGCGTGATGCTATACAGGATAATGTTGTAGACGATTGGAGATACTATAATAGAGAATGTGTATCATTTGTCGCATGGAGACTATCACAGAAAAAGAAGTATAAGGATAAGAAACCATCTGAGCTGCCATTCTACTTCCTAGGAAATGCATGGGACTGGAACAAGGTTGATAGTAAATACCACCAAACATCTCCTAAGGTTGGAGATGTAGCATTATTCGGACCAGGTGCTTGGGGAGCAGGAGCAATGGGACACGTAGCTATGGTATCTAAGGTAGATGGTGATACTATTTATACTGAGGACTATAACGCAGGGCACCCAATGGGACAATACGGAACACACAGTATGCCCGCTAGTACGCCAACTAAGTACTTAAGATTCTAGGAATGAGGTACCATTATGATAGAAAACATTGACTCGTATAAAGACACAGATACATTTGTTTACGGACAAATCTCAATTACTAAACTAGAGTACCTAGAGCTTTATAGTCAAGGGGTTGACTTATCCTCTGTTAGATTACCAGGAAGCCAAGGGGCTGTAAGCAGTGCTGATGGACAAGACCCAAGTAAAGATATGTCTACTGTAATGAATAAATTACAAGCTATTGTAGATAAGGTAATTGACCCAGATGAGATAACAGTAAAATACCGATACAACTCAGGTAGAGATTCAAGTGAGTATTCACCATTACAAAAGCTATCATCTGAATTAGATGAAACTGCATTTATCGGGTGGCTACTATATGAGCTAGGCTTTATTAGTTCTGATGAAGCAACTATGGATTTAGATAGTATGCTATCTGACGATAAATTCGATAGTGTTGGTGAGTTAGCAACATCAGATGATACTACAGAATCTAAGTTAGACACCATTAAAAAAGATATGTTATATGGTGATGTTATCATGTTTGATATTGGGAAGCATAACGCACTAGCTGGGTTATATATTAACTCAGGAAAATTTGTTACGTTAGTACCAAGTAAAGAAAATACAGATGTATCAGTTGAGAATCTTTATACTAAGTTTGAGAGTGGTGAACTAGTTCCAACAGTATGGCTAGACAGATTCAATGGAACAATATATAGACCTAAGCTACTTAATAGAAAGGAGTACGTATGGTACAACAGTACAATAAACAACTAAGTAATAAGCCTAGGTCACAGTCCCTACTAGGGGATACAGTACCAGTATCTTCTATAACACCAAATAGACTAATAATGGCAGAAGTTATTAGTGTAAACTACCTATATAACACAGTAGAACTACAGAGCATTAGAAATCATGAAATGCTAGTAAAGTCTCAGGACAAGAGAGGGCAATTCTCAGCTAAGCTACCTGTTACATTCGGTGGAACATACAGTAATGGTAAGACTTATGGTGAAACCGTACCTATTAATGTAGGCGACCAAGTACTAGTAGGCTTTATAGAAGAAGACTTGACAGCACCTATTGTTATTGGTATATACAAGGACAGTAGTGTTTCTTACGAGCTAGCACCAACTAATCTAATTTCTGGCTCACCTGACTCAGATGAGAAAAACCGTAAGTACACCATGGAAAACTTAGTACTATTTCCTAGCCAAACCTATGACTGGGTAAGTGGTAATGGCGATAGGGAGTCAACTTTTCAAGGTAGGTCATTTCTAAAGTTAGCTACTGGATTATTTGGAAGTAGCCGACCAAATGACTATGGGTATGACTACGATGAGTTAGAGCGTATTCATCTACGAGGACGAGACCTAGAGCCAGAAGAACCTGAGCTACCACAGATTCTATTCCAACATAATGCAACGTTTGCAACCAGTAAGACTAACGTACTATTCGATGATGACTCAACGTTTGCTATTAGTAAAATTAAGAATGATGAGAATGATAACCACCGTTCAGAACTTAGGTTAGAGGACGAATCACATGCAGCTGTTAGAGTCCAAACTAATGATAAGAAGCACAACGACGAGTCTATTTACTTTGAAGTAGGGGCAGACGAAGAGAGCGCCTACCTATCTGCAGGTTCTCACAAGCTATCACTAGATGAATCAGGTAATCTACTATTAGACGGTGAACCTGTTGGTATGGGGTCTCATAGTGAGGAATTTGATAAGCTTAAGGAAACTATTTCAGAGATATCAAAGGAACTAGCAGAGCTAGACGGTAAAATTGATGACTTTGACTCAGAGAAGTTTACTAAACTACAGAATGAAGTAGAATCTATAAGTGGTGAAGTTGAAAAAGCTATGGGTCAAATTGACGACATAGTAGGAAACTATCAGCTAGTAATTAATCAGTATAACAGCCTAAAGGATACTGTAGACGGTAATAAGCGTGCAATAGAAGACTTTACTGTACTTATTAACAACGCAGCAGGTGATAGTGCTACTCTAGGTGATAGGCTTGATAAAATAGAAGCTAGAGCATCAGCTATCGAGAAGATAACTAATGAAGTTGTTAATGCACGTAAGGATAACGCTACAGGAGCAACTTATGACACAGTTGGACTGCGACTAGATAACCTATCAGGACACGTTAAGGACTTGCTAGAGGAAACAGCAGATATTGCGACGATTAGAGAGACTGTAACTAGTCTATCATCTGCCTTTGACTCACTAGAAAAGCTAGTGGACGATATTAATAATAAACTAGCAACCCTAATAGGAGGTCAGGACGTTAACACAACTTATGCACTAACAGTGACAACTGATGGTCCAACAGTTTTACGTCAAGGCTCAGGAGTATCCATAACATTAGGTGTACGAGTCCTAAGAAACGGGCTAGACATAACACCAGTTGTAAAGCCAGAAGATATTGCATGGACTAGGGTATCTGGTGATGCTAACGCAGATGCTACATGGAATAGCAATAATCCTAACAAAACAGGTCGTACACTAAGCATTACAGAAAAGGACGTTACAGGTAGTGCCAGGTTTAGGGCTAAGCTGACTAATATAACGGAACCAGGAGTTACAGTATTCTACGGTGAGATAGAAGTAACGGTACTAGTTGACAAACCAACTATAACCACCGTGCTAGTACCGAGCGTAGATACAAACCAAATATATAATTCGATAACGGATAGATATACACCAGATTATACAACGTCACCTATCTCACTTAGACTAAATGCTTATTTGCCAGGTACGACCACAGATATTACATCTGACCTTACAAACGTTGCTTGGTACTATAATGATAATGGAAACCTAGTACAAATTACTAGCAGTACACCAGGTTTTACTATTGATGGACTAACACTTAAGGTAGTTAAGAATACGCCAGTAGAACCTGGGTACAGAATGTTGTCTGTATTTGCTACGTATACAGAGAGAGTAACAGGTAAACAAGCAATCGTAAGTGCTGATACTAAGCTAACGACTACACAGACAGTCGGAGCAGGGTTAACGCTAGACCTGTATTCTATTGGTGGTGAAATTATTGTCGACAACATACCAGATAAGGTAACTATCATTGGTGACGTTTATCAAAACGGTGAAGTTATTAGCGACGATAGAAGGTTCAAGTTATTTGCACAAGACCCAACCGTATCTGACACTAGTAACGTAGGTTATGATAAGGATGGGGGCCTAGGTTGGCGCAAGATAACAAATGAATCTGATGGTTATACCCTAACAGTTGACTTTGACGTTGTTGCAAATTCATCCTTAGGTATATCTATAAAACCAGAGGCCGTCCTAAACATACAGAATTATAAGTTACTTGCATACACAAGTAAGCAGTCCGACCTACGATACTTTACTATCCGTAATATGGACTCTCCTGTAGTGATAAGTATTGTCACTAAAACAGGTCTACTATTATCTGATAATACAACCAAGACTGACCTAACAGCATCTGTATTTTCTAGGGGAGCTGAGGTTGACTCAGACGGAAGTAAATATGTGTATAAGTGGTATGCTTATTTAGAGGACGGTACAGAGATGCCTAATTTTGGTGGAGGAGACTTACCTTATAGATTAGGCAAAACTATATCAGTAGCTAGAGGAGAAATACAAGGTAATACCTTAACAGTAATTGCCCAAGTGGAGAGTAAATAATGTATAATTAAGCCTAGGTTTACCTAGGCTTTTTTGTATGTGGTGCCGTATATTAGCAATTAAAAGCGAGGTTAAGAAATGAGCCAACTAGATGGAATAAAAGGCACAGGATTGCAACGCATTGAACTTGCATATTCTGGTGGAAGCTATAAGTTTAATGTTAATCCACAGTCTATCAGCTATGATAATCCTCATAGAGCAACGGTAGTAAAGACACAACAACAGTATGTTATTGAAGACTTTAATGATGATATCCAAACGATAACTATTAAGGGTAACACAGGTGGTCCTAGAAGCGGTGCTGAGGATGCCAAGAATAATCTTTGGAACTTCTTGGATAAGTATGCTAATATAGAGCCTAAGTATGGGCAAGCACCCACTGAGAACCTAATATTCTTTAATCACACAGAGGATATTTCATGGGAGGTAGTACTAGACCCATCAGGATACTCAATTACTAGAGATGTATCACATCCACTAATGTGGGACTACGAAATTAAGTTTATTGTCATAAGGCTTGCTGGAGGCCCTACCGCTGATGCACCTTTTGAGAATGAGGTTACTAGCTGGATATATGACAGCAGTAGATACCAAGATGATAATAGAACTAGCTTAGCAAATACTGAGATGAGTACTATTGTACCTACCTCAACTGTTTCTCTATATAATCCTATGATGAACTATAGTGACTTAGGCACTGGGAAGGAAAAAGGCACAGCTCAAGCTAACTCAAGTACGGGACTAACAAGAGCTAAGAGTAGCCTAGGAATTAATTAATGAAGTTAACACAATCAAGACAACTACTATCATTCATTTCAAGCCTAGGTCTTGAAATAGATGGTACAGTTAGAACACCATATTTCTCTGATTTACTATCATATGAATCTAAGTTTTATACACCAGAGCTAGTTTCTTCTAAACTTGGACTAGACATGGCGGGTATACTAAAGTCAGGTACAACATTCAAGTCTAAATCAGATAGTCAAACTAACGAGATAATTAGCTTAGCAAGACTACTTGACTTAAAAAATACTAACCCATTAGCATATAAGTTATTACAGCTGATTACACTAGAAGTATTCTCTCTAGTAGCAGTTATAGAAATTGCACCAACGTCAGCAAATGAATATAACTTAGATGATGCTAATAGACTTCATAATAACATCATGTACCTTAATGAATATCTAGGAAATGAGTATGCCTATAATGGTAAAAACACTAGAACACTAGAGCAATCAGTAGTTGCTTACCGACTAGTTAGAAAGTTAAAGGAACTTGATAAGGACTCAGCCTACATGTATAAGGTAATTAGTGGAAATACGCTAGGAGGTGGTAATAGTGCGCTATAGCAAATACAATATAAAGCAGGGTGATACGATTCAGTCGATAGCTCAAAGTTACTTTCAAGATATGTCTAAGTGGCATGATATTGTAACCTATAATAACCTACGCTACCCCTATCTAAGTGACACACCACAGCCTAACGATAGTCATGTACTGTCTATCGGTGATGAACTAATTATTCCCCTAGAGCAGGATGGGTACACACTAAATAATGTTGCCCTAAGAAGACAGGAACTAGATGCTATTACATCATACTCACTAGGAAGAGACCTATACCTAGTTAACCTTAATGATGAAGCACTAAAATCTAGGGGACAAACTGATGAGCTATTCAGTCTATCAACTTCTAAGAACGACCTTAGAACAGTATATGGAAATGATAATCTAATTCAGGCTATTGTACTGAGGCTAAGTACCAAGAAGGGTACGATGCCGTTACATCCAGAATACGGTAATGAGTTTCACTCACTACTAGGTAGCAGATTAACATATGACCTACTTAACAAGCTACAGGTATATATTCGTAAGGCAATTAACGAAGAACCTAGAGTTAAAGATAACTCTGTCAATGTGTCCTCTAAGGATGGAAAGACGGTAGATGTAGTAGTACACGTTAACCCAATTGATGCAGAAGAGCAGCTAGACATTGCACTTAGCTTGGCTAGTGACGGCTCTGTTATACTAAAATAAGGAAGATAATATGCTATTCAGAAAACAAGCAGACATCCTAGTTGATATGATTGACGGTGTATCAGTAGAGACTAACCGGTTAACTGATTTTAACGTCGGTTCAGCAGCTAGAGCATTGTTCGATGCCTTCTCAATTGAAGCAGAGAACCTATATATGCTAACAGTAGAAAACATTAGTGACGGGATTGAATCAGGGCTGATGTCATCATTTGATTTCTCACCTAGAGATGCAACATACGCATACGGAGACCTAAAAGTCACTTTTAATAACGACGCTACAACACAGATTGTTATCCCTGCAGGAGCAACTTTCTCAACAGGTGATACTAGTTCAAACTTAAAGTTTCAAACTAGGGATAGCTACATCGTATATCCAGGAACAAATACTATTAATATCACAGTGTATGCAAATACTACAGGAGCAGCTGGAAACGTTGAGGCTAATCAGATTAACTCAATAGAGTCTAATATATATAATGTAGCTACTGTAACAAATCCAGAGTCATTTCTAACTGGTAGTGATGCAGAAACCTATGAACAGACAAAGTCACGCTTTCAACTATTCATTGAATCATTTGGTAGAGCAACTAAGAATTCACTAAAGTATGGTGCACTAACTGTACCAGAAGTACATTCTGTATATGTGTATGAACAAGTAGGTCTAGTTACTGTATATGCAGCAGATGCTAATGGTAATTTACCTAGCCAAGTACAACGTAACGTAGAGCAGGTACTAGAGGACTATCGACCTGCTGGTATTCAACTAGTTGTATCACCTATGGTTAAAACACTAGTAGACGTAACAGTAAATGTTAAGTTCCTAAATGAGAACTTAGTCACACAACAGACACTTACTAGTCTAGAGCAGGTTGCTAGAAATCACCTAAACTCATTGGATGCTGATGCTGACCTAGTTCTATCTAAGCTAGCAACAGAGCTAATGAACTCAGATGATAACCTAGCTGACTTAGAGATTGTAGAACCTAGTGCTAACATAGATGTTGCTAATAATGCTATAATTAGAGCAGGAAGTATTATAGTACAAGAAATGGAGGATTAGACATGTCTGGGTACAATAAAGCAACATCAGACCCTAGAGGGCTATTCAATAGATTCCTCCCACCAACATGGCGTAACACAGATAGCTCTAATATCGTGCACAACGCAATTATCAAGTCTATTGCAAACACACTTGTATCTGCAGAATCAGACTTACTAGACTCTAGAGCAGAGTCATACTTAGAAACGGCATCAGGTATTTTCTTAGATAAATGGGGTAGCTTTTCAGGAGTTACTAGAAGAAAAGATGAAACAGATGACCACTATAGAGCAAGAATCAAGCGATGGTTTACTAAGAAGAAGGGTACTGTTAATTCCTTAATAGAAAATATTAAGGAAGAGTTTGAGGATATTGATGTTTATATCTATGAGCCTTGGCGTAATATCTTCTATACAAATAAGTCTGTGCTTAATGGTGTTGACCGACTACAAGGATTCTACTATAGATTTGCTGTTATTGATATTCACATCTCTAGCACTGTTGATGTGAAGAAGTTAGCTAAGCTAGTTGATAGGTACAAGGACGCTGGAGTTATTGTATACTTCACCTATGAAACTGGGCTGTCTATTACAACAGATGTCTACGATATTACAATGGACATTACTAGATTAACAGATACATCATATGATGACTCTCTAGTTGGTCGTAAGCAAACGCAGTTCCCACTAGGACAACCCAGGGATGACATTACAGATGCAGACCTATTCAAAACCAATGACTCTAAGATTAGCAGTAAAGACGCGTTATCCGGTAACCCACTTAGAGGGAAGGTTACATATAACTCTGCAGGTGCAGCTATTGTTGCTAAGAAGTACACGACAGATATGACTATGGCAGACGCTATGGTTGGTGTTGAAGAGTATGACAATACTATCTATGGTGCTTCTAATAACGCGGATGGTATTACATATACAATTGAAAACGCAGAGAGTACTGTATACTCTAAGGAACTATTAGATGCTGTATTCTCATCTATTAGCTTTAGCCTTAATCCTACGTTTAAGTATTCATATGATACAAGTAAGGTTAATAAGGAACTTAAGTACTATGTAGATACTATTCTAAACAATACTACGTTTAGATACGATATCTCAACTAATACTATCACTAGAATCACTTCTCAGATTACATCAGAAAGCCCAGTTGTCTATAACATGCTTAATACTGTTGCATCTAAGCTAAATGTCTACATTGACAACATAGGTAATTTTAGGCTTGCTACAACTTATGATAGTACTTTAGCAACTAAGTATAAGGACTTTCTAAAGCTATATACACTTTCAATTGACCCTCTAACAGGAGTACTTAGCTACACTAAGAATACAGGCGTTAGGCTAGATGCCCTTTCAGAATCTGATAAGGCAGAGATATATCGAGTAACAGGATTTAATGTAGCAGAGGACGGCATCCTAGTTTACACAACTAAGGATAGTGATAATCAAGAAATTAAGGCTATTATCAACTCTACTAAGTTAATGATTAATAGCGATGGGTTACTAGTAGGTAACACCCCAGCAATAGAACTAGTTGAGAATACTCCCTACGTCATCTCCAGAGATACATTCTTTATATTTGATTGGTTGTCATTTATTAAGCAAAATGAATCAGACCTATTCCTAGATAACTCTGCACGCTATATTAGGATTACAACTAAGGGCTCTCAATATGGGTTCAATATGCGCAGAGTTGGAATAACAACTGAAACTGGTATAGATGTATCTGATACAGCTAAGTGGATTAAGGTAGGTAGTGATAACGTTAACCTAGCTAATGGTACAATCATGTCCTACCCTAGTGTTTCTACGAGAAGCTATACAATGGACTTAGGTCAGGTTAATAAGCTAGCAACTATTACACTAACAGATAACTATGCAAGCAATATTAAGCGGGTGGTTGAGGTTTCTGAGGATGGGGTAACTTATCATAAGGTTGGCCAAGTTTACTCTAGAGGTGGAGATACTGTAGATGTTAATAGCTTCAATAATATTCAAGCAATAGGAACGTGGCTAAGTAATCACACAACATCTAATGAACTTATGTATAGCCTAAAGGATATTATCACCTCTACTGACATTTCACTCTATGACTTTAGCAATGAACGATGGGGAAACAGCATTCTACTTCCAAAGGGAGATGCTAAGGGCTCTGTATCTGTTGACAGCTCACGTAGTATATCAGATAAGGGACTTAGTGTTGTTAGAGTTACGTCAACAAAAACACCTTATCGACTAGATATGTTAAAATTTAATACAGGGTGGTTATAACATCAATGAAAGACTATGAAATGACTTTTGAGGTTAGAGGACATACGGAAACTGTTAGCGTTCAGGCTATGACACCAGAGCAAGCTATTGAAAACCTATGGTCCTCATATGGAATATATATTAAGATACTAGAGGTAAAGTAAATGGGAAAGGTTTTAGCACAAGCTAGTGCGACCGTCGGTAAGTTAAATGACGGAAGAACAAGTTATATTCACGTTGCATACGCAAACAGTGCAGACGGAAGCGCAAGCTTCTCAACAACTGACCCAACTGGTAGAGCTTATGTTGGAACGTTAACTGATTTTGTTGAACAAGATTCAACGAAGTACACTGATTACACTTGGTCGTTGGTTAAAGGTTCTGATGGAAAAGACGGTGCAAACGGTTTACCTGGTGCAAAGGGAGCTGACGGAAGAACAAGTTACGTCCACTTTGCATACGCAAACAGTGCAGACGGAAAGACAGACTTCTCAACAACTGACCCAGCAGGAAAAGCATATGTTGGTACATTGACTGACTTCGTTGAACCAGATTCAACAAATTACGCAGATTATACTTGGTCATTAATCAAGGGTGCTGATGGTAAGAACGGAGCAACTGGAGCTCAGGGACCAAAGGGAGCTGACGGAAGAACAAGTTATATTCACGTTGCATACGCAAACAGTGCAGACGGAAGCGACAGATTTACAACTGTTTATCCAAATTTGAATTTGATGGACAGTACTAAAGATTTTAGTGGGAATTGGACAAATTCAGGCAATTGGACAACTGATGGAACATATAAAGGGTTAACTGTTAAAAAACGAACTGCCGCTCTATGGCAGGGAATTTATAAAACATTTACTGCACCTAAAGATGGAACTTACACATTCTCCGCTTATGTTAAAAGTTCAGGAAATACAGCTAATGTAACTAGATATGGGGGAGTAAATAGCTCATCATCCACACTAACAAAGTCAATTGGCAATAATTTTGACTGGACTAGGGATAGTCTAACTTTAAATTTAAGAGTCAATGACACTGTATGGGTTAGGTATGAGATAACAGGTAGTGGGGCAGATTCAATTTTATGGACTGCTGGTCATAAATGGGAGATAGGTTCAACTGCTACTCCGTGGATGCCTTCAGCTAGTGAAGTCACAAACGCTGACTGGCCAAGCTATATTGGGCAATACACGGACTTTACACAAGCTGACAGTACGAATCCTTCTGATTACACTTGGTCACAAATCAAGGGTGCTGATGGTAAGTCTGTATGGTCTTATCCCTATAATCGAGGAGCTAATAGACCTGGAAATTGGTGGTCAGACTTGAAACCTGCACCTACAACGGATAATCCTCCTAAAGTTGGAGATACCATTGTTGACATGATTGGCAATATGTATCAAATTACTAATGTAGTAGTTGGAACCTCAGGAACTGGTGGTGGAACTTTCGACTACGGGCCACTATTAACAAGTATCAGGGGAGCAGACGGAGCTCAGGGTCCAAAGGGAGACTCAGTAACTGTTACTAGCACATCAATTCAGTATGCTATATCTACTAGTGGTACTTCTACGCCAACACAATGGTCAGATAGTGTCCTAGCGCCACAGCAGGGTAAGTTCCTTTGGACAAGAACTACAGTTACTTTTTCAGATGGTAAGAGCACTGTATCATATTCTATTGCATTCTCTGGTTCTGACGGTAAGACTGAGGATATTTCAGGGATTATTTCTAGCAATACGCCTCCGGCATCACCTAAGGATAACCAGTTTTGGAACGACACTAGTTCCGTTCCTAACGTGCTTAAAGTATACCGTGCAAATAATGGTTGGGTAGTTTACCAGTTCTCAGCAGAAAACATTGCGGCTAGGTCAGTTACGACAGAAAAACTATCAGTAAATGCAGTTAAGGCAGTTAACATTGATATGGCCGAGGTAACATATCAAGTAGCCGACTCTAGCAAGAACTTAGCTAAAAACACAGCACTATCTGACGTAGCTGGACTAACAAATTCTTCTGGTTGGACATTATCAAGTGGTGTTACACTAGTTAATAATGCTCTAGGTGGTACTAATGGTATTCTAGTCCCAGCAGGTACTACAGCAACATTAGTTAATGACCTATGGGACGCAACAGATGCTATAAGCGACTATGTACTAGGACTATGGGTGAAATCAGCAGGTGTTACTACGATTACTGTAGATGGTGTTACAGCAGTAGAAGGTGGTACGCACCCTATTACTACGTCTGGTGATGGTGTTTGGAATAAGACGGAGATTAAGTATGCATCAACATCTTCAAACGGTCAGCTAAAGCTAACAGTTAAGGCAATAAGTGATACCTACCTATCAAGAGTTATGCTAGCTAGGAGAGATACTAAGTTGGATGGTATGTGGCTACCTGCGCCAGAAGACGGTATGTTAAACACCTCTAAGCTTAATGACCAAGTTACCCAAAACTTCTCTCTTAGCAATGGACAACTTAAGTCTATTATTAGTAACCTAAATTCAGGTTATTCTAGCAACTTTACTCAAAACTCTGATGGTACTATTAATCAAATTACTAAGGGTAATGACCTAGTTACTGCTATTAATACGTCACCTGCAGGAGTATACATTAAGGGTGATAGGATTAGTCTTGATGGGACCGTTATAGTTACACAAGACTTTTACGCTTTAGGTGGTAACTTTAAGAATCTAAATGCAGATAATTTTACTGGTGGTAAGCTAAAAGCTGACTATATTGATGTAGCTACTGTAGTTACTCAGGGTTTGAACACAACAAATGCCACTATCGCAAAAACGTTAACGATGGGTAACGACGGACTAATAACTGCTAATCTTCAAACGCAAACATTGAATTATACAGACTTAAATCCTATAACAGGTGGAGTTACTAGTTACCCATATACTTCAACAGGAACATACAAGTTAGATAAAACAGGATTTACTATTTCATCAAAAGCAGTCTTTGAAGGAAATAGGCCTATTGTTAACGTAGGTGGTCACCCATACGGGATAAAAACGTATGAACCAAAGTTATATATTAATGATGCCTCTATAACATTAAGTAGCAGTAACGCAACAGGTCAAGAAACGTCACAAACTATTGATGGTACAAGTATAGCTCCAACTGTGGTAAGCATAACTCCATATGTAATATCTATGAGCGGTGGCGGACAGTATACTAGGCTATTTACGAATGGTTTGTCAACGAGTGGTATGATATCAGGCGACACGTTATACGTATCTCCTACTAGCGTTAAATACATGATAACCATGAGTAAAGGTAACATAACTATGCAGGGTATGGCTTCTGATGGGTCTAGAACAAAAAGTCTTAGGACTGCTCATAGACAATGGCCCGCATGGTTTGACCAAAAGTTTGATATATTTAGAGAGGGCGATATGGTTTATGGGACGGTTATGCAGCGTGCTAGACAGGATATACCACGTGATACTGTATCCGACGAATCATTGCCAGTTGGGTACAGACCCATATGGCAAGACTCTGTAGTAAATATTGTAAACTACATAGGTAGAGATACAGGGGTGGTTATTCGTCCATCAGGAAAACTAGCTACAGTTGGAACAGGAATGGCGCCATATACTGAACGCTGGAGCTTTTCATTCGTAACAGCAGACCCATTCCCATTTGGTGATATATATGGGCAATAACTTAATTTAATAGGAGAATATAAATGATAGATATTTCAAAAGTACAAACAGTAACAACAGATGAGCAAGCCTCGTTTAGTGTAGACTCAGCTGTTGGTAAGACTGTAACAGACGTATTAGATGCAACTATCATGAAGGCTGCACAGGCAGGAAGAGATTATGTAACTATTACGATATACGCTAAAGGTAAGGAACTTGTTGTTGCATATGACGCTGTAGTTGAGGTAGACCTAGACAGTATGTCCCTGGTAACACTTGGAAACAACATAAAGCAGGCATATGCTAAGGAAGGTTATAATGCATCTGGAGCATATTCTGCTGATAGCACAAACTATTACCTAACTATTTCATGGGCAAAAGACCCAGAATAAGCACATAGAAAGGCACCCATAGTTGGTGCCTTTTCTGCTATAATAAGATATACTAGTAAGTACGTATATTAGGGCATATACAAATGATAAGAAAGGTGAGTAACCAATGGCAACCGTTACAACTATTGGACACATAAATAATGCCATAAGATTTACCCAAAAGATAGGTAATATCTATGTAGGTATCGGACTAGGTGGAACGTCTAAAACCAATGATACTATTAGTAACCTATATGGGCTAAGACGTGCCGAGATGGTTTCACTAGCTAGAATGATAGACCCTAGTGAGAACTTCTCTGGGAGCTATATATCATATGGTGGAAATAAGTATGAGCTAATATCTCAGGGTGATGCCTATAAGAAAAATGCACACTTTATCTATGTAAAGGCTAGTTTAGCACCAGACGAGCTTAATGGTAATACTTATGATACTGTAGGTATCTATACAGACCCTAAGTTTAATCTGGGGGTAACAGGAGATATTATTCCTAGTGATTCAATAGAAAGCCCAGGGTACTTAGAAATGTATGATTCAAGAGAACCCGTAGATAGAACCACACTAAAGATTACAGAACAGTTTATTATAGAAGCATAGGAGGGTTTGTCCAAATGGCAACCATTGACAAAAAACAGTCCCCTTATTTTGACACATTTGATAGGGACGATAACTATACACAACTACTATTTAATCCAGACCGACCTCTCCAGCAACGTGAGCTTAATGAGCTACAGTCTGCCCTAAACCAAAAAATCCACGCACTAGGTGACTCTCTATTTAAAGAGGGTGACATTATGTCTGGACTAGATTTCTCCCTAACAAGAGATACAGGAAGCAATACGATTACTGTAGATATTAAGCAAGGGTTCATTTTCCTAAATAGTGAAGCACACTGGACACTAGGTGGCTCTGTAAAAATTCCAAGCACAGGTCGAGCATATATTAACGCTTACATTAACGAGAAGATTGTAACGTCTGAGCAAGATGCTAAGTTGAATGACCCAACACTAGGAGTACCTTCATCATCTGCTAAAGGTGCAGACAGACTAAAGTCAGAGGTTATATTTGTAGCTTACGTACCTAGTTCTGGTATTGCTAATGACACAACAACTGGGGCAGAGGTATATGCTTTCCAAGATGGTAATCTAAATGTTGTTGCAGATAAGCCAGGTGTATCTAACATCATGGATATTCTAGCAACACGAACGTATGAAACTAATGGGCACTATCGTGTTTCAGGTTATGATATTGTTATCAACCCTAAGCAAGATGATGTTAATAATGTTAAGTTCTCAGTTACTGATGGTAGGGCCTATGTTAAGGGGTACCGTGTCCAAAAGGAATCAGCTACGGCAATGAGTGTTCCTATATCTAAGGACTCACGACAGGTTATTAACGAGCCTGCGCTATACAACTCTGCTACAAATAGACTAGAGCTATCTCAGCGACCATTGAAGGTAGTTGAATCTGTTACTGCCTCTGTCCTAAAGACACAAGCAGTCTCTAGAACTAATACACTAGTCGACCCGTTACCAGCAGGTTCTTATGGTTCTGGTATTGTAGCTATTAAGAGTATTACTAGCTCTAAAGGAACAGTATATGGTACACTAGATAATCCTGCTACGTCTGCTAACCCAGCTGATGTTACGGTATCTGGTGGAAATAGCATTGTTTGGGCATCTGGTTCTAAGGTTATTCCAGCTACAGGTACTTCCTATCAAGTAACCTACTTGTACACGAAGATTATGCAACCTAATGTTGACTATCGAATTACAGTTGATAACAAGTCTACAGATGAGAATGGATTCTCTAGGACATACATTGACTTCTCTAGTATGAGTGGGGATAAGCCAACAACGCTATCTGGGTTCTCTCAAGTTAATACAACTTATGACTTCTACCTAGCACGAAGAGACTTAATCTCACTTAATGCTGTTGGAAACTTTGTTGTCACAACAGGTACTCCAGATACGATTGACAAGGTACAAATTAGCAACCAATCCGATGACTACACACTACCTATCGGTTGGGTAACAGTATACCCAAATGCAACAACAGCATCTGCTAATCCTTATACAATTACTAACCTAACGTTTAGAGACTTGCAGAAGATGCTAGCACGAGTTCAGAACCTAGAGTACAACGTAGGTCAAATGGCACAAGATATTACAGCAGCTACTGGACAAGACCCACTAAAGCTAAGGGGTGTATTCTCAGATGGATTGTCAACTATTCAACAGGCAGATGAGGCTATTTTCGGTGATGACACAAATCCATGGACAGAAAATGGTAAGCCAGTATCAGAAGTAGCACACTCATTCTCAGACGCAACGATTACGCTAGGGTACCAAAACGCTGATTACTACGGTACACCGAATATCAAGAGCACAACTGGTGCAGATAATGAGTTTACAAAGCTAATGAATTGGCCAGGTAAGATGGTCTCTGGTACGTATAAGAACATTAATGAGCTGTCACAAAAGATTGCTACGGGTATTATGAATGTTAACCCTTATGCAGTATACCCAACTCAAGATGGTAAGCTAACGCTGTCACCGGCTGTTGATAATCATACCGATACAACGCACATGACAGTTAATAATGTTAATTACAAGACGTTAAAGGTATATCGTTTCTGGAGACACGGTGGTCAAAACTGGACTAAGGACTCTCAGTATGTCTACGACCACCTAAATAATATTAGCTGGTCTGATGGAACGGCTGGTTGGGCACTAACAGGTGATACTAATGCTGGAGCACCTAGAAACGTAGGTAACTGGAATGGAACTGCTAAGGGTTCAATTGTTGAATCAGGAGGCCAGAAGACCGAAGAAGAGATGAAGAAGTATGCTCGTAGCATTGAAGTATCTTTCTCTGCTAAGGGACTAAAGCCTCTAGATGATAACCTACGTATTTACTGGGATGGTAACGGAGTAGAAGGCTCCCTAGGACTAGTAACAACTCCTGTATCACCCGCTACTAGTGGAAGTATTTCTGGAACTGTACGAGCAGATGGTAATGGTGTTGTAAATGGTAAGTTTACGGTACCTGCTAACCAGCCACAAGGAAAGCACAGTGTTATTCTTAAGACAGATACTAGTGGCGTAGCTACGTCGAGTGCTAAGGCAACCTATACTGCAGCATCTAAGGATGTTACAGTTACAGACATTATCAACACAACATTTATTCAGGCTGAGTTTGTTGACCCACTAGCTGAGTCATTCCAGTTTGAAGGAGACCGTGTGTTGACAGGTGTACAGTTGTACTTCCAATCTAAGGACTCTAGTGTACCTGTTAAGGTACAAATCAGGCCACTAGCAGACGGTGGTCTACCATCTAGTCAGGTTATGGGAGAAGCATTGCTAATGCCTGCTGACGTTAAGACTTCTAACGACGGTACTGTACCAACGATGTTCTCATTTGATAACCCAGTACTTATTGAATCTGGTGTTAACTATGCGTTTGTTGTAATGTCTAATTCAAACAACTACAACGTATTCTACGCACAAATGGGACAACGTAAGCTAGGAGCAGATACATCTGTTCTAGCATCTAACCCTTATGGTGGAACGATGTTTAGTTCTTCAAACGCTATTTCTTGGACAGTTCACCAAGATGCAGACCTAAAGTTTGATTTGTTTACGGCACAGTTCCGTGAGGGTGACTCAACTATTTTGTTTGACCCATGGACTCCTGATAAGAAGGATATTGGGGTGCTAACGATTCCTACGATGACTGAGGCTGAGAAGTCTAGCATTAAGATGGAATACCGAGTGGTACTAGAGTCAGCTAACTCAACAGCTACGCTAGACACTGCACCATGGCAGCCAATTGACCTTAACCAAGATGAAATTGACTTAGGTGGATACATTAAGCAAATTCAACTACGAATTACGTTTACTGCATCTAAGTACACATCACCATTTGTTACCCTAGACACAGTTACGCTAATGGGACTACTAACAGACCTTAACGGAACATATGTGACTAAGAACATTGACCTAGGTGATAATGGTACGTTTAATACTGTACAGTTCAGCTACCAAGTACACAACGAGAATGGTACTTCAGTAACGCCTAAGTTACACATTGGGCAGTCAGATACTGCTATTACTTGGCGTACTATGGATGAACTTAAGTCACTAGGTGCAACGGTTACTTCTGTAATCTCACAACCTAACGTGAACGGTTTCCAAACTGTTTCAACGACTGTGAGACTATCTAACTCAGTACCAGGTGTCGGTACCCTAGGTGCTACACTAGCTAAGTTTAGACTAGACCTACACTCAGATGTTTCATACATCCGACCACGCGTAAAGCAGATTAGTGTTGTTCTAACAGACGAATAAAACATTAGGGGAGCTAGGGAAACCTAGTTCCTTTTTGCATATACTTAAATAACATGTTATAATAATAAGATAAAGATAGAAATGAGGTTTAAACATGCCAGTACCAAAACTAGTGGATGGGGTTACTATCTACGTTATGACTGAAGAAGAAAAGAAACAAGATATTATTAGAAAGATGAAGAAGGAGGAGTATACTGAGTTGCCACCAGAGTCAAAGCCTTTGACTATAAGTCCTGACTCCACAGAGATAAAGGAACAACTAAACCGAATTGAAGGGAAACTAGACCTGATTCTAGCAAAAGGTGACAACTAGTGAAAGTTCATGTAGGGAATACTAAGATTTTTCTAGAGTTTAATACAGAGTCTGAACAACTAGTGGATATCTATGAGAAGTCCCTAATGCGATATACAGGTATTCGAGTAGATGGATTTCAATTCACTAGAGAGTATAAGGCAGGTGTATGGGATGGCTATACACACTTGTATGATAAGAAGACTCATATGCTACCAACTGGACTATGGCAGCAACTAGACGAACACTCTAAAGAGTTCCAACGTTCACACGGAGACTTTACATATGAATATCTAGACGAGCGTGGTGAGGAGTTTATCGACGAAGATGACTTCCCAGAAGAAATTAAGGTAGTTAAGGGTGACCAAGAACTTACACTAAGAGACTATCAATATGGCTCTGTTAAGGAAAGTATCTTAAACAGGAATGGTATTGTGAAGCTTAGCACAAACGCTGGGAAATGTGTGGTGTCACAGACTTATATTTTGACAGCAGAAGGGTACAAGCGTATTGGAGATGTCCTAGTTGAGTGGGGTGTTAGTCAGGACGATACTAACCCTAGGGAAATCCCAGCACAAGTAAAGATGATTAACCGCTATGGTAAGGAGGAAACTACAGACGCACTTACTGTTAATGGTGTTCGTCACGTTAACAAGATTAATACATTTCTAGGAATAACTCAGGAAGCTACAGATAATCACCCATTGTTGGTCATGAACAGTGAAGGCGATACTGAATGGGTTAAGTCAGAAGACATCGTTGTAGGTGACTACATAGTTACTAGAGTAGGAGATAACATATTTGGTAACAATACTAAGGTTACTGAAGATGAAGCTTATTTCATAGGGTTATTAATTGCTGATGGCTATATAGCAGGTGAAAACGGTATTGAATTAACCAATGACCAACCTGAGCTGTTGGACTTTATGGAAACAATGCTTAATGAAAAATATAGTAGTATGGGAAGGGTAAGGCGAGTAGGAAGAAAATGTAGCAAGGGTATTAATATTGTACTACGTTCCAGAGATGCAAGAAGGAGCCTTAAGGAAGAATATGACCTAGGTTATGTTAAGGCCATAGACAAAACTGTACCTGGATATATTATGAGCGCGCCGAAGCATGTACAGCTTTCATTTTTAACGGCTTACTTAGAAACTGAGGCTAGTTGGAATACAACCGATAAGCTAGGTATGGAGGTTACTTCTAAGTCTAAAGAACTGTTGCACCTAGTTCAGTTAATGTTATTTAACTTAGGTGTCGTAACTAGAATCACTGAGAAGCACGTTAAAAAGTATCCAGATAACGTGTACTACAGGCTAACATCTAGCTCAGTTTCAACTGCTAAACTATTACCTATGTTAAATTTTAAAACTAAGCAGAGAGTAGCACAAAGAGAAGAGTACATGACAACCTTCAATGAGAGAAAGTATCACAACAGTAGAGAGTCTGCAATACCTTATGCTAAGGTATTGCTTAAGGAATATGCTAATACGCTAGAAGGAAACGTACGTGGAAGTAAGAAGAGTATGCTTAACCTACAGCACCAATCTGCGTCTGCTGACAGAGTTCTAGAAGCCTTAGTTAATAACCATGGTGGTGATAGAAACCTATATGACTATATATTGGAGTTAGCTAGTGGTAACTATGTATTTAATAAGGTTACTGATATTGAAGATGGAGGTATGCAACCTACGTTTGACTTAAGTATGCCAGAAACACATAGCTTTATTGCAGAAGGAAATATCAATCATAATACGCTTACATCCGTAGGTATCATAAACACGTTATTACCTTATATGGAGGAGGGTGAGCGTATTGCCTATATTGTACCATCTAAGAACATATTTGAACAAGCCATTGAAACAATGGTAGAGCAATATGGTAAAAAGGACGTAGGGTATATAGGTGACGGCAAGTCTAAGATTTCTAAGATTAATGTCATCATGATGCAATCCTTATATGCTAAGTTAAAGAGACCAGATGGTGATATTAAGCTTACAGGTAAGAAACGTGAGAACCAAATATTTGCACAAGAGATTTATCCTAAGTTTGAACGAGTAACTAACCTTGTAACTAATCTAAGAAACTTCATTACTAACTATGATACCAAAGGTGTATCCTACCGAGAAAACATAAAGAAGTATCTAATTGACTTAGCCTATGATGACCATGTATCAGATGCTAAGATAAGAATGGCTTTTAATAAGGAACTAGTTAAGTATAAGAAGCTAGTTGAAAAGCAACTAGGTGATAAGCTAGATAAATGGCAGATGTACCAAGATTTAGTTAGGGATACTAGAGTACTTATACTAGATGAAGCACACCATGCTAAGGCAGATACTTACTACGACACCCTATTGCAATTTGACAACGCTATCTATAAGATGGGCATGACTGGTTCGATAGATTCTAAAGATAAGCTTATGGTGGCTAGACTAAATGCTATCTTTGACCGTATTGTATATGAGGTACGTAACTCAGAAATGATTATTAGAGGCGTGTCTGCTAAGCCGACAATTAACATGGTGAATATTAGAGAACCTATGGGACTTATGTCTAAGAAGAACTTCCAAGAGGTATATGCTAAAGGAATTGTATCTAATGAATCTAGAAATAGAATTATCGTAAACTTTGCAAATGCACTAGTTAAGTCCGGCAAACAGACCTTAATCATTGTTAACTATACAGAGCATGGAGAATACCTAGAGCAACAGTTAAAAGACCTAGGTGTATCTGTAGAGTTTAATCACGGAAAAGTTGAGTCTAGCAAACGAACAGCACAACTAGACTCTGCTAGAGCAGGGAACGTAGATGTTCTTATCGCTACTTCAGTACTAGACGAAGGTGTCGATATCTCAGGATTTAGAGCCTTAATTATGGCTGGTGGATTTAAGTCACCTAGATTGGTGCTACAACGTATCGGGCGTGTACTGCGTCGAAAGGAAGATGATAACACAGCACTAGTATATGACTTCATAGAGAGGACCAACGAAATACTGTATAAGCATTCAATGGAAAGAATTAGTATCTATGAAGACGAAGGCTTTGATGTTAAGTACCTAAATTAACCTAGAGACGATAATGTAACTTCCTGTTGCACTGTCGTCTTTTTTGTGTTATGCTAGTATTAGATAAAACTATGGAAAGGATACCACATACATGACTAACCTAGAAAAATATATCGAAGATAATAAGGCAGACCATGAGGGGATTGTCTACCTAAAGACATCAGTAGATAAATTAGCCAAAGCGTTAGATACTAGCGAGTCCACTATTAAGAGGCAACTTAATACCCTAGTTAAGAAAGGTAGTATTACTAAGGTAACGAAGAAAGGTAATAATGGTGGACTAGCACTATTTATGGCTACTGACCTAGATAAACTTAAGATTGCTAGGGAAACAAAACCTAACCTTAAGCTATCAGACCTATTGTTCCCTAAGGAGGGTACCTATGAACCAACAGGTGCTAGGCGTAACAAAGAAGAAATGGCTGAGTATAATGCTGAGAAGCTTAAGATGGCTAACGAAATTAAGCGCTATAATCAGCTATTCCAAGAAGCTTTCAACCACTTTAAGGGATTTGACTACAACGAAACGTTTGGTAAGCTAGATAATGCTAGTGAAGTCTATCGAGTATTCCTGGCTTCTAGAGTATACGATGCTTATACTATTGCCTTTGATAAGCGCTATCGTGAGTGGTATCGTGAGGATAAAGAACTAGGAACTAAGGTGAAGTATACTAGAGGTCGTGAGAAGATTTACCACAACTCAACTTATCGTTCACTTAAGGTGCCATTTCTAGGCACTAGGGCTTATACCTATGCTAAGAAGCTAGTAGATACTGCAGATATGCTCAAGATTAGTGTACCAGCATACGTATATAACATTATGGAGCGCTATGCATGGAAGAATGCTTATGGTTACTCTAAGCCCTACGTACCATCACTAAATCAAATTACAGATAAGAATCATCTAGAGATGGCACAGAAATTTCTAGCGCAACGTGAGTATAACTGGTTAGTTAATGGACACCAATACAGCTATGACACAATGAATAGCACAGATGTTATGTACGCAACTCTAGCCTATAACCTATTTACAGCAAAGTCAACGATTACACCTAATGATGTAGAGCCAATCTTTTCTCAAACAGATACAGCTATTGGCTATGCAAGGTTCTACGATTATGCCTTAGCCGAGATTGATAAACTAGACCTATCAGAAAATGATAAGTTCTGGTACTATCAATATGCTAAGGAGCAGGTAGCGTTAGCAGTTGGCTCTATGACACCTGCTTATAAGCGTATGAGTCCTATTCTATCTTACCTAGTAAATAACAACAATGGTATCTATAAGACCTATAAGGAGTGGGTAAAGGAAGATGGGGGAGATGCAACGCAAGCAGCTATGGACTTATATGGGTCTATCGGAAAGGATGTGAATACTACGTCTTACCCAATGTCACAGGAGAGCTATGAAGACGAAGTTATTGACAACCTAGATGATATCCAAGCTATCCATGATGAGTATAAAGCGGGTACAATGCGCGATGTGATGTCCCTAGAGTTGACACGTAAGAATCATTATGCTAGACTAAATGTACAACAGGTAATTAAAGAACTTACTCCAGTACTACGATTGTCTGATAAGGGATTTATTAACCGACAAGAAATTAAGGCGGAATTTTTAAATGAGCGTAGATAAGAAAACATTGGAACGACGAATTATCTTTAAGGCTATTAGGGAGCCTAACTTCCTAGATAACTTAAAGAAGAACCGAGTAGATTTATTTAAAGATAATGAGGAACTAGCAACTATCTACTCATCCCTAAAGGATTACTACACAGAGAACCCAGAAAAAGGCCCTTCTAAGGATGTTTTATCAAGCTATGTAAATAGTAAGCTAGACCGACAAGGAGTAGCTGAGAACGACCGCTATGATATTATGGATACGCTTAATCAAGTCTATGATTACTCAGAAGAAGACCAGAAGGTTTATGACTCTAAGATTTCAGACTACATTAAGCGTGAACAACTGCTAAAGTCAATTAAGACAATGGTAGCAAATGAGATGACACCAGAGAGTATTGATAAGTTTGAACGTGATTATAATAAGATTCAACTTACCTCTAATGCTACGGGTATGCACGAGTTTTACTCAATATTCTCTGACGAAGAGGCGTCTACTATTGGTAGCATGATTAAGGAGGTTAAGGTCAATCAGATTCCAACTGGCATTGAGGCTATTGACCAAGCATCAGGGGGCGGTCTAGGGCGAGGTGAACTAGGCTCTATCGCCGCACCTTCTGGTTTTGGTAAGACAATGTATATGACTAGCTTAGCTAACAGCTATATTGCTCAGGGTATGAATGTACTATATATTGCCCTAGAAGAACTTAATGGACAAATGTTTCAACGTTTAACTAGAGGTATGCTAGGAAAGATTGATGATGAGTATCCTAATATCCTAAAGTCATTTAAGGAAAACCAAGGAGGCTCTATTGAACGTCTTACGTGGACAAACAACCTAGCAATACTTATTGAACATGAGACTTATGCTAAGGTGCTACACTCTTACGAAGAATCTAAGGGTAATAAGCTAGGTGAGCTAGTATTTACACGATACTCACCTAACACAGTTACAGTGCCAGACTTGCGACAAATTATTAGCAATGTTATCACAACACAGGGTAAAGAAATTGATGTTATTTTTGTTGACTACCCTGATTTGCTAGAGTATGATGAGAGTGCTGGAGAGTCCGCTTCTGGAGGGCGATTGTACGAAGACCTACGAGCCATTACACAAGAGTTTAATACGATTATGTGGGTAGCATCCCAACTTAACCGTACAGCACCTAATGACGACGGCTTATTAACTGTTAAGAACGTATCTGGTAGTTTTCGTAAGGTAAATGCTGTTGAACTATGGCTAACTGTTAATACGAAGCCTAAGGAACGTGAAGCTGGTTTCTCTCGTGTCTATGTTGACAAGGCACGACATGCCCCTACAGCAACACAAGTGTTTAAGCTAAAGGTACAAGAGTTTACGAATAATATTAGGGACGAAACGGACCTAGAGTCAACTGCTCACGATATGGTACTTAACGAGAATAACTCAAAGCCAGAGTATCAAAAGAACCTAGAGGGCTATGAGAATAAGAAGGATAGTTTCGTAGACCGAGTAAACAAGCGAGGAGTTTAATATGAAATATATTGTCTTTAGTGACTTACATGCCCATGAGTTCACAGAATTTGCTAGGCCTGATGATGAGTATATCAATTCTAGACTAGCTAACATTGTTAACGCAGTTAAGGATATCTTTAGTATTGCTAGAAAGGAAAGTCGCACAGTTCTATTTGCTGGTGACCTATTCCACGCTAGAGGCTCTGTTAGGTCTGAAGTATTTAACTTTATCTTTAAAGTATTTCAAGAAAACACAGATATCCCAGTTATTATGATTAGGGGAAATCATGACGCATCTAACAACAGTTTAACATCACCTAGCTCTATTGAACCGTTCTCAGTATTCCCAAACGTTCATCTAGTGACACAACTAGAACATTTCGATTATCATGGGGACACAATTACAGCAGTATCCTATGGAGATGAGCACGCTGAGATGAAGGAATTTATCAAGGATAACCCTGCAGATATATTGCTGGCCCACCTAGGTATTGAAGGAGCTAAGGGAGCAGGTTACTCTAAGCTTGAGGGGGCGTTCACAGTAGCTGATATGTACCCAGAGAATAATCAAGTTGTCCTAATGGGACACTATCACCGTTCTCAGAAGTTTACGGATAACATGCTTTATGTTGGTAACCCAGTTGCACAGAACTTCTCAGACGCTGGAATGCCTAAGGGTGCTTATACGTTTGAAATAAATAATCATACCCTACAAGACCTAAAGTTTATTGACCTAGGTTATCCTATGTTTGAGGCAGTAACAGTAGCTAACTATAATAATGTTAAGGAAGACAGCTATGTTCGTCTAACAGCCTCTAAGGAGGACGTTAAGACTATGGAGCTAACAACAACTATTCCAGATAATGTTAGACTAGACGTTGCCTATGAAGCGGTAGACGATACCAGAATTAATATTAGTACATCTGACTCACCAGAGGAAGTTGCTAGACGTTGGTCTAAGGAATTTATGCCAGACCAAGAAACACTAATTGTAGATATGCTTAATAAAGTTCAATAACCTATTTACCACCTAGGATATTCCTTAGGTGGTTTTAGTGTTGACATAAGTCTATTCATATTATATAATTAGGTATAGACAAATAAGGAAAGGGAATAACTATGAAATTCATTAAGATTAAGGCTAAGAATTTCTTATCATTTAAAGAGCTTGAACTAGACCTAGATAACAGGGGTCTAATTCTACTCACAGGTAAGAACCTAGATGATAAATCTGGTACATTTGATAAGAATGGTATTGGTAAATCTAGCTTAGTTGCTAGTATCTTCTATGCACTATTTGGAGAAACACCAGATGGTCGGTCAGCAGATGCCATTATTAATAAGGACGCTAAGAAGAATGCTAGCGTTGAATTAACCTTAGAGGTATCTGGTAACACCTATGTGATTACACGAGGGCGTAAGAAGAACATCCTATCAATTACCTTAAACGGAGAACCTATGGAGTTCTCTACTATGAAGGAGACACAGGCTAATATTGAGCAAATCATTGGTATTCCTGAAGAAGTATTCCGAACAACATTGTTCTTTGATGGGCACTATACTACCCCTTTCTCAGAAATGACAGATAAGCAAAAGAAGGAGTTCTTATCGGCTATTGTAGACCTTAGTGTATATTCTAAGGCACATGATAAGACGAAGGAAGAGATTAAAGAAACTAAGGCACAAATTGCTTCTGTTGAGAGCAATATCACGATTGCTAGTGAGTCCTCAAAGCGAGAGCTAGAGAACGTATCCCGCCTAAGGACGACTAAGGAACAGTATGAGAATAATCTAATGACCGCTCAGGCAACTTTAGATGACTATGATGACCAAAACTATCAAACGTTGTCTAAGAGTCTAATAGAAGCCTCTAATGAGCTAGAAGAGGTATCTGCGTATAAAACTACAAATACATCACAAAATGCGCTTAGAGAGGCTCTCACATCCTCACAGAGGGTGTCTAGTGAACTAGCAGAACTACAATCAAAGCAGCGGGAGTTGCTAGCACATATAGAGAACCTAAAGTCCGTTATGAAATCAAAGATGGATATGGTAAAGCAATATGAGCAACTCAACCAATCATCCTATACTAAGGATAACTTAGTTACTTCTTACAACTATGGTGCAAATGGCAATCCAGTAGAAGTTATTGACACAATTATTCCTAGCGGAGCAACTAACTTGGATACCGTAGCTCGACTAAAGGAAGAATTAGCAAATCTTATTGCAGAGTATAAGGGTACTGATACTAGTATCTATGACCAACAAATTGCAGAAGCTACTGCTAAGCAAGATGTAGCACACCAAACTGTACAACAACTGCAAGAAGAAGCTAATAAAGAGATTGAGGCTAACAATACACTGAACGCTAGATATCAATTAGCCAACAACAAGGTTAATCAAATTAAAGAGCAACTTCGTAATGAGGAACAGGCTAAGAAGAACTTAGAGGCACAGGTATCTAGTGCTAAGTCAAGTCTAGATTTAGTTAACCAACAACTAGAATCATATGGTAATGTTACTACGGATAATGCAGAGTCTGTAATTGAAGAATTGCAAACTAAGAAGCAAACGTTAGCAACTAACCTAGTTAACCTAGAGAAGGTACTAGGTGCATTCTCTGATAAGGGAATTAAGTCACACGTATTGGACCTAGTAACGCCTACACTTAATGCGGGTGTTAATAAGTATCTAGGAGCGCTAACTGGAGGAGCTATTAACGTTGAGTTCTCAACACAATCTAAAAAGGCAGATGGTACTTTATCAGATAAGTTCGATATTTCAGTTACCTATAATGGTGATGTCATGAGCTATAATGCACTATCTTCAGGTGAGAAACGACGAGTAGACGTAGCTATTTCTCTAGCACTACAGGATATGGTTATTCAGCGATACGGAGCAGATGTTAACTTGTTAGCATACGATGAGTTATTTGAGTCACTAGACGCAACTGGGGCTGAGAACGTGGTAGAATTATTAAAGAGTCGTATTGAGAAGGTAGGAACAATTATCGTTGTATCTCACAACGAGGACCTAAAGCCTCTATTCGACAACTCACTAGAAGTAATTAAAAAGGATGGGGTATCAACCCTAGAAGGTAACTAGTATTGAGAATTAAAGAAGTATATAAGGGAACGGTCATCCTAGACATCGGAGACCCAGATAATGAAGAAGACGTCGTGTCATTGTACATTAATAATACCAACCTAGTAGAGTGGTATCCAGTGGATAAAGGGCTTGAATATACATTTTATAAGAACGAATTGGTTCTAGAACCTAATGCAGGTTCTAATAGCTATAATCACCCTAGGAGTGTACAGGCTAGGACACCCGTGGATAAGGAAGAGTTAGAATATGGTACTGTTCCAGCTATTGAGAACGCTAATCGAGAAATTATTGATGCAGCAATTAAGCTGTATGACCTTGAAGACCCAGAGGAATTTATCTCTAGGGCAGATGTAGAAGATGCAATTAGTCATGGCTTTAGTGTACTTCATAAATACGAACATGAGGCCGATATGGTTAAGTTCTACGAACGTAACGAGCTATTAGAAGAACGTAAGCTAGCAGAACTATCAGAAGATATCGAATTAATCGGTAAGCTGATACAGTTCTACTTGTTGTACAGAAAGGTAATGTAAGCATGAATGAGTTTCTAGCAATGCTATCAGAAGAACTAGGTAAGTCTATTCCTGCAGGAGATAATACACGATTCTGTTGCCCGATTTGTGGTGAAGAGAAATTCAAGTTCTATGTTAGAAACTCTACAGGTGTTTACCAATGCTTTCACTGTGGTGTATCAGGTAACGCTATTAAGTTCATGGAAGTATACTATGGATATACATATGGACAAGCAAAGGAACAAGTAGAAGACTGGGTTGGTGATGAACTAGACGCAGAAACAACAGAACGTTTCTCAGAACTATCAGATATGGAATCATTGTACCTAGCAATTATAAAGGGTAAGGATAAGAGTAAAGAGAAGGCTAGTACACCAAAGAAAACTATTCCTCTACCAACTAACTTAAAGCTACTTAGGGATAACATGAACAACCCAGAAGCATTTCCATTTCTAGGCTACTTGCATGATAGAGGGGTTACCTTAGATGAAATCAATACACACCTCATTAGTTATGTTACTGAGGGAGATGTTAGGAAGTCTAATAAAGATGCAGAAGGAAACTTTGAGTACTTTAAGATTAGAAACTCTATTGTATTCCTAACATTTGATGATAATGGTAATTACTTATACTGGAACTCACGTTCAATTGAGCCACACCCAGTTGTTAAGTCACTTAACGGACCAGCCACTCTGGAAGAACATTCTAAGAACGATGTTATCTTTAACCTAAATAGAGCTAAGCTAACAGGGACAATTGTTATCTTTGAGGGGGTATTTAACGCACTTATGGCTGGGCAGTCTGGGGTAGCAACCTTTGGTAAGATGGTAACAGATGACCAATTAGATAGACTCAGAGAGGTAGCATTAGATAAGCCAGAAACAAATTTTGTGGTATTCCTAGATAGTGATGCACGTAAGCAAGCATCTCAACTAGCAGAACGTATCCATAGATTTTCTAACAATGTTTATATTGTTGATAGCCCATATGGTGATAAAGATGCCAATGACTTAGGTAGAGAGATAACAGCAGAGTTAATAAGAGATGCTAAGCCTTATACAGATAGTAATGACCTAGCACTGCTACTAAATGGTTTGACATTATAGCAAGCGCATGTTATACTAGTATCATACTAGAAAGGAAGGGCTTATGATTGACGAGTATGTTGCAGCTTACCTAGATGCAAAAACAGATGAGCAACGACAAGAAGTTACTAACCATTATGTTGGACTAGTTACACTAGAGGAAGCACTACCAAAGATTGCTGAGCTTATTGGTGACCTAGACGGGCAACAAGAGTTAGTTATGAACATGGCAAGTATGTTCACAGTTGCACTAGCAGATACTATTGTACAAACAGGGTTAATTTCAAACCCAGATGCATTCTCAGAAGCATATATTAATAACCTAGATAAAGGATGGGATAAACTTAATGAGCAAGCACAAGACTAATCAAGAAATGACGTTTGAAGCACAAGTAAAGGAGACAGAGGTAAAGGAAATGTCACAACAAGTAAAGAAGGACACTCAAGTCGTAACTAACGAGGAATTGGAAAAGTTGTTGCCTATCGTGGCTGGACAACCAATTGACAAGGAAACTAATAAGTGGGCTGAAGAGGTTATGCACCGCCAAGTTGAGGTGGGTTCTGTTGTTCAATTGATTGCTATGATGCTGGCACCTACTAAGGAAAACTTGTTGGGTAATCAATATGCTATGTTGGACACACAGGACGTATTCAAGCGTACGTTGATTGCTAAGGGTGTTGTAACACAAGCCGACTTCGATAAGCAAGCTAAGGAAATCGTTAAGGAACGTGATGAGGCCCGTGAAAAGGCACAAAAGATTATTAAGGAACAACTGGAAGAAAATAAGAAGACTAATGCTCACGGTAAGAAGCATGCTAAGCACGGTAAGAATAATAAGTAGTATCACTAGGAACCCACACAGGGTTCCTTTTTTGTTATAATAGACTTATAGAAATAAACACAAAGGAGTAGACTTATGGCTACAGTGGGTAGGTCGGCAAGACTTAAGGGAAACAATTTTGAATTAAAGATTTCTAAGCAATTAACTGCATGGGCTAACGACCCTAACGTTAAGTTCACTCGTTCTCCAGGTTCGGGAAGCTGGGCATCCAGTCATGGGGGTCTAAGCGGAGATATTGCGGGTGATATTGCTACTGAGGCACTATGGCCATTCTCTATGGAGCTAAAGAATCATGAATCTTTTACCTCACTGGACACCATCTATCATTCTCAGGCTAATATTCAATCATTCTGGAATCAGAACCTAGGTGACGCAGTTAGAGTAAGTAAGGTACCTATGTTGATTACGCACCGTAATCGTTCTAAGGCATATGTAACACTACCATATAGCCCAATCATACATAAGGATTTTCTAACGAATAACTTAGATTATGCTATCTTTAATATTAGATGGCACCATGGAGCCTTAGATAAGGATTTCAATACTGAGGTGATTACAGTTGTACTAGAGGACTTGCTAGCAACCTATAGTTATGAAACACTAGCAAATAACGATAAGAAGATGTTCTCTAGGTGGTACGCTAACTTAGATAATTTAAAGGAACTAGCCTAATGAATAGAAAACATAAGAAGGAACGTCGTGGAGAATCACAGCGTGTCTATGAAACAAGACATGAGATTGACAGGTTTAGAGAAGAGTATCTAGCAGGTATCATAACTCACCTAGAGGTTGTTAGTGTTAAGGACAGAGAATTTGACGCACTACATATCTTTACTATTATTAAAAACGGTAAGACCCATGTGTACCCTATCAGGAGTACAGAGGTATCCAAGCAACTACTAGTAGCCCTAGAGGTTATCTTCTATGTAGATGCTGATACAGGGTTTATAGAACAAGGCAGTGATATTGGAGAAGCAAATTATGACAATTAATATTATTAGCGACGCACTAGATGACTTCTATGTTGTCCTAACAGATAAGAAGGGTGTTGACCTAGCATCACTAACGATGGCTAATGGTCAGGTAACAGACCTAGTTCTACTACAGAATGTCTCACCAGCTAAGCTACGAGATTTTATCTATCAAGTAGGAAAGAAGTATAATCTAGCAAAAGGGGTTGCAGAATGGCAAGAGAACGACGACTAATTATTGGTAACGCAGATAAGATTTTTAATCTTAACTTTGAGCACGTAGACGAACGTAAGGAATACATTGACATCTTACCTAGTAATGCACTACAGGTAAAGGCAGACCTTACCCAACTGCGAGATGACTCAGACGGATTGCCTATTAGAGATGGTAATAAGTATATCATTTACCACACTAGCAACATGGACGATGAACTAGTAGAACTAGTATTCCGCTATGGTGGGGAGTGCATCTACTATACGGATACAGTAGTACCATATAGAGTATCAGAATTAATCTCAGAGAACAGATATACTTCTGAGGCTATGTATGCTTATGGTAGTGGCTTTGATGATACACGCTCACTTAATGTAGGCAAGACGTTTGCAGCTGGTAAAACAGCTCTAGATATCCCAGTAGGTGACTTGACAGCCTATGATATTCTAATGGAGCTAGACCACCTAAAGTACTCTGCAGATACGGTGTACTTCTACCTAGAGGAGCAATCTAAGCAAGGTGACTATAACTATGAATATGAGTGGTTTGTTGACCTAAGGGACGCCCTAGCCAACTGGAAGATGAATATCATTATGATTTATAACACAGAAGAGGAACTAGACGGCCTATTCAAGCTAAAGGAAAGAGACTCGGCTATCAGGAAGTCTAGCACGGTCTGGTAGAGGTAACTATATGACAGTAAATACACACAGCTTAGCTCGTTCTATCAAGGCTAAGACAGGAACCAACATGAAGGAAATTGATGCTATCTTAAGAGCATTATACGATACACTAGAGGAAGAGCTAGACGCAGGCCAAGTTATTAAACTAGGTGATATGCTAAAGTTGGAACTAGAGAATAAGCCAGCTAGGCAAGCGTGGGACGGTGTACACAAGCGTAGCTATACTATCCCAGATAAACGTAGGCTAGTTATTAAGAGGCTATCTAGAGTAACTAAATTGGAAAATAAGGAGACTAATTAGACAAGTAAACTTATAGCTAGGTACTATTGACAGTATCTAGCTTTTACTGTATACTTTAGTTACTAATAGAAAAGAGGAAATAACTTATGGTTAAAAAGATTATTGATGTACCAGATAATACGGTAAAGATGCATGTAACATTCTTTAATGAAGGGTATGGTGTACAGGATACCATGGTAAGTGCCGGTATGCTAGATGATGCACCGACAGTTGCAAAAAGTGCAACAGTCGTAAAGCGCGTTGTTGAGCTACCTACTGCAGAGATAGAAGATATCAAGGAAGCTTACAAAACGACTAAGGATAATGGAGAGCAAACAGTGTTTGGCTTTCTATTAACTGCTAGCGACATGGCAATCCAGACAGACTTTGACTTGCTAGCAGACTGGTACCTAGGGCACGTTGAACTTGTACCAGACCCTAATGTACCAGAACAGACAGAGGAATACTACGTACAAACAAACCTAGGGGTAGTTGTTAACAACGAGTATAACGAAGGCAATATTAACTTGTTAAATTATGATGTTCCTAAGGACAAGGTTGTTATGACTGAGAAAGAAGCAGATGAATTTGTTAAGAAGCTAGCAGCTCTTAACGCACGAAAAGTTAAGGTAGATGAGTGATGAAGATTCAGAATTTATTGTTGAATGATACACCGGTGTTTAGCGTTGGAAATTATTTTTACGAAAAAGTCGTTTCTGAAATTATTGAATTTGACGATTTCTACGAAGTTCATTACAAAGATACGAAGTTCGTTTCACGTATCAACAAAGCGTTTGTTGTTCAAGTTGACTTGGTGGAGGTGGATGAGTAATGGCAATTGCAGGAGTTAAACCAGTTGACGTTGACGTGTTTCACGTCAATGAAGACCAAATCGAAGCAGTGATTACTGGTAAAGGCGTAGATGAGACGACAGAATTATATACTCATAATCAAGTGCGTGACATTTTGCTTAAATTTGATTATTGGCGTAGGCATGGCGGCAGCGGATTTGTTGTTGATTTCATGAAAGGGGTAAAGTAATGGCAATTGCAGGAGTTAAGCCAGTAGGATATGCAACTAGTGAACTAGGTAGTCTAGAATATGCTAAGACATCTATCACAGATAATGCTATGCTACCAATTAGTCTTACTAGTGGTACCGAGCTGTATACTACAGAGCAAGTAGAAGAGATTCTGCTTAAGGCGGCAGAGTACTGGATTGACGGATATGATTACTATAATGACCAATTTACAACAGTAGACTACGACCTTGAGGTACACGACTTTATGAAGCCACAGGAGGAAGATTAATGTCAATGGATTTTGATGAAGTACGACAAATTATCCTAGGAAATACACTAGGGGAAGATATTGATATGTCTAGATATCACGAGGATTTTATTATCGAGTCTGATGGTGTCCTAACTGGACGAGAACAACTACTGTTCCTACTAGGTGAGCTTAGGGATAACTACGTACCTAGGGTAGAGATGACAGAAGGTGAAGCTGATATTATCTTAGGCTACCTAGAAGACCCTGAAGAACCTAAGTTTTCTCAGCTACTACATAGCATTAACCGTATGGGCGGTTTTAGGGACGAAGGAATGTTCCGAGACTTATCTGAGGAAGACCTTATGCAGGCGTGGTTGTATCCAGAGTCAATTAAGGTGGTAGACTGATGCTTAACTCGGATGTATACGCCCCTAATTTTGTACATCATATGGTTGAAACATTTCCTGATACAGAGGGTTGGTTTAACAAGCCCCTACAAGATGATGGAATTGACGTGGAGGGGTTTGCTAAGGCACTAGGGTTAAACATAGTTTTTAGCGATGATGTCAATGAGTATCATACTGATGAGTTACTAAATGGGCATACAATAAATGTACCCTAAGACGCAGATATAGAGCACCGCAGGTATCTAATTGCTAGGGCAATTGGCTTGCTAATTAGTGTAGACAACTAACATATAACCTAGGTGCCTTGACGGTATCTAGGTTTTTGTGCTATACTAGGCTCATAAGCAAAGAAAGGAAATTAACTATCTAATGTCAAAGCAAAAGATTTTATTCACCTTAGCATTTCCTAAGAAGCACTTCTTCAAGGAGCAAAACGGTGAAATCATTGATAACTTTTTCAATACAACTGAGGGTAAAGACCTAAAGGCAACAGTACGCCAGCAATTACGGGAGGAAGGTGTTGAGGGTAGCCTAGAGTACCACGTAGCCTATGCTTATCCACTAATTCCACAAATCCTAAAGGATAATCCACGTAACCCAGAGCGTGTTTCTTATAAGAAGCCTACGATTTCAGAGAATAACAAATATAAGGACGCATACCTAGATAAGATTGTAGAGTACAACCCAGATATTATCATCCCATTGTCTGGAGAATCTGCTAAGCCATTGCTAGGAATCTCATCTCTAGCTAAGCTACGTGGACAACCTAAGGAAGTTACTATCCGTGATAAGTTCACTTATTGGGTACTACCTACTTATTCATCTGCAGCTACCTTAGTTAACCCTAATAACAAGCCTTACCAAGAGCGTGACCTAAATAAGCTAGCACGTTTCCTAAAGGAAGGACCTTCAGCTTTTGAGGCGGTACAGAAGAACTATCGAATTGTACCTAATGATATTGAAGAGGTTGCTAGCATCTTCCGAGAGGCTTTCCAACACGGTAAGACTGTAGATGACCCAATTGCTTGGGACTATGAAACATCTAGTTTGAAGGCAGAGATGGAAGGGTCTAAGATTCTAACGATTTCCCTAGCATGGGCAGGTAATGATGGGTTAACGATTCCAGTTAACCATTGGGAGCAACCATGGCAACCAGCAGAGCAAAAGAAGATTAACGCAATGCTTAGCTTGTTCCTAGGAAGTGACCTATGGAAGGTTGGACACAATGTACAGTTTGATGAGCGTCAATCTAAGTTCTTGATTGATAAGAATATTACATTCAAGAACACCCTAGACACAATGGTAGGGTACTTCCTAGCAGTTTCTCAGGAGGAAAAGGTATCCTTTGGACTAAAGACTGTTGCCTATGAATTTACAGACCAAGGTGGGTATGAGCAACCACTAGACGACTATAAGGACTGGTTCTTGAAGTTCTTAGTACAGGTAGAAAAGGCTAATAATGGAAAGCGTGACCCTATCTCAGACGAGGATTACCTAGAGTGGTTCACAGAAGACAACCGTAAGGTAGCTGATAAGTGGGCTAAGGAATTACTAGAGACATATGGTGAAGCTAAGCTAGTAAAGAATCCTGCCGATGGGGAGAAGTTTAGCTATGAATGGATTCCTTATGACATCCTATCACGTTATGCCGGAGGCGACGTTGACGTTACCCTACAAATCCACCACGGGTTGCTAGACAAGTACCTTAGAGACGCTCCTAAGTTGTATAAGCTATACACAGAACACTACCCAGCGTTGCTAGACACACTAGCAGACATCGAAGTCTTTGGTATTCAACTAGACCGTAACCGTATGAACGAGATGAAGGAAGCCTTCGAGACTGAGCAGGCGCGCCTTATGGCGCTAATCATGCAGGACGAGAATGTTATTAAGGTAGAGGAGTTCAAGGAAACGCAATATGAATTGGGCCTAGAGGAAAAAGCTAAGCCCGTTAAGGAACGAGATGCTGATACCTATAAGTTATACAATAAATACCGCAAGCCCAGTGATAGGAAGTTCAATCCCAGCTCCAAGCTCGATTTACAAATGGCTTTATATGGACTTCCAGGAATTATGCCACCAGCAGAAGACGCTTACCTTAATGGTGAAGGTAAAAAAGTCTTAAAAGCTAAAGGGAGTCTTGCGTTAAACTATACTCACTATTCAACTAGTAAGGACTCACTAGACTGGCTAGCGGGTGCGTACCCAGATAATAACCTAGTGAGTCTGCTACAGGAATATATTAAACTAGGGAAGTTAAATTCGACCTATACTCAAGGGCTGCTAGATAAGACAGATAGCCATGATGTGCTACATGGAAATTTGAAAGCAACTGGAACCGCTACCGGCCGTTTGGCTTCTAGCGGACCTAACCTTTAACTTTGGAGGTTATAAAACACGGTGAATTGACGGGAAACTCCTAAAGCTAGCAACACGAAACTAGGGTGGAAACATACCTAGTGGTTCCTGAGAAAGACAGGAAGTATCGTAAAAGAGTGCTAGATGAACAATGGACAATCCGCATCCAAGCCTCTGAATGTACACTAAGTAAGAGGAAGGTTCAACGACTAGAGATTGAGTCAGTACAGACAATATAATCTCCACGAGTGCCGTGCTAGGAATATAGATGTTCCTACGAAGATATAGTCTGAACTTATGTGAAAGCATAAGAATACCTGGTTAAATGCTAGGTAGATAACAACATTACAAAATTTCCCTACACACATTAACGACCCACGTCGTTTTGATTACAAGTACCCTATCAAGTCAGCTATGGTACCTAACTATGAACTAGGACATGATGTCCTTGTTCTAGCTGACTTTAGCGCACAGGAGGTGTTGGCAGCCGCTATCATTGCTAACGACGAGACGTTGCTACAAGCGTTTAAGGATGGTAAGGATATGCACACTGTTGTGGCCTCTATGGCCTTTGGCCTACCAGAAGATGAAATTCCTAAGGATTTGCGTAAGCAAGCTAAGGCTGTTACCTTCGGTTAAAATAGCCGCATAATTCCAGTAATGGAATATAGAAAAACTCTGTTAAACGGGCATAGCTGAATAACTACCCTTATTAGTTGTTACTTATGGTATAATAAGTATGTAACTAATAAGAAAGGAATAAGCTGATAAGAGAAGCTAAGTCCCGTAGGGGATATGCTGACCTACCGTGCTAAATAAAACTATGTTTATAAGTTTAGAAGAAAGAAAAGAAAATCCTAAGAAGGAACTCTTATTTAACAAGCTAGCAAGAGTTAGCTATAAATTAAAGGATAGAGTATTAAACCCTAAATTCAAACAGTATAAAAACTATGGAGGACGAGGGGTAACTATGGATGAAAAATGGTTAACTTCTAAGGGATTTATAGAAGATGTAGACTCTATTGACGGATGGGATGAAGAGAAATTCCTAGCAGGTGAGCTAGAACTTGATAAGGACATTAAGTTCAAGGGTAACAAGGTTTATGATAAAGAGCATACTATGTGGGTAACACATAAGGAAAATATGCAATACCTGCCGGAAGTTCAGAAACCATTTTATGCATATAATGAGTATACCCAAGAAATAAAGGAAGGTTTTAACCAAACTTTATTTGCCATGGAGAACAACCTAAATAAGGCCGTTGTTAGCTCTGTTATACAGGGCAGAAAACATCGAGCTGGGGACTGGTGGATGTGGATAAAGGGGACTAATCCACCAACCCCTATCAGGTATCACTACGTAAACGAAAAGGGTGAAGACATATGGGATGTAAATCCTAGAAGACTATCTCTTAAGTTAGGGTATAATAGGGCTTACATAACGAATAGAATTAACCATCCTGATAATCTAAGAATTGGCCATAAAATATGGGTTGAAGAAATAAATCTAACAGAACTTATAAACAAGTATAAAATGCCTAACGACTAAGGTGGTCTAACGACCTAAGAAAACCTAGATTGTTTCTAGGAAGTAAAGCAGAGCCTCCCTAGCGGAGGATGATATAGTCTAATCCCCTAATAAATATCGGGAAACCGAGGGTATAAATGATATTATACGGAAAGAACACTGACATGCTTTATAAAGACCTAGAAGTACGTAATGAAGACATGTCAACGCGACCTATGACAGAAGCAGAAGGACAAGACCTAGTTAGGAAGTACTTTAGTGCCTTCCCTAGCTTCAAGCGCATTATTGAAGAAGCTCATGAAGAGCTACGCCAAGATGGATATGTAGAAGTTCCTAGCGGTTTCCAACGTAAGCTGGGTGCTATTAACTCTAGTAATTTTGCAGACCAACAAGGTGCCCTAAGGCAGGCGCTAAATACTAAGGTGCAGGGCGTAAGTGCATACCTTACTCAACTAGCCTTAATCAATGTAAATAGAGCATTCAAGAAGCTAAATATTGATGCTAATATCACCGTAACTGTCCACGACTCGATTGTCGTTTCTACTAAGCGAGAGTTGTTGCCTAAGGTCATTCATATCATGGAGCGTATGATGACTGAGCTTAACACACCATTCCTAGATGTTACGTTAAATGGTAAAAAGGAACACTTTAAGCTAGCCCTAGAGATTGACATCTCAGAGCAGTATAACGATGAGAGGCCATACGTAGAAGATGAGGTTGTAAATGCTAAGTCTACAGCGGGATACTTTGAATACTACGACCTTGTTCAGAAGTTAAATGACAAGCATAGTTACAAGCTGATTACCGATGAAGAGTATGAAGCTGAGTTTGCTGAGCTAGAGTCACAGAAGCAATATTACATGAATAAGTAATCCCTAGAGAGGCAACATATAAGATGAAACTAACTGGAAGAGTTAGCCTAGAAGAGCTAGATGCTTACGCTCACTATATGGGGTTTTATAGTTGGGCTAGTTACAAACTAACCTTATCAGACTATGAAATAAACCTGTTAATTATCGCAATTTATGAAACACGTAATTTATGAAACACGGAGGGAAGACTAATGTCAATTTCAGAACCAAAGACACCCCTAGGGGTCGTTATCACTAAGTAACCATAAGGAATCTAGTTGACAGCTAGGTTCCTTTTTGCTATACTTAAGATATACCTAAGGAGGAATACAATGAAATATAAGGAGTTTAAGCCAGGTGATAAAGCCACCGTAGTGGTGTATCAAACACCGCTAAAACCGACACTAAGTATTTTTACAGCAACCGTAGACTCTGTAGAGGATGGGATAGTTTCGTTTGACGACCCTAGAGTACCATTTGAGGCATTTTACTATAACGACTGGCAGCAAAGATGGCGGTCAGTACTAGTTGACCCTATGCTAGGACAACTAGCAACACTAGTGGAATCTGTTGATGAACCTATCAACATGATGCGACAGCGACTTACGGAGTATGGTGCTAGCATTCCCGCAGAGGACTACGAGAAGGCGAGTTGGATTCTAGCTAACCTAGACACACTCCCATTGCCAATCCTACGATGGGCATTTAGTCAGCTTAATTACCCACCTTACCTAGGTAAGGTCGTTGACTTATCTAAGGAAGCTTGGACATACGAAGCTAGTCACCCAGACGCAATAGGAGTACGCATTGAGGACACCTACTACAGCCCATATGATTACAGAATCGAGGAAGACTAATAAATGTATACGTTAGTACTATTAGCGCCTTTTGTATGTTTCTCAGTCCTTGTTATAGTCATGATATCCTTTGCTGATAACCTACATAAAGGTAATCCAACAGGGGTAGCCATACTTGTGATAGTTGGCATAGTTGCTATCTTTTTTATGGTCGGAACTTATAAGTCAGCTACAGCTAGTACAGAACAAAATCTAGTTATCAGAGAGAGTGGTAAGGTCACTAAGGTCATTAAGAACGTCCATAGTGTAGCCTATACTGGTAGAGGAAGCATTATTATGTTTACCTATCGGAATGGTAGAGTAGGTCAAGTTATTCAGGGCTCAAATAGAAAAGTTACTATTGAGAAGGCTCATGAGTATAAGGAACCTATGGGTACTCCTAGAAAGGATAACTTTAAGAACATCGGTAGTGCTTATCAGTATAAACCTATTTCTGAGTACAACAAAGATAGGTAAACCTAAGGAACCTAGTTGACAGCTAGGTTCCTTTTTGATATACTAAACATATACTAATAAGAAAGAAGGACGTAACTATGAGACGACCAGACCGATGGTACGTAGTCCACACGGACAATCCTAGCACGTACCTAGTGTACAAGAAGTACCGACACCTAAAGGAGTATGCTAGTGAGGTGACAGGAATTCCCTATGAGGACTTGCTAGATGTCACTCTAGGAGAACTAAAGACCTATATGGATGTCACTAGAATTAAAGTAAAGCTTAATAAGAAGGGTGAGCTCATGGCAATCCTAGGAGACACCTATAACAACCTACCATTATCAGAATTAACCTATATGGACTAAGGAGGGCTACACATGACAACAAATAACTTAGCAGACCTAGTAGATGACAAGCCTACTAGAGACCATGTTAACTGGAAGATTACTACAGAAGAGCTAATTGAGCTACGTCAGAATGGTAAGAGTAATGCTGAGATTTCTCGGATTACTGGGATGCCATATAATACAGTGGCTTCTAGATTTTGGCAGTATAAGAAGGCACATGGAAGCATCCCGAAGGCGCCTAGAAGTGTCCCTAATAAGCAGGAAGTAGAGTCCTCTAAGGAACCAGAAGAGCCTAAGGAGCAACCTAAGCTAACCCTAGCACAACGAATTAAGGTGTTATTCACCGGAAAGGTAGACTAATGAATGTATCTAAACACGCACTAGAACGATATGCAGAACGTTATATCAAGCCGCTAGAAACGCCTAAGGCTTATGTTACGCTACACACAGACGAGGTTCGTGACCGGATTATCAAAGAAATGGAAACAGCTACTTTGCTATTCACAGGCCAAATCAAGGCTAAGGTCACTATGAACTACTACCTACAGGGAAACCGTATCTATATCACAGATACGAGCAACAATACCGTAGTTACGACGTACCCTATTGAATACGGATTTGGTGAAGAGATTGACAAGACAATTGCTAGTGGTCTCCTAGCAGAACTAGCTAAGGCTGAGCAAAAAGCTGAGCAGACACGGGTAGACACGGAGGAGGCGATTGCAGATGTAAAAGCTAATTTAGACCTAGCTGATAACCAAATCAAGTCCTTAGAGGATAAGCTAGATTTAGCTAAGAAGGAAAAGGAAGTTCTAAAGTCTAACCTAGACCTAGCAGTAGCTAAGAATACAGAAGCTATCCGGAGTATCAAAGATGTGGCCTATAAGATTGTTAACAGTAAGTATTACTCTATGGAAGTTAATAATGGATTTAAGTAAAACTAAGGAATCTAGTTGACAGCTAGGTTCCATTTTGCTATACTTAGTATATACTAAGAAAGAAGGAAAGTAACTATGAAGGCAGTTAAGAAGCCAGTGCCTGTAGGGGTTTGGCAAATTACTAAGTATAATTCAGACTTATCAGATAATTATCCTGAGTGGGTTAATGAACTATACTCATGGGGAGTTATCGGAAACTACTATGATGAACTTGGTAACTTAGCCTATGTAAAGCTAGATACACTAGAAGGCACCATGACAGGCCACCTAGGAGACTACCTAGTCCAAGGAAACCACGATGACGTTTGGATTGTTCAGAATAAAATCTTCAAGGACACTTATGAGGTGGTTAGCAACTAGTATACCAAGAAAGAAGGAATTAGATATGCTATATGGAATGAAGGCAACACACTACGATGGTACAGATTACCTAGTTAGTATGCTAGACCCATCTGACCCTAGAGCAATATACGATGAAGGTATCGGCGCTTCAACAGCTTTTGTATCTAGTGAAATGTCAGCTATCGAGGGTCTATTCAATGTTCTTGACCCTAGTACGTTGCCTAATATTGTAGAACTAGAGATAGTAAATAATCAATTTAAGATAGTTGACAACTAGAAACTAACATGATATACTTTAGATATAATAATAAGAAAGAAGGAAATAGATATGTTTATGACGATTTATGGAATGATTATGGCTGTGCTTGGTTGGTACATTGGCGGTGCTAAGAACCGACCTGTTCTAGGAGGTGTGCTTGGTGTAGCCTTAGGACCTATTGGATTACTAATTATGCTGGTTATTCCAGTTAAGGAAGACTAGGAAGGAAGATAATATATGCCCTTTGAAGTAGATACAGACACAGTAGCGCAGTTCAGCATATTAAATCCTATTACAGGAGAGTACATCACGTATGACCTAATTGAGGAACTAGAAATCAACGAGAGTGGCTTGCAAACGTCTATGGAGCACCAGGCAGCTAAATACGCACAGTGGTCTAGTTACCTAGTAGTTGCAGAACGAGCTGTTAGAGCTGCCAAGGATAACCTAGACGTTGTTCTAGCTCAATCTGAGAATAGTATTAGGGCGCAATATAACTCAACTGGGGTTAAGGCTACAGCTTCTCAGATTACTGCTAACGTTAATGTAGACCCAACTGTGGTAGAGGCTAAGAATAAACTAACAGAAATGCTAGGATATGAAAGTGCACTAAAGTACATTTTGAAAGCACTAGACCATCGTAAGGATATGCTAGTTAACCTAAGCGCACAACGACGTAAGGCTATGGAACTAACAGGTGTACCTCAAAGAGGTTGACACTAGAAATTACTTGTGCTACAATAATAATATCAAATAAAGAAAGTAGGAACTATTAATGAACAACTTTTTGGACTACGTAAACACTGCCGCAAGCAAGGTTGAACAAAACAACAATGAACAACGTGAGCCAGAGCCAAAGGGAGGCTACTTGGTAATCCCTAAGGATACTAAGGAAGTTAAGGTACGTATCTTGCCTTCACTAGAATTTATCAAGGGTGAAACAGATAACCCTATGACGTTTGCAGAAGAGAACTTGCGTATCTTCTTCTCTACGAAGCACCAAACAAACGCAGGTAACTTTGCACGAGTAAACTGGAATGTTAAGAACGACCCAGAAACGCAAGCTTTGGTTAAGAAGTGGGCTCAAGAAGGTAAGATGGAGAGTCAATTCGGTACTAGCCGACCACGACCAGAGTTCTTGATGAATGTTGTCCAATTGGACGCTGATAACAACCCTGTAGGACAACCTATGGTATACCGAGCACCTAAGACTGTATACTCTCAATTGTTGGGATTGTTGCAAGATAAGGATTCTTGGTCAGAAGGTTCACAAATGGGATGGTTGGACCCTAACTATGGTAATGCTATCAAGATTAAGAAGAATGAGGACAACTCATATACTGTACGTGCAGCTAATCGAGCTTTGCCACCTATTGACTTGAATCAATACGTACCATATTTGGAGCCACTATCAACGTTTACACAACCTAGCCGATTGACTAGCCCAGACTACTATGCACAAGTTGTTGCTTGGAAGGAAGAGGAGCAAGGTTCACTAGGAACACCTGCGGAGAACCCATATACGCAAGAAGCTACTAATGCACCATTTGCACAACCAGCATTTAACCAAGCTCCTGTGCAACCACAAGCACCTACTCAACCTGCATTTAGTGCTCCGGTTCAACAACAAGCTCCAACACAACCAACATTTAACCAAGCTCCTGTGCAACCACAAGCACAACAACAACAAACACAACCACCTTTTAGTGCTCCAGCACAACCAGCATTTAACCCAGCGCCTACACCAGCTCAACCTAAAGCACCAGTGCAATCAGCCCCTTCTACAGGAGACACTAGCTTGGATGAAGAGTTGAACAACATCTTGGGTATGTAATATAAGATACGCTAGAATGTCCCTAGGAAGCCATATAATGCTCCCTAAGGGATTTTTAGTATCTACTAGTATAATTATTAGGATATGATATAAAGTGGCTTAGAGAGCCTCCTATGAATACTTGACAGCATAGACTAACATAGTCTATACTAAGGTTACTAGAAACGAGGTAATTATCTAATGAAACCTAGACATAAAGCAAAAGAAACAGTCTATGTATTTGGGGCTACGTACCTACACCACTATGATGACCATGTAGGTGGAAAGGGCACTATTGTATCCGTAAATAAGGAAGAGGAGTGGAAGAGGCCCCTAGTACCTGATTACATTATTAAGATTGGTCGTAAGAACTACCTAGTACCTCAGGTTGACATAGATGAGACAGGAACGCTAAAGAAGAAGTATAGATAACTATTGACACTAGAGTTTATTAAGGTGTATAATAGGTATATAACAAAGAAAGAGGTAATTTATGGCACGTAGTAAGAAGTTAACTCCCGTAAAGGATACTGAAGAAAAGAACATCGGTGGTACTTCTATTGACTTGAAGGAGTTAGAGAAGGCAGGGTTCGTTATGTTGGAGGACAGTACCTACGCAACGGTAGATAACTATATTCCAACAGGACTTCCTGCACTAGATGTTACAATGGGTGGAGGTATTCCACTATCACGTATTACGCAGTTCTATGCTAAGAACGCAACAGGTAAGTCAATGCTAGCCGTACAAGTTGTAAAGGCTGCTATGTCAATGGATTTACCTATCGTATATTTGGACACAGAGGGTACCTTTTCTAAGGAAATATTAATTAATATGGGGATTGACCCTAGAAAGGTATTTGTTAAGTCTGTGGCCTCTAAGGACCCTGCTGGGCTAACTATTGAAGCTATGGGAGAGGCTATTGAGGCAGCTATTGACCTATTTGACAAGAGGGGTAAGCCTGTATTGTTTGTTCTAGACTCAATTGGAGCAGCAATCTCTAAGAAGACTATGGAGCAAGACTTTGACAATGAGCAACCAGGTATTCAGGCTAAGGCTATTACTAAGTTGATTCAGAAGGTATCTCCTAAGATTACAATGTCGAACAGTGGGCTCGTATTGCTCAATCAAATACGTGATTCCATTGGGAGCATGAGCTTTGCAGGCCCTAGTGTACCAGGTGGGCGTGCGCTAGAACACGCTCTAAGTCTTAACTACCAAATGAGCCGTATCGGGGATATTAAGAAGGGTACGGAATATATGGGCCATAAGGTTAAGATTAAGAATAAAAAGTCTAAGCTGTCTAAGCCTTTCCAAGAAGCTGAGCAATTCTTGTATGCAGGTGATGGTTTCAATGAGATGGTAAATATCGTCTACACGGCAGAGCAACTAGGATTCGTTAAGGTTCCTACAGCTGGAGGTCGAAAGGTCGAGGTACCTAACGAAGAAACGGGTGAGGTTGAGAAGTTGCCTTACTTTGATTTCCTAGATGTTATTGCAACTCCTGAAGGAGCTGAAGAATACATGTACTTCTTGAAGCCACTATTCCAACGTATTGTGAAGCATTACTTCCCTGATGATTTCCCACCTTTGCATAATACCCTAGCAGACGTTACTAATAACCCATTGTACCAAGGCCTAGAGGATTTGTATAAGGAAGAGCCTAAGGAAGATTCTGAGGATAGCTCAGAAGAACAAGAACCACAAACAGAAGAATAGCTAGTGAGGCCTAGGTACAATTGACAGTACCTAGGTTTTTATGTTATACTAGTAACATAATGATATAAGAAAGGTAATAACCCTATGGATATGTATAACCTAGATGACCTAAAGGTTGCTATCATCAAGAATGACGTTAATCTAGACGCAGATTCTCTAACGTCGTTTCTAGCAGATAATATTGTTGACGAGCACTATATGAATATTGGCACTCGGCTAGGTAGTAAGAAGGACGAAATCGTCCTGTATGGTAAGCTAGAGGAGCCCTATGGTAACCAAGATATTGTTAGCTTCTTTATAGGAAATCAAGATTACATCTATATTGACCTAGCAGACCTAACAGAGAGCCATACTAGCACCCCTAAGCAAATCTTGAACTTTCTCAATGCTATCGACTACCATAATGGAACAACAGTCTATACTGTGTCACCTGATGAACCTACAGATACAGACGAGGAATATGTAGAAGCCTTAGGAAGTATCTTAGATATTGCAGATAATCAAGGTTTATCAGATGAAACGATGGGATTACTTATGGCCACGTTAGACACTTATGGGGTTCAAGCTACCCAAATGTTGCTAGACGCTAAGGACACACTACCAGATGTCCTATCAAAACTAATTAAGGAATTGAGGAAATAATGGGAAATTCTAATGCAAAACGAGTAGATGTTGTTAAGCTAGGTGCACACGTGTTTTACTCAGTGCCAGTTACTAGGGCGTTTTTTGATGAACTAGCTGCATCTAAGGAACGTATTTCAGTTCAACAGAAGGGTGAGTCGGCTGTAGTGGTACTCCGTATTGAGAAGACCTATGAGCATTTTGCTCTAGGTTATGCTGAGTTCGTCTACTATGATAAGGTAGAGCGTGTGCCTTATACAATTAACTACCGTGACCTGATGAACAATGAAGTAAAGCTAGTAACTAAGGAAGGAAAGACAAAGCAATATGGCATCTAAAGACCTACGAAGTAACCTATCTCACAATACAAGACGCGCTAGGGAAGTTCCTAGCCGTTATACACCAGAGAACTCAGAGTATGAATTTACTAGAGATGTTGACCGACTATGGGTGCAGTTTGAACCATTGCGTAAGAGTGTTTATCGAAAGCTAGCACCTAGTGTACCTAGTATTGCAGACCGTGAAGATTTAATTAGCTTCATTAATGAGCAGTTTGTTAAGCTAGTTAAGGAGTATGACCCGACTAGTGGTGTTGATTTCCCTGGTTATATTAGTAAGATGTTGCTAGTGCGTTCTAAGGGACTCTATGTACGACCCGTTAATCGAGAGCATGAACGTGAAGCACAGACGACTGATGAGGAAATTCTAACACAGATTGATACAGTATATGAGCCGGAAGAGGAAGACCTAGAGAGTGTTGCTAATATTTTAGAGCATGTTTCAGGTAAGATGCATCTAACAGATACTGATAAGAAGGTAATTAGTATGCTATCCGAAGGTGCCTCAGATAAAGCAATTATGTCATGGCTAGAACCCATAGGAGATGACTATCAAGGCAGCTACTTAACAGAGTTAAAGTCAGCGTTAGCTATTGCCCTAAGCGACTATTCCCAACGATAACGTATATTACTAGGGGTAGGAAGCAAATAGAAAGGTTAGGGCTGATACGTGAAGACAGAAGATATTAACAAGGTACTAGATGACTCTAAGGATGTAGTTAATAACGCATCTAAGCTTGTTGATGAGATTGAGAATGCTAAGAATACAGACACGCCAATTTCAGCAGGCACTGTAACGTCACTAGTTGTTGCAGTGGTTGTTGTGGTAAACGCAGTACTAGCTATTTTAGGAGTTAACAAGCAGCTAGACCAAAATGTCTGGTATCAAGTCGGTACTATCGTGACGCTAGTTGCAAACCTAGGGTACGCCCTATGGAAAAATCATAATATTACGAGTGACGCACGTAAGCGTCAAGCAGTTGGAGACCTAGTGGTCCCAAAGAAGGAAGGTAAAGATTAATGGCAAAGACACTAGAAGAGTTGTTGGTAGCGGAGACGGTTACCTTGCCAACGTACTTGGTTGTTAAGACGGACGCTAATGAGTTCCGTCATGTAAAGCACGGTCAAGAAGTATTCCACGTTGTTGGTAACAAGGTTTACAGCATGGCTAATGATAAGAACGGTAAGTTGGCAGACAACAAGGTTGTTATCTCTGTAGAAGATACACGTGTTGATTACATTGCAAGCCAAAACAAGGACCCATATAACGGATTGGTAAATCCTGTTAGCGTTGCTATCGAAGCAGATGCTGACAAGAAGCGTGCGTTGTTGCAAGCATTCAAGGAATTTGTTAAGGGACGTTTCGAGTTTGGTGTTATCGTATACGAGACGGAAGTTGTTGAATCAGAGGGTGATGTAGTAGCACCAATCAACGTTTCTGCAACTCCAGGTTCAGAATCAGTAGAAGTGGCAGGTGAATAACTATGGCAGAAGAGGCTAAGACGTTTGACGTTTATGATGAAAAGGGTACTAGATTAGCAGAAGCTAAGCCATCTCCAGTAACGTTAGAGGGATTGGAGCCTAACACTAAGTACTCTGGGTGGAAGCTAGCATATGCAGGAAAGGATGCTAAGGCAGCTATTCCCGACTTTACGACATTGCCTCTAGCTCTAGCTAGTTTCATGATTGACAATCTAACTCCAAGTGGTGTAGAGGGAGGCTCAGTTGTTCTAACAGCTAATAACTTTACACCAGCTAAGGCTACTGACAAGGGATTGAATGTGGCTATTGAAGATAGCTCAGTTGCAACTCTAGTTGATAATAAGGATAACACGTATACAGTTAACTTTGTTAAGGCTGGTACAACTAAGATTCACTGGGTAGCTAAAGATGGTAATGGTGCTAAGGCAGACGCTACGGTAACGGTTACTGCTCCATCAGTAGGTTAATATAACTAAGACATCCATAAGGGTGTCTTTTTTTTTTTTATTTGCATTTTTATATACAGTATGGTATACTTATAGTACATTAAAGAAAGAAGGTATATCTATGGAACTAACAGATAAAGATGTATTCAGAACATATACAAAGGATAATCTAGGTAACGTAGTCTATAAAGCACTCCCTATCGAAGAGTTATCTACAATCGGGGCCTATGAATCATACCAGCCATACCCATTCAAGGGGACGGGTAAGGATATTCAGAACCACTGTGTTGGTTACGTGCTTATTGATAAAAAGTCACGACGTACTTATTTACCCAGTGAGGTTACGTTCTGGACAAAGCTGTTTAATACCCTACGTGCCTATCCTGTCTATGTTACCCTTAACTCAGGTAACTTCGGGTATCACTATGAGGTAGCCTATAATGAGGAGATTATTGTATGAAAAACCTAGTATTCTATACGGATACAATCCAAGGGTTCTCTATGGGACTCATGCAGTCTGTTATTAACCCACTAGAATATCAGGGCTCTAATCTATATGTAGCTGTAAAATCTGTAGAAGAAGTTGTAAGCTATATGTCTTCTATTACCGATATTTCACACCTAGAGGCAATTCATATCCTAGGGGTTACCCCTAAGGTGGGTGCTAAGCAGGACGAGCTAGAAGCTATGCTATCAGGATTTTCAGATGTGCCTATGCGGTTTACTTATTGGGCATCAGACTATGGAGAGCCTATTGTAAATCCTAGCATTACCTATGTGCACTCTACCCCAGAGACAACTATCGTAGATGCATATGTTATGGCATTAACTAAGAATAGTGCTAACAAGGAGCTATCAGCTATTGCACTTAGCTATTACTGGCCTATTAGAGCTTATCTAACACATGACTATACGAACACAACTAAGGAAGAGTCAGAGCACATTAAGTATATTCATGATGTTTATGGTCTTAACTACGTAACAGCCTTTGGCTTTAACACTAGTTTAGCAGAGTTATACAATACTCATAGATTTCCCCTAGAGCGCTATAAGCTAACTACAGAGAAGTATGTGCTAAAGGCTAAGTACAATGCTAACCGAATTATAGTTGATGGTGTAACTTATGTTGCATTAGCAACAGATATGCATTATAATGAAGTAGCAGATAATATTATGTTGTATGAGACTGATACGAGTAATAAGATTGCTGTAATTATGCTAACATTAGAGCGTAGTCAAACTAAGCTTACTATCCGTACCCATAACGTAGATGCAACTGAGGTCGGTAGCATGTTCTCAGATAGAGCTAGGGGTAAGTATAATGCAACAACAGTATTCCTAGAAGCACAGATTACACCTAATGAGTTGCTAAATGGTATTAAAAATATGAAAGAAGCAGGTAACTAATGGAAAACTTAGAAGAAGTGGCAAAGATTGCAGGCAAGTTGGTTAAGACAGATGGTAAGATTTCAACGACCAGATTTAACTATATGTATACGCGCCTAGGATATGATAAGGTAGGCCGTGGTGAACTTAAGGACTACATGCGGGCTATTCAAAGCGATAGTGTATTGCTAGGTATTTATAATGATGCTTTGGTTGAAGATATTGATTATAATGACGTAAAGGGTAATCTAGTATCTGCTAGCCAAGTTCGACCAGATGTTAGTACAGATATCGTTGACCGAGAGTTTAACCGTGCATCTGTACGAAACTATAAGAAGTATCAAAAGGAAGGCGCTATCCAAGAAGGGTTGTCTGAGATGGTTGCAGACCGCTTAGCAGAGGAGCTAGTTAAGGTAGTCCGAACAGACGAGAACTACTATAAGGAAAGTCCAGTTAATTTTGTACACGGTGAAAATACCTTGATTATTGCATTATCTGACTGGCATATCGGGGCAACTGTTAAGGCTGTTAATGGTAACTCATATAATGTTGAGATTGCTAAGGACCGCTTAGCTAGGGTTATGTCAGAAGCTAAGCGTGTAATTGAAGATTATAAGGTAGAAGACGTATATATTGGATTTCTTGGCGACGCAGTAGAAAATACCTCAATGCGTAACATTAATCAAGCATTTGATGCTGAGATTAACATGGCTGAACAAATTGCTTTAGCTACTCGTATGTTGGCTGAGTTTATCAAGGGTATATCAGAGGTAGCTAATAATGTTACTGCAGCTGTTATTGGTGGTAATCATGACCGTTACACACCCAACAAGAAGGAAGCAATTTACAATGACAACGTGGCTTATAATATTTTAGATAGTCTATTGATGCTTCAGGAATATGGAGGATTGAGTAGAGAAATAAATATTATTGACAACCGCTACGATATTTATTCCGCAGAATTTACAGTGTATGATAAGACTATCCGTTTAGTACACGGAGATAATCTACCTAACAACGATAAGCCTAAGATTCCTATAATGATTAAGGACCACCCAATTGACTATGTCTTCTTTGGGCACTACCACAGTTCTAAGATTATTCAAGAGAATGGTTCAGCGACAGGTATCATGGTAGGGAGTTTGCAAGGTAACAACACATATTCCAAGCAGTTAAACTTACCTGACTCAAGAGCAAGTCAGACTATGGTTCTATTCAACGAAGACCATCCTGAGTCCCCTATGTACTATCCTGTATTCTTGTAAGGGAGGCGCTATGGAAGAAATATTTAAACCTCTAGTTGGAGCCGAAGAAAGGTATAAGGTATCTAATAAAGGTCGTGTTGTTAACTTGTTAACAGGTAAATACTTACCTCCTCAGCTGGACGGTAAAAAGAAGTATGTACAGTACCACATAACCGCTAGTCCAGGTGTAACAACTAAGAGGCTTGCACATCGTCTTGTAGCTGAGGCGTTTCTACCAAACCCTGAGAACAAAACGGATGTGCACCATATCGACGGAAATACACGTAACAACGACCTCAGCAATTTAGCATGGACAACTCATAAAGAAAACGTGAATGACCCTGCAACCATCGAACGGTTTCGAGATGCCAAGTCATCTCCTATAATCCTCATAGACATAGCGACAGGAATGGAAATAAAGTTTAGGAGTGCTAAAGACGCAGGTAGAAGTGATAAAGTACCTATGAATCAGACCTCTATTTCTAACCATATGCGTGGTGAAAGATTAAGGTGTGGTAATTACTATGCTATATCTGAGAGGGAATACAACGATGGTAAGAGGCCTTGGGTTGAAGATTATTTGAAACCTGGTAAGGATACTCTCAGAATATTACGTTCTTACGCACGAGGAACATTCATAGAGCTTACTGAGCCGACAGGAGACACTAAAGTATTCATTGGAGAAGCGGAGGCAGCTAAATATATGGGGTACAAAAGCCCTGCTGCGGTATCTCATGTATTAAATGGAAATAATACTAGTAATGGTAAAGGTACACTAAGGTATATATCCTTGGAGGAATTTAATAAAAGATACAAGGATGAGTGGCCTTACAACCCAATCTATCTAGACTAGGAGGTTATAAATGTCTATTTACTATTATCTAGTACCTGTTCTGTGGTTCTTATACCTAACAGCTTTTGAGGTTAAAGTAGTAACTACAGATAAGGCACTGAAGAAAGAAGGAAAACTAGTTAACCCTGATTTTAAGACAATTTCTCACTTGCGCTATATTTCAGAGGTTATTACGTTTATCTTTAGCTTGATTGTAGCAACTATGTTAGGATTAACAATACCTACAAACGTAGTTGGTATCTATATCTCAGCTGTTGCATTTGGGATTGGGACGCCATTCCTAAATTGGCTGTGGTTTTACTTTATTTCACAGCACCTAATTGCACGAGCTAAGCTAGAGCAAATGTCAGAAAGACTAGAAAATAAAGAGTAAGTATGGTATACTATAAGGTAAGAGCAATTGCTTTTGCCTTATTTTTATTTAGAAAGGAAATTATTATGGGTGCAAGTGTTATACCATTATGGCGTGAAGGTGTACTAAAGTTCAAGGGAGAGCCTAGGTACATCGTTAGACAAACGGACTTCCCTAGTGGAGAGTCTGTTGTAGGAGTCTATAACGTATCAAAAGAAACCTACAAGGAAAGCAAGGGTAAGATGATTGTTAAGGACTGGAGCTATGAACAAAAGCCCAGTGAATTTAAAGGGGAAACTCCCTTGGCAGAAATTGCTAGAAAGAAAGAAAAGAAAGTCATGCAACGACGAGAGAAGCCTGCACTATACACCTCTAGGGTAATGAATGGTATTAGTACCTTTGGGGGTAAAGAGGGTCTAGGATTCTATGAGTACACCCCTGAACGCTATAATCCAATTAAGCACGGCTATGAACAATCAGAGAAGACTGGTGTTTTTATTCTACTAGATGATATTAAGTGGTTCAACGAACTTCATATGGATAATAAGGAGCTAATGAAGCTGCTAACAGAAGTACCTAAGGAAACATGGGAGGGATTCTATGAACTATGATTGCATATGAGAGTGACATCCATAAGATGATATTAGACAACGAAGCTATCTTTGGTGACCTAGGTAAAACGACAGTTATTCTAGAAAAGAAGCTTCATAATAGGCATGTTATAGCTGATATGCTTATTTTCTCGGAGTATAGAGGTATCATCGGTATTGAGATTAAGACAGCACATGACACTACTCAGAGGCTAAATAAGCAACTTACAGCTTATAAGGAAATTGCTAACGAAGTATGGGTAGTCATAGCTGATGAGCAGTATAAGAAGGTATCTAAGGTGCTAGCTGATAATCACCATGATGAGGTTGGGATTATCAGCTATGGGCAAATTGGAGAGGAGCTATCCCCAGGTGTTGTAAGACGGCCAGTAGTACCCAAAACTTTTGACCCCAAGAATATCTATCGGATTATGTGGAAGTCTGAGTTAATTGTGATAGGAAATTCTCTGTCATCTAGCGGAGAATTAATAGCTAAAATATACACCCAGCTAGCACCTCTAGAGGGTACAGTTAACTACGATAAAAAGGGTGGAGGTTATCATAGGCGTGAGAGGCAACGCTTTACTAAGAAGTCTATGGGAGGACAATCAGTTGCTGTTACTGATAAAATGTCTAAGGAGCAAATAATTGCATTTATCTTCTCTAGACTAGGCACTAGGAATGCTTATAAGCTTATTGTAGATATGTTTATTACAGGTACTAATCATCCAGATAAGCTTCTTAAGTCATACCACTTTAAGAAAATAGAACCTATGGAAGGAGAAATTTATGGCAAATAGAGTTAACCAAGGGCTGTCAACAGGTAACTGGCGTACCGACTTCTCTAAGCTAGGAACAGAGGCAGCCCTAAAGGGTATGAGCTCTAAAGCAACTTATCTTATTCAGACTAGCAGGGAGTATAGAGATGTCACAGATAGTGATATTGACCTACGACGTAAGTATGGTAAGTCACTTGTCTCTAACTACACAGGTACTGATAAGAAGTTCATTAGAATGGACAAGAAAATCAGCACGCAGGGCTTGACAACACTAAACGAAGTGTATTATATTTATCTAGCAGGACGGTCATATGGCAAGCTAGCTATTAGCGTCCAAAGAACCTTTCGTGGAAATACAATGACCTTTATCCTAACTAAGAAAGTCCGAGGTGACAAAACAAAATGACAACTATTAAAAAGCTAGATAATCTATTAGATAACCAAGATAAACAGGTGATTGCAGCTAAGTTCATCTATGATAATCTATGGGAAGTATTCGAGACAACCCTATATGCCCCTGTAACGACTTCTAAGGGACTTATCGAGGTTCCTCTACGTATTTATCCTACCGAGAGACAAAGGGGCATTCTAGGACTTATAGAGAGTCTTTTAGAGGTAAGTAATCAGGCGCAAGTAGACACACCACTAGAAGACAGGGACTATATTGACTTAATATTCACAATTGAAAGCCCAGAACTAGACTACCGTCGTAAGAAGGCACCTAGAGGATTACTAGAGACGATTGCAATTAAGTGGCAGGTAACTACGGACGATGGTGACCCAACTAACCTAGAAGTCGACCTATCGTTTACTACAAAGAACGTTATTGGTGCTCACTCATTGTTCATGGGTAAGACACTAAGGAACTCTGAACTAGCACAATACTTGTACGACACATTAGTAGGTTCCTATGACCGTGTACCTAAGTTTATCAGGGCAACATCTAAGTCCTTAGAGTTTAGACTATATCCTGATAACGATATGTCTAAGGTCACACTGATTGGGAATAACTTAGTTATTAGAGGTAAGGGTGATGAAACAATTGCACTAGATATGACTAAGCTAACTGGTAACGTTAAGGTAACCCACAATGGGTACATTATTGTGCTAACTAGTAAGAAGGAAAAAGAGGAGGTTGTTATCTATGTCTAAACCTAGAGCTATATTAGTCTATAAGGCAAAAGCAGACCCTAGGACAGTCGCAGGAGAACCTAGGGAAATTATCACTGTAGTTGCTAGAAAGGAAGAAGATGATGAATAAGTATGTTGAAGCACTTATTACTCAGTTAGTCAGAGATAATGAGGAATTAGGTAAGAAGGAGTTCTCACTAGTAATCCCTAATGACTATAAGGAACGAGTGTTTAACGAGAGGGAAGATGTTAAACACCTACTAACAACCCTAGGTTATCAGGTTAAGGAATCTGGCTTACCGGAGGACTGGGCTAATGGTTGGGAACTAAGTAACACCCGTAATATGGACCCTCAAGGTATCCCTGCTGATATGGGGATTGAAGGTAAGAACAGGACCTTGTACAAACGTGGTGTCGATAACTATACAACCTACAGGCTTTGGGTAACTAAAATCTAGAGTTTCAAGATAACATAAGCTCTACAAATTAGTAGGGCTTTTTGTTTATATCTAAGATATCATTTTTACGAAATCAATACTAATCACATAAATATTCAATTATGCAAATATCTATACAAACGGATAACTAGCACTATTTAGTGCTAAAATGTTGACATAAGTCAAATGCTCATGCTATAATAAAAATCGGTACAGTATATTACCTGTAAAGGCTTAAAACTAGCGGGTTATCCGCCTTTTAGGATAGTTAACAGCTCAGAAGTTTTAGGTAAAACAAAAAGTGAAAGAAGGTTTAATAGTGGCTAATAAGAGCAAGAAAAATATGGTAGAGCAAATCTACAATTGGAATGATGGGCTGCTCCACAGTAAGCTAGCCTATAAGATTGACCAAGGAGAAACTCTAGCCCAACTAACAGACTATATTATTGAAGCAACTGATGGTAAGCTAGAGCCATCTACTAGCACAGTTAACAACTATAAGTCCAAGTACCTAGAAGCATCTAAGAACCAGCGTGATATGGGAGAATTGCTAGACCTCCGTCGTAAGACAGGAGATAACATTCTAGAGTTACAAGGAAAAGAGCACGTGTCTAAGGCTGTTCAAGACGATGACTTTGGCAACAGTTCTATTTACATGCCTAAGAAGGACAAGTTAACATCAACCCTAGAGGTGCTAGAGAACATTATTAGCTTGGGAAATGCAACCTTGCAAGAGATTAACGCAGTTGATGCTAATATCCTTTTGAAGGCTATCTCTGAACACACTAAGATTACAGGAGCATCTAACGGTGGACTAATGCTATCAGGACTACAACAAGTAGCCTTGCAACAGAAAGCCTATGAAAGTGCTATGGCAGAAGTTATTGCTAAGTACGTACCTGAGGATATTCAAGAAGACTTGTTTGCAGAGCTAAGCTTGGCAGAACAAGAATTCTATGATAACCTAGACTTAACTAAGGAAGGTCGAGCAGCTAAAGAAGCGCTAGACCGTATTGGAATCTCAATCTCATAAGGAGAAATTATGTATCATTTTGATTATAGTAACAAGGCTAAAGTAAATAAGATTATCCAGGACTACAAGAACGGTGAAGATGTTCCTTCAATGCAGCGTAAGTTCAATGTATCAGCCGGAACTATCTATCGTATTCTAGATATGAATGGCGTTCCACGTCGCGCTAAGCACGGGCGTAAGACATATGATGCACTAGACCGCTTTACTGATAAGGAGTTACATCAAATTGTAGCAGAACATGACGCTGGGCTACCTCTAGTGGATATTTACTACAAGTGGGACATCAATAAGAATGCGTTCTATGTTATTCAAGATAAGGTTAGAGCAATGCAAAACAATGAGGTAAAGAACCTATGGGAGCTAGTAGAATAAAGGCCTTCCTAAAGGATGCCTATGAGTTTTTACTAGAGGTACTTAAGCTAAAGTTACTTTGGGTGGTAGTTGCATTGCTCAGCTTTGTTCTGGTAATGCGGCCTAACACTTATGAAGGAACAGTTGTCAGCCGAGGAGTATCAGGGGCTACTGTAGACATGCATAACCAGATGGTTCCTTATAAGGATATGGTTAAAGAATACTATAACAAGACAGGTGATGCTATGACCCCCTCGTTATTAACAAGTCATGAGGTAATTAGACTAGCTAAGAATAACTACCGTAATTACCCTAAGTTATCACCTGACCAAGTGTATAGTAGACTGTTATATAAACCCTATGTACTTAGGGGTCAAGTTGTTATGAAGATACAGATGAACGATGGCCCAGACTTCCTAGAAATAGCCTCTGGAGACAGCATCTATGCTATTTACTTTATCGACTCCCTACCGCCTCAGGTAAAGGGTGATAACATAGAAGTCACAGGAGTTGTCTATGGTAGTATCGTAAGTGGTAAAACAAAGGAAACAGCTCTAGTATCTAGCTATAAAAACGTCGTACCGTATGTACAAACTAGCCAGCCTTGACGGTTGGCTTTTTTAGTGCTATAATTTAGATATACTAATAAAGAAAAGAGAAATAATATGGCAGATAACCAAAACCTATTGAAATTCCATGATTTTGGAGAGAAGGAACCTAAGGAGTTCTCAGAGTGGGTCAAGACATTCCTAGAGGGAACGCTAGAGATTACTATCCCTAACGTTGGGGCTACAGATATTATGGCCTTGGCTGAAGAGGTAATGGCAACTGGGTTAGACGCAGTTAAGCCTAATGATGTCTATGGATACTATGAGAAGGTCTATGACAACCTAGATACGCTTATTCAAGCCACAGCTGCTCAGCATGGCATCTACTTGGAAGACCTGCTAGAGAATATTCACTTCACGCTGGTATCTAAGAACATTGACTATGGTGCCTCATTTGATACAGTTGTAGATAAGCTAGGATTAGCTGGCGCTGTTGTACGAGTTATGGATAAGACTAACCGATTGAAGTCGCTAGTAGGTACCACACCAGAAGTAGGAGATGAGTCAACCTATGATACTGTACTTGACTTAATTGGTTACCTTATGTTAACATTACATTACTACCAAGATAAGGGGGACGAAGATGTCGCAAACAATTAAGCCACTAGGAAATTATGTGCAATACGAGCCGGTCTATAAGGATAAGGTAGGGGATATCTTATTGACGGCTGCCACGCAGGAAGGTGAGCGTGATTTTGCTGAGACTGGCTTAGTCAAGGCAGTAGGGCCTAAGGTAGAAACGGTTAAAGTAGGAGATGTTGTTATCCTAGACCAATTTGCTGTTGAACCTGTTTGGCTAGACGGAGAAACGTTGTACTTACACAAGGAAGACCGATTGAAGGGAATTACTAATGCTGATTAAAGACTATTCAGGTAACGAGCTAGAAGCAGATGTTGTGTATGCAATTCCTACACCACACGGGAATGATTACGTAAAGCTAGATTTTGATGAACTTAAGGTGTATGCTATGGTTAACCGAATGAACTATGCCACAATTTTAGCTAGCGCGACTATGATTAATGTATCTGAATAAAGGGAGGAAGTAATAATGAAGACTAGGAAAGCTTTGAGTGAGATGGAGTTTACCAAAGAAGAACAACGGCTAGAATGGCCAGACCCTATTGTTAGGGATAGTGGACTACTATGGTTGGAAGGAACAGACATCGTTGGAAAGTCAATGCCAGAGATTGCTAGTCGCGTGTTAGCTGTGCCTAACCTACGTGACTTAGGGATTGACGAAGCAACTGTAGAATCCTATGCAGAAGAAAATGATAATACAGTTATCTTCAAGTGGGTAAGAGATAATATTAAGTCATTATATACACTAGCTAACTAACTTGACAACTAGCCTAAACTAAGATATACTAATAACATACTAAGAAAGAAGGATATAAATTAATGTCATTGTCAGAAGAACAAATTATTGCAAAGTTGGAAGAATCACAAGAGACGTACTCAGGAGGTGCTAAGGTACCATCAGCTAAGTCAGCTTACCTAGGTTCTCCGTGGTTTGACGATACTCAAGCTAACTTGTTGATTGAAGCTTATAAGAACTTGTTGCAAAATCCTACTATTGGACACATCCACGTACCATTGCTGCACCAATACCAAGGCCAAGTGTTGTCTAGTGGTGAAACAGACCACTCAGACGAATTTAAGTATGAATGGGCAACGAAGACTTTTGAAGCAGACACCGTTGCAATGCGTAATTCAGAGTTGATGGTTATGTTGGAAACGCCAAGTGACACGGATACGGGTTCGTCGTGGGAGGGGGGTGCTATGTGGGCTATGCACAAGCCGGTTGTAGCCTTGTTCTCAGGAGACTTAGATGAACACCCAGTTAACTTGATGGAGTCATTTAGTGTTAGCTCTTATGTAACTAGCCCAGAAGAGTTGAAGAAGTTTAACTTCCTAGATATTGCACCTCGTAAGTTTGAAGGAAAGATTATCTAGGTGGTAATATGCCATACGAAAAACCTGAAGACCATCTAAATATATGGGAGGTACTTATGAAGAAACGGCTGGTAGAACCCACTGAGGACTATACTGATGCCTTTAATGAGATGAAAGAGAAACTAAATAATAAGACTAGTGGTTCTGATTCTCTAGTTAGTATAGCCCCTGATAGCATTACTATTAGTGCTATGAAGATTAACTATTCACGGGAGAACCTAGAAAAAGTACTAGACTTTATTAATTCCATTACAGATGGGGAGGCTAAGCTATGAACCCAGAAGCCAAGCACATTATAGAGTTACTAGTGGAAGCTGTAGAAAATCAACCAGATAAACCTAGTTATGAGGACTATCAGAATGGCAAGCTAACAAGAGATGAATACTATGAAGCTTATTATGAATGGGATTTAATCAATCGAATTAAAGGAATCTAAGAAAAGAGGAAACAACTATGACAGCATTAACAGGAACTAAGGCAGATATTAAGGCACGTTTGAAGGAAGCAGGATTTACTACTATCTCAGTAAACAAGCGCTCTATCAAGCTAGATAAGGCTCAAACACGCCAATTGATTTCATTTGCAGAAGCTAAGCACATCATCTAATACCCTATAAAGGAATCTAGTTGACAGCTAGGTTCCTTTTTGTTATACTAAGTATATACTAAGAAAGCAGGAAATAAGCATGAAGAAACTATATGTAACAGAACTAACCTTTGCAGGTAAAGACCTAGTAGATGAGAGCCAGATACTAGCCAGACATGGACATACTGGTTGGACGGCTGATGACATCTATGAACTGCTAATGGACATGAGAGGTGCTCTTAGCTATATTGGTAAGACACGTAAAGTTGTAGATGCTAGTGTTACTGATAAGAAAGCGTTAGCACAATGGCTTTCTAGCAGTGACCTAGTGAAATATGATAAGGAAAACACAGTAGATAAGGAAACTGCAGACTTTTCATACAATGGTGAGGATTATCACCTAGTATTCCTTGTCAGGGAGATTCTAGTAGACTTCATCATTGATACAATTGAAGAGTCATTAGCTAATAAGAGCGTAGCCTTGCCTAGTGGTATTGTACTATACTAAGAAAGCAGGAATATCTATGATTACCTTATTTATTGTCACCCTAGGAACTATGCTGATTGTTGTACTAGGCCAATCCCACATGGGTAACTTCTCAACTAAAAGTTTCCTATATGAGTACCTCATTATCTGGGTGTCTACTATGTTTACTATGTCAGTAGTATCTATGCTATGGTTCACTTCCTATACTGATGATGTATACTATGCTAAGACCATTAACAAAGATACCTACCTAAAGATTACCACTAGGCAGTACACAACTAAGCTTATGGGTGAAGATAGCCTAACCTATAGTCCCCCTAAGCGGGTATCCATTAAGAGGGTATCTAGCGGAGTCTATCGATTTGAGACTGGAAAATGGAACTTCTAATTAGCTAATTAAAGCCACTAGGGACTATTGACAGTTTCTAGTGGCTTTGCTATACTATGTATATACTAAGAAATGAGGAAACAAACTATGAGGTTAAAGAAACAGGAAATTATCGCATTTGCTGATAAGTATATCGAAGAACACGGTTACTCTGAGGATACCCATAATGAGGGAATTGCGTTCTTTAGTAAGTCTAAGGGTGTGTACACAGGCGTTACAAGAGTTTACTCAGAACCTAGTGGAAACCCTACGATTAGTTACTATGGATTCTACCTAGACTTTGTGAATAATGAGTACCGTATCGACTCTGCTTCTGGAAATGTACTGGCTAATACGAATAGTAACCTTAAGAAGGCCTTTCCTAGCCAGCAGAGTATGGAGGGGTTTGGTTCTCATTCAGCAAGTATGCTAGCAACTTTTATGAAGATGCTAGGCTCAGCTAATCATAACGAGGAAGCTTCAGGTGGTCGTGGTATTGCGCGTGCCCTAGAATATACGTATACAGAACAATTCTACAAGGACTTTATGATTAATGAAGATGGTGTCAAAGAGGGCAGAGTATCAGCACGTGAAGAGATTAATTACTATGATAAGGAGAGGCGCCTAGATAGTTGGGGAAATATGTTTTTACAATTCCGTAGCATGGCTAAACGATACTTGAGTAGTAATGACCTGTCTGCAACTGGAAACTTACGTAAAGACCTAGGATTAACTAAGGGTAACTATAAGTTATTGCGTAACATGTCCCTAGAGAGCTTAGGAAGCCTATTTAGTAGACGCAAATATGGTACACCTAAGCTATCTACGGAACTAGTAGCTAGTGAGTTAATTGATAAGATTAGGTACCACGAAAAGATTGTTAAGATTACTGATAAGCTATATGAAGAACGGCCTACGCTATTAGCCAATAAAGATGCTGTTGTTACCTCTTTTGATAGTATGAGGGATACCGTAGAGGCCTTAGATGAAATGGCTGGTGGGAATTTGAATATGAACCGGCTAGTAGAGTATATTGTGGCTGATATTGTAACCTACCAAGCATTTGGTAGCGTTAACAGCGCCCTACGTACCCTAGAGGACTACTATCAAATGGTATCTGAGTACAAAGGGTTCGTTAAATTCCCTAAGTATCTACAGGTAGCTCATGACATCGTTGCACGTGCTTATAAAGCAACTAAGAGCGACCGCTATGATGCAGCAGTGGCAGCTAAGTACGATAAGCACAAGCACCTAGAAGGTACCTTTAAGATTGAGGGCAATGAGTATACAGTACTTGCCCTACGTACACCTAAGGAGGTGGTCAATCAGGGTCAAACGGCTGTTAACTGTGTAGGTGGATATGTTAGCCGAGTAGCAGAGGGTAAGTCATTTATCCTAGGTATGCAAGCTAAGAACGACCCTAGCAAGGTATGGTTAACACTAGAACTAAATCACAACGGAGAGCTCGTGCAAGCATTCCAACCTTATAATGCCCCAATTCAAAACGAGCAAGCTAAGATTATCAACTCATGGGCAAAGTCCGTGGAACTTAAGATTGCTGATAGAGTTACAGGGTTCAAGGTGCCTACTCATGTTGATGTACAACGTGCGCGTATTGTGTCTCAAGATGTTGAAGAGTGGCATGTAGACAAGACCTATGGAGAGATTAAGCCTACTATTAACGAAGAAATGGAAAAGATTACTCAAGTAACTGGTCGTCTATAGTTGACAACTAGAGTAATCTAGGTTATACTAATAACATACTAAGAAATGAGGAAATAAGTTATGTACAAAACAACTAAGGAAGACCTAGAAGCCTCTTGGATGTATAAAAATAATCCAGAAAGTCAACTAGTAGCTAATATAGTAAACCGTTTACTAGACAAATACCTAGTAGATGCTCTCAAGAAATCAGATGTACTGTATGTGAAGGTTACTACCCCCGAACCTGAACTGGATGTGCTAGTTAAGCGTGTAGTACAAATTACATTGGAGGAATTCGAGTTTGTAAAAGATTACACAGGCAGGCTCATTGACCTAGTAGACCAACCCTTCCTAGACTATGTAGAGTCCGTCTACATTGTCCCAGATAATGGATACTTGACGTTTGTATTTGGTCTACGTAAAAGTAACTTGGTTGACAACTAAGCTAACCTAGGTTATACTAATAACATACTAAGAAAGAAGGAAAAATAAATGTCATTTATTCAAGGGAATATTAACTCTAAGGAAGACCTAATCGAAGCTATGAACGCTATGCGTGGGATGTTGACTCAAGGTGATTATAAGACTGAATTGGAACTAGAACTAGCAGAAGTTGAGCACAAGCTAGCGGGTATTAAGGGTCCTGAGTTGGGAGGAGATACCTATGCGTACGTCGGCATTCTACACGCCCTAAAGGATAATCTAGAATCACGTATCCAAAAGCTAGAAGAAGCTGATAAGGGTCCACAAGAAACTGGCTATGACGACTTCGAGGATGAAGAACCTACAGAATCAGTATCTGAGTGGGATGTTAAGAAGTTTTTGGAGGAATTCTCAGAGAAGGCCTATGGTTCATCTAAGGCTAATGAGCCTGAGGAAGATGAAGACGATGACGCGTTTGAAGAGCTATCATCTGAAGAGTTCCTAAATGAAATTCTAGATAGGATTAACGCACGTACACAAGCTGAAGTCGATAAGTTGCGTAACAATCCGTAGGGTTTGTAAGGTTGACACTGTAACATGATGTATGGTATAATGAAATAGTTGAGTTACTTCAGCTGTTTCTATCGTTCCACTAGTTTATCTGGATAGAATGCAGACCTCCTAAGTCTGAGAGCACGGTTCGAGTCCGTGGTGGAACATTGCTAAAAACTTAATAGCAAAAGAACCTAGGTAAAATCTTAATGCTTAGGGGACAAGGCGCTAGCGGGAGCTAGTACCTAACATAGAAAGGCGGTACGGAATGGTATCAAAGAAGAAGTTGGCTATAGGTGGTGTAGCTGTAGTAGTTGTCGGTGGAGTAGTTGCAGGAATGTTGAACTCCAACAAGGACACTGACAAGAAGCACTTTACAGTAGCTATGGTTACAGACGTTGGAGGTGTTGATGACAAGTCATTCAACCAAAGCGCATGGGAAGGACTAGAACGCTGGGGTAAGGCTAATCATGTAACTAAGGGAAATAAGGGCTATGACTACTTCCAGTCTAAGACAGCTGCTGATTTCCAAACGTCCTTCAACCAAGCAGTATCACAAAAGTTCTCTATGATTGCTGGGATTGGCTACTCATTGCACGATGCTACGGTTGCTACAGCTAAGAAGAACCCTAACACTAAGTTCGTTTTGATTGATGATGTTGATACTAAGCGTACTAAGAATGTAGCCTCTGTTATGTTCCGCTCAGAACAATCATCTTACTTGGTAGGTGTGGCTTCCGCTACTAAGGCTAAGGAACTTGGATTGAACTCTGTTGGATTCGTAGGTGGGATGCACGGTAACATTATTGATGCCTTCGAGGCTGGATATACAGCAGGTGTTAAGTCTGTAGACCCTAACATGAAGGTTGACGTACAATATGCAGACTCATTTACAGATGTTGCTAAGGGTCAAATGATTACTAAGACTATGATTGCTAAGGGTGAGAAGGTTATCTTCCAAGCATCAGGAGCTGTTGGTAATGGGGTATTCACAGCAACAAAGGAAGCAAACTCAAAGGTTGCTAATGATTCTAAGGACAAGGTATGGGTATCTGGTGTTGATATGGACCAAACTGATATGGGTAACTATACAGACGCCAATGGTAAGAAGGCTAACTTTGTTTTGACTAACTCCCTAACGAATGTTGGTCGTGGGTTGGAATTGATTGCTAAACAAGCTCAAGATGGTAAGTTCCCTGGTGGAAAGACTACCGCCTATGACCTTAAGGAAGGTGGTGTAGGCATTACTACTAAGAACCTAAACGATTCTGAGAAGAAGGCTACTGATAAGGCTAAGCAAGACATTGAAGACGGTAAGATTAAGGTACCTAACCATCCTGCTGGCTCAGACTACAACCAACAATTCTAAGGAGAACTAAATAGTAATGGAAAACTATACACAAGTAGCAGAGTCACGAGGATTCTGGGAGAATGTTAAGCACAACGTAAAGGCGCTGTTCACTTTACAGTACTACAAGGAGGGGTTCTCTGGATGGACACCACAATCTAGGGTATGGTGGGTAATTGGATTAGTTGTATTGCTAACAACAGGATTTGCACATGGGTTTGACTCAATGACTATTATATCAGTCGTAGGTGGGGCAATCGGATTTACGTGTACTCTAGCTATAACTAATAATAAAAAATTGAACGGATTACTTGGTTTTGTTAGCGCGTTCATGATTAGCTATGTAGCTTTCCATGCGGGTAACTATGCTGATATTTTCATGCAATCCGGCTATGTACTGTTCTTGGATATCCCCGTGATTCTGTTCGGTATGGCGTGGCAAAACAAGAAGATTAAGACTATGGATAAGCAAGGTTGGTTAATTCTTATCATTGGATTGCTAGCAATGTTTGGATTGCTATACTTTATTGACACACACGTATTTGTATCTCCACGGCCAGTAATTGATGCTTTCTCAGCAGCCGTTGGATTTACTGGCGCATTCTTGATGCTAGGTAAGTACTCGTCTCAATACTGGATGTGGACACTGCAGGGTGTTATGTCCGTAACACTTTGGGGTATTACTGCTATGCAAGGTGACGCAAATTGGGTCTTATTTGCTACGTATGTTCTATACCTAGGTAACGACCTTTTGGGATTGTTCTTCAGTCCATGGTCTGCACGCAAGATTAAGTAAAGCTACTAAAGGTCTAGGGAAACCTAGGCTTTTTCTATGAAAGGAAACAACTAACTAATGTTCACAAATTTTACAACAAGCTCTAAGTGGATTGGCACTCTAGGAGCTACTGCCATCCTAGCAGTATCACTAGCATCTGGTGTAACCTACCTATCGGCCCTAACCCTCTTGGGGGGATTGCTAGGATTCCTATCAGTTATTCAAATTGTTAACCGAAACTGGTGGGCTGGTATTACTGGAACCCTATCTGCATTTATCTATATTGCTATTGCCATCATTGCTAAGAACCCTAGTGATGCTATCCTGAACGTAGTATTTCTAGCTGCCTTAGATATTCCTATTATTCTGAATCGGGAATGGCAACATGATGCAGAGCCTCATTCTATTACAGGTAAGCAAGGCCTAGTCCTATTTTCTATCTTTGTAGTAGCTTTCCTTGGGTTGCATTTCATGGAAGTATACCTGACTCACACCCCTAGGGCTATTTGGAGTCCTCTAGCAGCCACTCTAGGAATCGTTGCAGCGGTCTCTACAGGCTATATGCGGGTTAAGCAAGGGTTCTTTATCTGGTCAGCTCAGAATGTCCTACAAGTGGTCCTATGGTCCATCACAGCCTCTATGGGTGACGCTACATGGGTGATGGCCGTGACTTATCTATTCTATACGTTGAACGCAGGAAGTAGTTTCTTCAACGGTAAGTGGTTTGCTAAGAAGGAGGTATAGCGTTATACGGCTCTAGTAGTCTCCATGCTATTATGTTGACACTAAATATTATGTGTGCTATACTATAGATATGGAGGAGCATAACTATGAACACTATTGTTAGCAACTTTTATCTGATTAAGGTAGGAGGAGAGCCTAGTTACATTGGCTATACCAATCGACCTATCAAAACTAGATTTAAAGAACATTTAATAGATAAAGACTTTGGAGATGAACTAGTAGAGTTAGAAAGCCTAGGTAGCCTAGAATATAAGTTCACGTGGGACTATGATTTAATTACTGGATACGCTAAAGAAGTTTCTGATAGAGAAACTGCGTTAATTCAGTCCTATGGCACTAGTAATAGTATTTGGCAAAAAGGAACTAGCGGAAGCATTGGTGGACAAACTTGGGCTAACATCAAGTACTTCGTCAGAACCAACCGAGATAACCCTAAGTTCAGGGACATGAGTGAGCATGGCATTATTGAATACCTAGCGACAAGTAACAAGGTGTCTAGATATACAGGCAGTTTCATAAGTAACATGGATGACCCAGTGGCTATCTACATGAAAAACTTTGTAAATCATATGGACGACCCTGTAGATAGTTACATAAGCCATTTTGTAAGCACTATGAGGGACCCAGTAGATATCTACATTAATAACTTTGCGGGAAATATGAATGACCCCATAGCGGTGTACATGAGCAGTTTTGTAAATAATATGGATGACCCTATTGCGGTCTATATGAAACATTTTGTAAGCACTATGGATGACCCGGCAGCTACTTATATGAAAAACTTTGTGCATGGTATGGATGACCCTGTGTCGATTTATATGAAGAACTTTGTAGGCCGTATGAACGACCCTGTGGCTATATACATGAAGAACTTTGTATATAATATGGACGACCCTGTATCTTTATATATGAAGCACTTTGTAAGTGGCATGGATGACCCAGTATCTATCTATATTAGAAGCTTTGTAGACCATATGGGTAAGCCTAATAATGACTAGGTTATGTTAGTAGCATGCTAAAGAAAGAAGGAAAAATAAATGACTAATATATCAATCACATACACGAAGAACTCAAAGGGGAAGTTTGACTTTGTTGCAGAACAAAATGGTGTTAAGGTTTACACTAAGACTTACTCACCACGAGTATCTGAAATGCAACACTTTATGGGATACGCATTGGCAGAAACTGCTAACCGTGAAGCACAATCAGAGCTACAGCGTAATCCAGAATTCAAGTGGGCTAACTTTGAAGAATTCAAGTCTTGGATTGGAAATCCTGAATTACGTAACAAGGCTGTAGCTTTTTATCATGAGAACGAAGAAGAATGGACAGCTAACCCTACTAAGGGGTGGTACTACAGTAGACGTATGGTCTGACTTCCAGATTGATAAGCTAAATAAGTATAAGTAAACCTAAGGAATCTAGTTGACAGCTAGGTTCCTTTTTGCTATACTAGTGTTATACTAAGAAAGAAGGAAAACGTTATGAAACAACATGTCACCCTTAGAGCTTATACCTCAGACCCTTCCTATGGTTCATCAGTATTTGCCTCGTTTACACCAGAGGACCAAATCATAGTTGAATCACTTGACTCTAAAATTCCCGTAGAAATTACCTTAGACGGACTAGGCGCTGGTAATACGATTATGTTCATCACACATTATGGTAGTGACCTAGTAGACGCCCTTATTAAGGTGTATGGTACTTATGAAAATATCTTAGAAAACGTAACTTTATATATTACAAACGGCCATACCTACCATTCTACGGAAGAACTATCTGAGGATTACTTTGAGGGAATTAAAGTTGTACGATGAAGCATACGAGAAATACCGTGAAGAGAAAGCTAGGGAAGCCCTAGAAAAGCTATTAAGCATGAGCGACGAAGAGCTTGCTAGTATCCTTTCGGGTGTCCCTGAGGAGGAGACGATGCGAGCTCTAGGTTATACTAAGAAAGAAGGAAAATTATAATGAAACCTAAGGAATTAAAGGTTGGTGACAAGGTGTACCTAGTTAAGGAGCCCTCATTCCTGTTTACCGATGCGCTATCAGAAGTAGTGGAGGTTACTAAGGTCACAGGAGCTAGCGTTTATGTAGATGACGCTCGGTTCCCTATCAGGGCTACATTTCCCCTACTATATAAGGCTAGGAGTATAGTTGATAACACCCAACATCTATGGCTGACTAAGGAAGACTACCAAGCACACCTAGCAGAGCAACGAAAAGCTAAGGAATCTAGGGTTGCTCTAGCCATGCACCAAGTTACAGAAGGTCTAAGCAGTTTATCAGATAACCAGCTAGATAAGCTAGCGACTAATCTAAAGAAAACTCTAGTCAGCCTAGGTACTACGGATGAGAAGTAAAGACAATGGTAAGTCCTTAGCGCCTTGGGAGTTCTACTATAGGGGTGACCTACCATTAGATAAGGTTGCTAAGCGTCACAAGAAAGATGCTAACAGGCGGAAACGCCACCTAGATAAACAGCTAGATAAGAAAGAAGGAAATAATAATGGATAATAAATATGCAGAGACTTATCGTAAGGGTAAGGACGTGGATAGCCTTACAGAGGCTGAGCTAGTTTCCCTAGGTGAAATGTTGGCAAATAATATGGTCGACTGGGGAACATGTGAGTGGTATGAGTCCTGGGAGTGGGACACCGAGGAATTGCCTATCTTTATCGCTAAGGCTGAGGAATTAGGTCTGATTAGAAAGCGTAAGTTCCATACAGTTACTGTTGAGAAGGTTGTATACGACGAGGACTAGATAAGAAAGGAAACTCATATGACCCAGAAGATAACACTACATGCTGATATATTCGAGGTGTTAAATGCAAATGCATTTATTCACCTAGGAAATTTGGAGAAACGTATGTTAAGTCATGTTAATCCTAGTGAACCCCTAGAAATAATCCTAGATGGCGATGAGCCTAAGAACGCATTTGGGTTTATCTCTCACTACTTCTATGATGTTATAGATATCCTAGTAGACGTCTATGGTTCATGGGACAAGGTGTTGGTTAACGTCAACTGGACATTGCGTAATGGTACGCTATCACGTCAAAAAGCAGAGTTCCTAGAGGACGTTCTAGGTGGCATGCAGACTAACGTACACATGGAGGATTTTAATGAACATTCCTAAGAACGTCTATTACACACTACCTACTAAAGAACGACAGGCTTTCTGGACAGAATGGCTAATTCAGGTACTAGCATATTTTACAGGATACTACTCATGGTTCTACCTGTTCCCGCTAGTACTAAACCGGACACCACCTAAGATTACTATAGCATCAAGTGTAGCTGTAGGTATTGCTGTTATCTTAGTGGTTACCTTAGTATATAAACCTCTAGGTAGACTCCTACCGTCTGGGTATACTACAGTTATTTATTCTCTATCTGACACAGACGATAATAAAACGTATATGCTAGTTAGGGGTAAATATATCTATGGTAAAGCCACAGGAACCATCTACACAACTGAAGAGGCTAAGGAGCTGCCCTTAGAAGAGTTTCTAGCAACTTACCCAGAGACATATGTTACTGAGGAAGGTCAGGTAGAAGTGAAATGAATTATGTAATTGCTAGTGACTTTCATGACGACTATAAGACCTTAGAGCAGCTCTTAACTACCTATAATGGGTCTGATGTACAGATAGTTTTGCTAGGGGATTATTTTGACTCTAGGGGTAGTAAGGGTGACCCTAAGGAGATGGCTAGGGTTCTCACTAGTCTATATAAGGGTGAATATGAGCTTGCTAATGAGCCTATCATCTTGCTAGGTAATCACGATGATTTTATGCTAGGCACAGTAGAACAATCTAGCCTAGACTACCAAACGTGGATGCTGAATGGTGGTAAGCGTACACTAGATAGACTAGGCTTTCACCATAGAATTACAATGGAGAAGGCTAGGGAATTCCTATTAGAGGAATACCCAGAGGTAATTTCATTATTGAGTAACGCTAAGTTGTACTACGAAAATAGTGATTTAATTGCACTGCACGCAGGGTTGGACTGGTCCTTAGACGACCCTAGGGATACTTCTATGGAAGACATGCTGTGGCTTCGAGAAGAATATCTCGGAGACCTACCAGATAACCCTATGCCAAATAAGCTAGGTAAGCCTATTGTAACTGGACATACTCCGGTACAGAACTATCAGGATAGTAGTGATATTATGATACTTAAGGCAAACGATGCTTGCCAGCCCATGTTTTTAATCGACGGAGGCTCGAACAGTGGGTATAGCAATGGTAAGGTAAACGTGCTAACGCTTAGCTTTTAATAGAAACACCTAGGTTGAGTTAGACTTGAACTAGGTGTTTTTCTATGCTATGATATAGATATTGATAGAGAATTAGGAGGAATAAAGATATGTGGCCATTAGAACATTATATTGTAGAGGTACATAGCATTACACCTGTAACTGATAGCTGGACAGAAAAGTTTGAAGATGCGCTTGTTGCGGTAGACATTACAGATAATGTGTATGGTACCATTACTAGGCGCACTAGAGTATTTAGTGAACCTGAGTGGGCTGAAATTAAGAATAGGGGTTGGTACTATGGATAGTAGAGGTAAGATTATATCTAGTTTCTATGTAATTAAGATAGACAATCGGCCGATATACATAGGCTATACTAACAGAAATTACTTAGCTAGATTTAAAGAACATATTCATCAGAAAGACCTGCCTGATACTGCTACGATTGAGCTGGTTGATACAATGTCTTTTGACTTCACATGGGATGAGCAAAGAGTCTCAAAAAATGCTAAGGCTGTTTCTAATATGGAGAATTATCTTATACGCAAGTTTAATACTACAGATAGTGAATACCAAAAAGGAATAGGAAATAATCTTGGAGGACAAACTTGGAATAGCGTTAAATCTTTTGTACGGAGTAATAAAAATAATCCTAGATATATAAGCATGAGTAATAAGGAGATATTAGAATATCTAGAAAACTACCAGTCTAATAGGAAGTATCTAGGACACTTTATTAGTAATATGGACAGGCCAGAATCTATATACTTACAGAAGTTTATTATTCATATGGAACGAACTGAATATACCTATTTACGTAATTTTGTTATAGATATGAATAGACCTGAAGCTACATATATCAGGAGTTTCATCAGTCACATTGAACGAACTGAGGCTAGATATATAAAGGACTTTGTTAGTCATATTGATAGACCTGAATCTACGCACTTAAAAAGCTTCGTTAGCAACATGTATAGACCTGAGGATAGGTACCTAAAGAGCTTTATACATGATATGAACAGGCTAGAGTTTACGTACTTAAAGGGGTTTATTAGTCATATGGATAGAGCTGAAGGTATATACTTAAGTAACTTTATTAAACGCATAGAACGAACTGAATCTACATATATAAGTAACTTTATTAACCGCATAGAACGGCCTGAGTCTGTCTATATCAGTAATTTTATCGGCCGTATGAAATAGCCTTGACAAGTAAAACAGTCTAGTATATACTTATAAGCATAATAAGAAAGAAGGAATTAATAATGGCTACACAAATTTCAATCACATACACTAAGAACACTAAGAACAAGTTCGACTTCTCAGTAATCCAAAACGGAGTACCTTTGTTCTTTAAGACTTACTCACCTGTTATTAAGCAAATGCAACACTTCCTAGGATATTCTCTAGCTATTGTGGCACAGCAAAAGGTTGACGCAGAATTAGCTTCTAACCCAGAGTTTGCTTGGTCAGACTTTAACGACTTTAAGTCTTGGCTAGGTAATCCAGAATTGCGTGAGGACGCCTTAGCTTACTACGATAAGCACATTGAGGAATGGGCTAAGAACCCAGCTAAGGGTTGGTAAAGTAAAACTTATGAGCGCCTAGGCGGATGTTATATTGACGGGTTAACATTTTGATTCTAGATACGAAAGGTAAGTGCGTGGGTACGGACTACGCTAGGTAAAGATATGAGACAAAAAGAGTTCATGGATAAGTTTGGATTAGTTCAGGTAAGGCATGACCTATTAAACCGAGCCCACGATGGCAGCTTAGTTATGCAAGATACTAGCCAGGGAATCCTAGTAGAAATTACATGGAATATGGTTGGCTACTCAGGAGTTGTTAGGGTAGCCCACGTTGGTTCAGGAATTGTACACGCTAGGAACCTAAATGAACTACTAGATGAAGCTAGTGTTGTCGTTGAGGACTTACTAGCAGAACGTAGCTAGGATAACTAAGTATTGGAAATTATCAATGGCTTTTCCTAGCTTGCCTTACGAATCGGCAACAGCTTTTCAGGGTGAGTAAGTATTGCACATCGGCGACACCTTTCTAACCACCTAAAATAACCTAGATGACTAGCCGGCATGGGATGGGACTAACCTCGCTGCCTATCCTTACCTTACGTTATCTAGGTTATTTTTTTACCCTTTATATAGTAGAAAGGTATTAAAAGTAGCACTCTAATCAGGTGTTATCCTTAGAGCCCCTAGGGTTTATGGTGTTTTAAAAAAGTAACCTAAAATTAGTTGAACAAAAGTGTTGACACTTTAACTAGGCTAGGCTATACTTAAGTCATAATAAGAAATGAGGAATTTAACTATGACTAAGCGCTTTGCAAACAAGATTGATATTGATGTAGTAGAAACTAGTGAACTAGCTAAGGAAGCACAATCACTAGTTATGCTTATGGCTACTCAAACTTACTTAGAAAATACTAAACTTTACTCAGTTGCTTATGATGCTAATTTTAACGCAGGCCGTGTTAGCTTAGACCAAATGACTGTCTTGAATGAGTACCTAGAGGCGGGTGGTGTAAATATTGAGCATACTTATCTAGGTGAGCTAGCCTACCTATACCAAACAGTGTTCGACTTACTAGAGAACATTTTTGAAGACTAGTATATCCAACAGTCAACGGGTGAGAACGACTGATAAACCCGTTATCGTTCATAAAACATTTTGTAACATATTTGTAATTGACAAGCTAATAACTAGCTGATATACTATGTATATACTAAGAAATGAGGAATTACCTATGACTGATACTAACTCAACTAAGAACTTGCAACGTGCCTTTAACCCTATGATTAAGCAGTGGGACTTAATCACTAAGGCAACACCTGATACAATTACATTCTACTCAGGTAATACTATTGACGCTAAGGACGTTACAATTACCTCAGAATAAACTGTTGACACTAACTAACATATAGGTTATACTTAAAGCATAATAAGGAATGAGGAAAATATTATGGACTTTACACCAACGTTTGAGCAATTAAAGAAGTTTGCTACTCATGAGTTAGATGACAACCACTTATCGCACTCAGAAACACGTAAGTTTCTAACAAGTACCTATGGTGTATCGGATGATACCGTTGAGCAAGTATTTACTGAAATCAATTAAATAAACTGTTGACACTAACTAACATATAGGTTATACTAATTATGTTAGTTAGTTATGAGGGACTTAGATAACTAGGTTCTTGATAACTAACTAAAAAGTTAGATAAAACTGTTGACAATAGATATAATGAGGGTTATACTTAAGTCATAATAAGAAATGAGGAAAAATAACATGGCAACTTCAAACTTTAACTTAAACGGTATGACAAATGGACTTAACGCTATTCTACCCTATACGCCTGAGAGCTATGAGGACTTCCTAGCTAACAACGACTTTGAGGGCTTCTCAGAGGATGAACTTGAGGGTATGTATGAAGACTATGTATCAACATTCTCAGAACTAGATACCTCAGTAGAGGACGCTATGAGTAACATTAAGTATGACTTGCAAGATAAGGGATACACCCTAGAGGAAGATGATACACAAGTTAAGGTATTCAAGGGTAATACACCTATTGCACGCTATGAGGTTATGTATGGATACTATGAAGGTGCTCAAATTGAGGTAGAGTTACTTAAGGATAAGGACTTTATTGAGGACTTATATAACACGGGTGAACTTGACTTTGAGGACTACATTACGGCGGTAGCTGAGGAACGTGATATTTACATTAAGGATGACGAAGACTTATACACACCACGTGACTTTGAGGAATTAGAGGATATTGTAGATACAGAAACTTATGACGAATTTGTAGCCAAGGTTTACTCAGATATCGCTAAGGACTTTGAGGCTGAGACGCAAGAGGTGCTTAAGGTGGTGCAAGAGTACACAACACAACTAGCATATGGTGGTAGTTTCAGTAACGGTGAGGCTATGTTCTCAGTTATCTCAGACTAACTACTATAGACTAACTAAGCTAATCTAGCTAGGTTAGTTTAGAGAAACTTAGGTTTACCCCTTACCTAGGTTTCTGTAAACTAATTTAGAATTAGGTATTGACAATAAGTATAATGAGGGTTATACTTATTACATAATAAGAAATGAGGAACTTAGCTATGAAGATTTATATCAACCTAGTACCGGTTATGGAATATCCTGCTGATGGGGCACCCTATGAGGCATATAAGCGTGTCTCTATTGTGTCTGTAGATAATGAACCTAGTCAGTACCAAGAGGTGCTAGAGGTACCAAATATGGACACTGAGGAACGCTACCAAGCATATGCAGTTGTTAAGCACTTGCTAGTATTGGACGTAGTGACCGTTAAAAAGCGTTACCTAGTTAAGGGTAGTGCATACGAAAATTATTTAATTAAGTAGTTGACAACATAAGCTAACTAAGCTATACTATAACCAATAGCTAGGTTAGTTTAGAGGAACTTAGGTTTACCCCTTACCTAGGCTTCTCTAAACTAATTTAGAAATTAGTAAAAACTAACTGTTGACAATAGGTATAATTAGGGTTATACTTATTACATAATAAGAAATGAGGAAAAATATCATGGGATACACTAGTGGAGTTGCAGAGGAGTTGTACAATAGGTTTGTAGAGGGTACTTACCTAGTTGAGGATAAGTTTGAGAATGTATCACGTGAAGAGGCACTTAAGTTGTTTTCAGACGACTACAGTGAGCCCTATGATACTGAGGAGTACCTAGCTAATACTGAGGACTTTGTATATAACGAAGATTACTCTATGTACTATGATACTGATAAAAATGAGGCTACAGTATATGTAGAGAGCTTTAGCTATGTGAATAGCCTAGCAGAGGGTGGTTATGCCTATACGCTAACGCCTGAAGCACAAGTGCGCTTTGAGGACGGTGAAGAGGTAGGTGAGGATGACTTTACATCTATTCGTCTAGCAGTTGCTGGAGAGCGCCTAGGGGACATCTCAGTATGGTATGACATTATTAAGGAGACTGTAGGTGGACGTGACTTTGAGGAACGTAGCGTATCACAATACAATGGTGATATTTACGATAACCTAGAGGAATTTAAGCACTACATTATTGACGAAATCAACCAATAAAACTAGTTGACAATAGGAACTAACTAAGCTATACTATAACCGATAGCTAGGTTAGTTTAGAGGAACTTAGGTTTACCCCTTACCTAGGTTTCTGTAAACTAATTTAGAATTAGGTATTGACATTAAGTATAATGAGGGTTATACTTATTACATAATAAGAAATGAGGTAAGACTATGCCAATGATTACAGAGAGGGAACTAGCACGCCTAGTGAATCCAACTGATTCAACATGGTTGGATGAGCAGAATAAGCTAGTATCCAAGCAAGAGATGATTAGTAGTATCGGACTAGGAATGCTACTATCCAACATTACAGATACACTAGGGGGCTATGATGATTAACATGTTAAATAGCCCTAACCTAGAATACGTCGCAACAGTCGTCTACCCTGAGGAGCGTATGATTGACCTATACAACGTCAAGGATAAGCAGGTAACTATTCTAGTACAGAATGACCACTATCACTACTGGAGGGCTAATGGACATGTATTAGATAACCCTAGCACTAGCAACATTGTAGATACACTAGCCAAGGCGGGTGTAGGTGACCTAAGCTACTCAGAAATTATCTTAAATAAGTAGTTGACACCTAGTAGCCTATAGGTTATACTATGTATATACTAAGAAATGAGGAACTTACCTATGACAAAGCTAGTAGAGATTAAGAACGTACGTAACACTGAGGGTGATAAGTTGGTACGCGTCAAGAATGGTTATTCATATCCAGTACTAGGTGATAATCTAATGTGGGTATATGATACTGACGTAGAGGGTGTTGTTGACGATGACCCCGTATTCACAGTACCAGCTACTTACACACCAGATTTTCAGTATGAGGTTGTCAAGTTTGACTATGTACATGCTAAGGATGAAAAGAAGTTAAACTCAGTCTTGACAAAAGGTTCACGTGAGTTTAAACTATATACAGTAGGTGATAAGGTAGAGATTTACCTAGCAAATGGTAAAACAGAATTGCTAGTAACTACTAAGGACAACCTAGTCAGTGCTATGGCATGGCTAGCAACTGTATAAAATAAGTGTTGACACTAACTAACATATAGGTTATACTAATTATGTTAGTTAGTTATGAGGGACTTAGATAACTAGGTTCTTGATAACTAACTAAAGAAAGTTAGATAAAACTGTTGACAATGAGTATAATGAGGGTTATACTTATATTATCAATTAAGGAAATAGAGGAACTTATATTATGACTGTTAAATATGTAGAACAAATGGTACTTAAGGCTATGGATGATATGGACTTAGTGCAACGTAAGAACAACGTTACTGTAATGTATAACTCAGATGATAAGACGTTGCGGGTGACACGATTTGACACAACCGTGCTAGTGCTAGACTTTGACGCATATGGTAGCGACGGATATAAAAGTAATGAAGTAGGGGTTGTCATGTGGCTTGTTACTAGCAAGACAGACGCAGACGCTTTGAACACGGTGTTTGAAACACTGACTAGTGTAGGTGAGCATATGCCTGATTTGAAGTTCGGTTATCGAACCGTGAACGGTGGTGGTTATGTACAGTTCTCAGACGGTACAGAATTTGAGTAAGACAGATAATACTAGGAACTAACTAACCAATAGCTAGGTTAGTTTAGAGAGATTTAGGTTATACCCCTTACCTAGAGTTCTCTAAACTAATTTAGAATAAACTGTTGACAATAGGTATAATGAGGGTTATACTATAAACATAATAAGAAATGAGGAAACTAATATGTTTAATTTGTTTAAGAAACAACCTGATAAAGCGCCTGTAGGGTTTATGCGGGATAAAGAGGAAGATGTAAAAACAGCTACACTATGGTTAGCCTTACAAGATATTGTAGACAAGTTTAACGTTAAGCTAGATACTATTGAGAAGGAAAATATAGTTATCTATGACAATAGACCACCTAGGATGAGCAAGGCTACATTAGAAACATTAGATAATCATATAATTACCTTAGAGCTTTATTCAGGAAATAATTTTATGGAACACGATAAGGACATCTCAATAACAGTTGATAACTATGAGGCTATAGATATGCATTATACTAAGGTAGCTAGTTATCTATCAAGTTGTGGTGTTATGGAAAAACAATCTCAGTTAGATGACTACGTTGCACTAAAGGGCTATGTAATTAACAATAAACACCTAAGAGAGTTTATCGATACATTTATATTTTAAACCAAATTAACTATTGACACTATAACTAGACTAGGTTATACTATAGTCATAATAAGAAATGAGGAAACTATTATGTTTAAACGCCTATTTAAGAAACAACCTAAGGATACTGTAGATACACCACCAGCAGAACTAGAAACTAAAAAAGATAAGACGGCTGAGTTAGAATTATTTACGCAAGGACTAATCTCACGGCTTAATCAGATACACAATATTCTAGCTAGCTTAGTTGGTTCTCATGACTACAAAGAACTAGAGCCAACTGACGAACCAGTATCAGGCCCTTTTACTGTGCTATATGGCTTTGCATTCACTAGTGACGATAACCATAACATTAAACTATTTTTAACAGGTGACTACCATATGGTACTAAAGGTGGATGACAACCTAGTAGAATTGCTAGCTAGCTTTAGCATGGGTAGAGCAGTGCAACTAACACTAGACCACGGTGTACAGTATAGTCATAGTTACCCCTTACTAAGTTTTGCTAACCAAATTGCAGAAACTATGGGAAACACCACCGCCTATGTATCACAAGTACGCCCCGTTGATAGATAAGGGGCTATTGAGGAAAATGCTATCTTAGTAGGTGTACCTAGCACGTGCAGTAGCTACAGTGTCCCCTATAAGGTAGAGCTCATTCAGGATAAAGAAACCGTACTATCCCTATATAACCCTGAGAAGACTACAATTACCGCTGTACTAAAGAATGGTAAACAGGTAAACATAGCACCCTCTAGTCAAGGGGTAGATACCTTTATTGATACCTTTATACACTAGATAGCTATAGAGCTTACCTGAATTAGGTAGGCTTTTTATTTTAAACAAATAATAACAGTAGGGTTTACTATTATTACCCCTATAGAGAACATAGCAGTATATGGTAGACACATTAGAGTACACTATAGAGAACTAACTATACTATATAACAAGCCTATTCAGATACTACTATATAATAACCTTAGAGAACTACACAGTACTAACTACTATAGCTATACTTAATCATAACTAGTCAGCCCTAGACTACTATAGAGATGATACTAGCACATAACTAGCCAGCCTTAGATTAACTTAACTAGTCAGCTATTACTTAGTCATCCCTTATATTAACTTACTTAGCCACTATCAACTAGTCATCCCCAGCACGTTTTTCCGTAAAAGTTAATTCTATAGGCATTCTAGTGTGTCAGTGTAGTACCTAACTACTACACCTAGGCAATATTCTAGATAACCGCCTAGTTTCACCTAGAAACACTTAGAAATCTCTAGAATTACATAGTTTCCTCTAGAAACCCTCTAAAACGTCGCTAGAGCCCGCTCATGGCATTCTAGCGTTATTATAGGGTAAAACTAGGGGATGAGCCTAAAGTGGCTTAGAGAGGCTTATACAGCCTTACAGGGCTTACCTAGTGTATGCTAAGTATCAATAGCTCTAGGAAGCCTAGAGAAGCCTCCTAAGAACGCCTAGGAAGCCCTCACTAGTAAATACACCTAAGCACGCTTAGGAAGCCCTTATATGGCTTTATGTGGCTTTATAGGGGATGTCTAGTAAGCCTTGACAGAATGCCTAGAGTATGCTAAGCCTATATATAGGGTAAATTAAGGGTTGACAAATAGGCTTAAAGAGCTATAATGTAAGGCCCTTTTAGCTCTGATAGTGTAATAGTTTTGTAATATAAAACACTAGACAACCTAGTGTATATAGGTTATACTAAGTATATCAATTAAGGAAATAGAGGAAACTATCATGACTAAGAATAAGCAGACAGGACTAAACAACGACTACATCAGTATGCACGACCTAGAAACGTATACTAAGGAACGGGTACGTAAGCACATAGCCTCTAAAGGCTTTAGGTTGTTTGAGCACCCTAGCTTTGCTAGTGTCCTGATCGTGGTTAAGGATAACAAGGTACTAGGTACGTATAACTATAGTCTATTGCGGGATAATGCACATACAAACTCTGTATTGGCTAACCCTAACGAATACTTACTCGAATTTAAGCTATAAGGCTAAGCTATCACGTAACTTAACTGTAATATAAAGTACTAGACATCCCCTAAGTAATGGGTTATACTAGTATCATAATAAGAAATGAGGAAATTACTATGTATCTACTACTATCACTAACACCTGTTATTTGTCTTACAATTATAATTATCTCTATGTTGGGGATGATTTGGGCGTTATTTGAGGATGATAATATTAAGCTAGCCATAACGTTTTTCGTAGTGTCCCTAGCTATGGTATTACCTATGTTAGGTTCAGTACAAGCGTTATCGACACATACTGAGCAGAACCTAGTTATCACTGAGAGTGGTCAGGTAGCTAAGGTTATTACTAATGTTCATAGTGTAGACCGTAGAGACGGTGGAATTATAACGTACACTGACCGTAATGGACAAGTAGGTGAAATTGTAACTAGTATTGACCGTCGTGTGAATGTACAGAATAGACACCTATACAAAAAGTAGCAGTCAATCAGTCATCCCCTAATGTAACCTAACTGTAACATAAAACTATAGACAACTAGTATAGCCTAGGTTATACTAGATACATAATAAGAAATGAGGAACTTAGTAATGAACAAGTATACAGTTAGAAAAGTAACTATATTGTTGCCTATGGTTATCCTAGGTATTGGAGCACTAGCGTTGGTTAGTTTCTTTGACCTAGTTATGGTGCTAAATATCCTAGTATCATTCTATGTATGGGCTAGCCTAATCAGCCTAGTAATTGGGCTGGTTGTTTGGTGGTACTTACTAAAGGTAGTTGCATACATGCTAGACACGCTGTATACTGTATAAGGTAAATACTAGGGGATGAGCCTAGAATGGCTTAGAGAGGCTGTGAGAGCCTTACATAGGCATTCTAGGACATCCCCACATAAGGAGGAAACTATGATACCAGTATTAGTTGCAATAGGTGCTTCAATAGCCCTATTTGGAATACTAGACAGCCTAGGGTATAAGGTAGTAAAAGATAAAGCAGAGACCCCTAGCTATATCTCAGACATGGAGCATGAACTAAGTGTTGCTAGGTTAGACCAGGAGAACTCTATAGAGGTTCTGAGAGAAGAACTAAGTAGGGTGATTGCTAAGGAGATACCTAAGGCTATTAAAGCTGGTAAGGACTACATTGCCCTAGAGTTAGACTTAGCAGAGACTGAGTATAGTAGTGTTGAGGTTAGCTTAATCATAACCCCTAGTCAGATGAGCCTACTTAGGCTGTATAGTATGGATAATGAGTGGGCTAAGAAAACCCTAATTGAGCCTAAGGTTGCTAAGTACATCTCAGACGTAAGGCTCTATGTAAGTTCAGCTGGATATGGGGAATATGCTAGGTTTACTGTATGGGTTATCTATAAGGAAGTAGACTAAGGAGGAAGCTATGTATTGGGTAGTATTGCTAGATATTATAGTAGGGCTAATTATAGCTACCCTGTGGGGGATGATACTCTATGGTATGCTTACTAGTGGTATCCTAGTGTGGACTATAATCGGACTAGTAATTATTGCATGGCTAGTATATAAAGCGTGGAAGGCTAACTATACCAATTCTAAATAAGCAATCTCTCACTATAGGGGATATTAGAAAATCTAAGTTAGAAACGTTGATATATAGGCATTCTTGAAATTAGGGGATGAACTATACCAATTACAGTTGACCTAGTGTATGGCTAGTGTTATACTATGTATATACTAAGAAATGAGGAACTAGTGATGAAACATTACATTGTAGCAAACAAGAGGCAGGAATTTGACGTATTATGTAAGCTAGAGGATGAGGGCTTTATGTGGGTAAACAGCAACAAGCTACCAACCGAGCATACTGTATCAGAGTTCCCCCATGTAATCATTGCTGATAATAATAAGAACAATACTATTATGTGGTCTGCCCGTGAAGTTGACTTTGAGAGAAATGTTGTATACGACGGACGAAAGGATGAAAAGATGACAGAGGTTAAGAAGTATAAGGTAACTAAGGAATTCATGGATGAGATAGTGGCTTGGCGTGATAAGCAGCGTATAGACGCAACTAGAGGATACGGCTTTGTATACCTTGATAACTTAGATAAAATACCTTATGTAGTAAAAGCATGGTGGTTGTATGATAATACCTCTATGGAGCGTAACAACCGCCTAATTGCAATTATCAGCTGGTTGAATGGGGATGAAGTATTTGAAGTAGAGAAGCCTAAGTTTGTCGTACGTAGTGATAAGACGGATAGCTATGGTGATTATACATATGTAGTTGTTAAGGGTGGAACTACCGCTACTAGTTATTTTCTATCTAATGCTACTAAGTTCTCTACCCGTGAAGGAGCGCAAGAATGGGCTAACTCACATCAGGTAGTTATTGAAGTAGACGCAGAAGGATAAGCTAGACATCCCCTATGTAATCGTGTATACTATAGATATACTAAGGAGGAAATAAGAGTGTATAATACCACTAAGGAAGAGCTAGAGCAAGCTAAGTTGGCTAGGCTTAACCCTGATAATAAGGTAATAGTAGCTACAGTAATTAACCGTATGCTAGATAAGTACCTAGTGAAGGCTATTAAGCGGGATAATCTAATAGTCTATCTAGTAACGAGCATTGACTATGCTGACGTAGGTGATTTTGAAACTATGCTAGTCACTAAGGAAGAGGGGGAGGCTATGGCTAGTTACCGTGGGAAGCTAGTTGACCTAGTAGTTGAACCATTTGTAGACTATGTAGACGACATTGCTAGTTCAACCTTTTCAGGAGTTACTGGTATAAATATTATTGCTAAGTAAGCTAGAATAGCCCTAGGAAGCTGTGAGAAGCTCTCTAAGGGCTTTTTGGTGTATTATAGGGTAATTATGGGGGATGAGGATAGAATGGCTTAGAAAGCCATATACGGCTTTCTAGGAATGCTAAGTCATCCCAACTAGACATCCCCTAGGTAATCGTGTATACTAGTGGTATAAGGAGGTGCAGTATGGCTAAGTATAGGCTGACTGATGAAACTAAGGTAATAGAGAATGACTATAGTAAGAAAACCCTCTATCGTATTCAGGCTATTGTAGACTTTGGAGACGTAAAGGCTGGTGACCTAGGTGGTTTTATTGAAAACGAAGCTAACCTAAGTCAAGAAGGTCTAGCATGGGTCTATGATGACGCTATAGTATATGGTAACGCCCTAGTAACCGACAACGCTAGGGTAAAAGATAGGGCTATGGTATATGATAGGGCGTTAGTAGCAGATAATGCTGTTGTTATGGGTAGAGCTGAAGTATATAACAGGGCTATGGTCTATGGTACTGCTAGGGTAGGGGGTAACGCATGGATAATGGCTGACACTATGGTCTATGATAATGCTAAAGTATCTAGTGGATACTATGATGACGCACGTAAGCTAACTGGAGATACTGACTATAGTTGGTAAGGAGGATATAGTATGATTAGTACAGCAGTAGCCCTAGTTGCAACTATGGTAACTACCTATTTTATCCTTAGTTGGGTAGATAACCTAGCTATGAAAAGGGCAATAGGTAAGGATGATAGGTCTAGTTATATCTCAGATATGGAAAATAAGCTAGATAAGGCTAATACTGAGCTAGACAAATCTATGAGAGAGCTAAAAGAAAAGCTAAGTCAGGAGCTTGCTAAGGAGATACCTAAGGTAGTTGCTAATGGTAATGATACCATACTTGTGTATCTATTATATAAACGCAGGGGTGCTTATACAATTAAGCCTAGTGTACAAATAACAGAGGCACAGTACAACCTGATTAGAAGGCATAAGGATGATACTAAGTGGGTAGATAGTCAGCTACTAGAGCCTAGGGTGGCTAGGTACGCTATGACGTACTATGTAGGTGTTGACTATAGTTGGGACGATAATCAGGGTATAACGCTACACATATCACTTGAAAGAAGGAATAGCTATCATGGAAGAAAGTAAGAGTATCTTAGAACGAACAGTTGACATGGTTATCAGCTCAGTACAAATGGGTGGTAAGGAAACACATTCTAACCTATTGTCAGTGAACGATGAAGAAACCACTAAGGAATTGCTAGCATTAACTAAGGAGCAGGTTTTTAAGTTGTTGCCTATTCAGTATGCTGACCTAGTAGACCACATTGACCTAGAGCCTAAGATTGGGGATAGTGAATATAATGGCCTATTGCTAACTGTATATCGTAAGTAACCTAAAAACACCCTAGGACATCCCCTAGGGTGTTTTTATATTGGGGATGAACCTAATCGGCAACCACCACCTAGCCTAATGTAACACAATTGTAACTTTACCTATTCATCCCCTAGTGTTATACTATGTATATACTAATGAAACAGAGGAAATAACACATGACTGCACAAGAGGCTGAGCAACTAACTAATGCTATTGAACACAAGGCAGGCATGCTATCCCTAGCTATCCGACAAGGTAAGCTAGAAAGCGATGAAACTACTGATGAATTGCTAGAGCTTGTGAAAGACGCTAAGCAAAATGGTACTACAGCCATGGAGGCTAAGCTATTGCTAGATGACTTGAACCTAGCTTTATCAGATTTGTAATACAATTGTAACTTTACACCTAGATAAATCTAGGTTATACTAAGTACATAATAAGAAATGAGGAAATAACTAATGACCGTAGTAACTGGAACGATTGAAACTGATTTTAAGGTAACTGAGCAAGAGCGCCTAGAATTTAAGGCATTGCATAAGCTACATGAGACTGAGGAATACCTCAAGACGTCTATCCGAGGCTTGCATACCTTCCTAACGATTGACGGGGATGTAGCTATCCTAGGAATGCTAGTACATGGTAAGGGGACTAATATCCGAGTGAACCTAGTATCCGGTAAGGCTAAGTCAGGAACATATGAGCAGGGTAAGCCATTCTCTATGACTGATAACCGCATGAACGAACTAGAAGACGCTATCACTAGCTACTTTAAAGCATAACTAGCAAGGCCTAGGACATCCCCTAGGCTTTTTATTATGGGGATGAACCTAGTATACTCTATCGTTACGAAATCGGCAATGACTGTTCATAGGCAAGTATCCGACATCGGCGACGACGGTTATATCAGTGTTACACATCGGCGACATAGGGTTATATAAGGCTGACATAGGGGCGCGCGTGATGGGGCTGGTGGGTGGTTGGTGGGTCTATGGTGCACTTTGGAAGCGCTGGAAGCCTTGGCACTGTAGGGCTAGGGGCATTTTTAGGTGCACTTTTTGCGCGTTTTCTACTATATAAAGGGATTTCGGGGCTGGATAGGGTGGGACTATGTAACGTATATGTAATATTTATGAAACGCTATTGTAACCAAAAGCCCGTATAGTTATAACCATAGAAGCAAGGCAAAAAGCCGACACACGAAAAGGGGTTACTTATGGCACTGTTATTATTTATGTTTATTATTGTTTTTGTTCCGCTGGTTGTTATCGGTGGACTTATTGACGGACTAGAAACACTGATCTTACCAAAATTAAAAAAATGATTTTAGAAAAGAGTTGCAATTAGTTTTAAATCTGTTACACTAAAAGAGTAGTAAGGAACAGGGCAAAAGCCCGCACAACAAAAGGGGTTACTTATGGACTATACGAAAAAGCAAATTCTAGATATGTACGTCAAGGAAGCACTAGAAACCGGTATTTCTGATACTAAGGCGGACGCACTAGAATACGCCCGAACAATGTTTGAAGTTGACTATATGGAAAATAGTATTGTGAAGGTGGGGCGCCGTTATCAACTATCTAACCAACTAATTTAAACTTAAGGGTTGCAATAAGTTTTGAACCTGCTATACTAATAAATGTAATAAGGAACAAGCCTAAAAGGCGATATACAAAGGAGTATTATCATGACTACTAAAATTATCACTAACTTGTTAAACAAGGCAACTACAACAGGGTATGCAAATGTAAACGGGCGCATGCATTATGCTTATGGGTTACAGGGTGACCTAGAAAGCAAGTATAGCGCAACCATTGAAAACGATATTCTAACGTTTACGCATTGGGGCACGACGACGCTTGAACTTGACTTAAAGGGCGCACCTACTATTATTAAGTTTTATGGTGAAGGCATGAGTGACCGTGATGCCTTAAACGGTGTACTAGAATTCTTTGGGCTTACTAGTCTAGGGCGTTTCCACTTTTACCCTAGTAAGAACATGTTTACATTGGAGAACAACTAATTAAGATAGACCGATACAAGCCGGCTGGGTGCGTAACGGAAGACTAACACAACTAAAAACCCTATGCACCCCGTGCAAGGTAACGGGATAGGGTTATAACTGATAAGAATAGGCTTATCAGTATCAAACTATAATTATATAAAAGGGGTTTTATATCATGACTAACAATGATACTATTGAAGTTGAGAATGAATTTGGTAAGGTTGTAAAGACTTTTAATAGCGTTATCGAATTGCATCAGTATGCTGAAACGCTTACCAGTGAGCAACTGGAAGGCCTATATCCTTATTTGGTTAGGACTGATAACACCGCTAAAGCGATTACGTTTGACGGCATGGAAGTTTGAAAACTAATTTCAAATTAGGGGTTGCAATTAGTTAGCAACCTGTTATACTAATAAATGTAGTAAGGAACAGGGCGTAAAGCCCGCACACAAAAAGGGGTTTTATATTATGCTTAAGCTTACACTAACAGACGCAATGGCGACACGATACAACGAAGAAACAGAAGACTGGTCAGGCAAGGAATACAGCATGTACAGTGAACAACTAACGGCAACGGGTACTAACTTAAAGGATATTTTTGTAGAATTATTTGATACGTATTTCTGGGGCATTGGTATTGACTATGCGGACCTACTAAACAACATGAAGGAAAACGCAGACGGAAACACAACGGCTATTAGCTACACGGGGGACGACTTCGGAAACTATGATAATGCCGGCAATTACTTAATTGACTTATTTTTTAAGGTTGAAACAGTCGAACCGGCAGACGTTGCCACGCTATTAAACTAAAGGGGTATTATATCATGATTAAGAACTACAAGAACCGCAAGCAAATGCTAAAAGAATTTGGTGTGACTGATATGGATATTATGGACGCCGTAACTGATACGAATATTATCTACTCAGACCACCGTTTGACGTTTGATTATGAAACACTAGAAACCGTCGCAACGTCCGCAGGTACATACGGTGTGAATGGCGCAGTGATTAAGGCAACCCGCAAAGGTTACAATGTACCAACCTACTTTGGTATTAAGGGGCGCACTAGTCTATTGTTTAAGGTGGTAGCATAATGAAGTTATTAGCATACGGGACGGCGTGGGCGCTGGTTATAAGTCAATGGAACGACTTACACGCCTATAGCTACAACCCAGTCACACCAGCACCAGCGGGGGCGGTTATAATTACGATACTATTTACCGTAATTCTATCAGTACTAACATTTAAAGAACTAACCAAAAAGGGGAAATAAAATCATGATTAAAACAGCTTTTACTTTTGCACTAGGCAACAGCAAGACAGCCACACAAGAAGACGCTGAAATCTACCTTAAGCTTGCTATGGCTTCCTTAGACGCCGGCGGGGCTACGTGGACAGCCCACGCAGGCGCGTACACTATGGACGACGGGACGGCCGTTATTGAGCCTAGTTACACACTGGATACACTAACGGCGGAACCTATTGAGCCGGACAAGGTGCGACGCCTTGCAGAGTTTATCAAGCGTACCGAAAAACAAGAGAGCGTCCTGGTAGAAATCACAACCGTAAACGCTCAATTTATCTAATAAAGTAATTAGCCTTAACCCTAACCGGTTAAGGCTTTTTTGTTTGCCCTAAAAGCCGCAAGGAGCCACCTAATCGCCCCGCCTATGGTTTTACCTATGAAGCGCCTAAAACGCCCGCCACGGGCCTTATACGGCTATTCTGATATATGGATATTTGAGAGACTAACGGGCGGGACTAGTTACGGTTAAACAGTGGATACTAGTTAATAACCTAAGCGGGCGCCCTAGTGGGCTGAGTAGCCTACCCCATGTTTGTGGACTATACACCCGCCCCCGTTAAAATATGGGGGTTAGCCTACCTAGGGTACCTAATTCCCGCCCTATTTTGAACCTATCATAAAACTAGCTATCTTGAAAACCCACCCCCATAACCTCACTAGTTACATATCTAGTACCCCACCTAGTGTCATACCTAAGACACCTCCTAGAGAGCCACCTAGCAGAATCTAGTACTGATATCCTGGTAGTATCCCTACACCACCTAGAACCCCACCCCGTCTACGTCAAGAACCTCTATCAATCAGACAAATGTACCTAGTGGGCTCAAACAATCTAACCATCCCCGTCTATCAGTCACCGTGCAAAACACTCCTAGTAGACTCTAGGTACCCACCTAGAGACAGGACTAGTTAATTTAGGAGACATAAGCAATAGGAGCATATACTCTTGTGAATAAAATCACGTACTATACTAGGGTATAAGAAAAGACCCTAGGTTTCCCTAGAGTCCTGACTTAATTATCGTATCCTATAATCCGATTGTTTTCTACAATGTTAAAAATACCCTCATGCACACCCCCTGCTGTATGTGCGACTTGCTCACGGATAGTTGCTGAAAATGGATAATCCATTACATCCCACCTTGTGAACTCCTGTTGTACACCAGAGGACTTAGTGGTGTAGGTGTAGGCAGCGCTTGCCATACGTGGCTCTATAGTTGTGGTAGGTGGCCCTAACGTGACCTTAACTTGAATACCTCCTGTGATGTCTGAATCCTCACCTAGGGGCTCAGTCGTTATGATAAGCTCATCATCTAGTAGTGTATAGCTATCACAACCTAGTAGCCTAGCAACCCTTTCTAAGGAGTCTCTAGAAGTCGGCATAGGTGGTAGTGGTGATTTAAACTGACGATTAAATAGTTTTCTAAACATAGGCTAGTCCTTAATAATAAACTCAAATGAGAAATATAATGTACCTGTTATTCTATCTCTATGTTTGTGAACCTTAAATGTATTTAGGTATGGTCGGAACACACTAGGTATATACTTACTTCCACTAGCATGTTCTGGCTGTTCCATAATAGCTAACTTAAGTAGCTGCTTAATTGCCATAATACTTAGGTTATCCGTATCATAGCGACTTACAGTAATCTTGTTATCTCCGTTAGCTAGTGCACGTTCTAGCCTATCTGCTAGCAAGGGGAATAGTACCGCTTTGATTTCCTCTACAGCCAACTTAGCGCGTTGTTCTCGCGTGCGCTTAGCCTTTTCTAGTTTTAAATCTAGTTGTTGTTCATAGTCTGTCATTATCGTTTCCTTCTTTCTTAGTATATGTCTAGTATAACCTAGACTAACGCTAGAGTCAATAGCGGTATGAGTGTATACTATTGTGAATAAAAGCACAAGTTAACTAAGGCATAAGAAAAGACCCTAGATTACTCTAGAGCCTTTATATAGTTTAGATATATCTAGATAACCTTAATGTTATGACTATCTACACCGTAAATATGGGTATCTCCATTAACTGTAACCTTAGAAGACACAAACACAATTCCACCACCATGTGTGCCCTTGATTACAGCATTGTCACCAACTAGTGCACGGTCAAATATTCGTACACGTCCACTTACCTTAGCGTTGTCGGCTACTAAGGACCGGTTAAATGCCTTAGCACCCTCATAAATCCATGCATCACCGGTTTGTGTTAAGTTATGATATCCTTCTACATATCCACCTAGGTCACCCCTCTTGACATCTGAGAAGTCCTTAAGCGCACGGATACGATATAGGGGCGTACCATTACCATTATTTAATTCTGATTCTACTAATTCATACTTCATTTCTACTGCCATCTAGTTTCTCCTTTATTTTTGTTAACTATAGTACAAGATGATTGTATAGTTCTGAGTGTCCACCTAGTACGCCATCTACTTTGATATATGCATACCCAAATGCTACAGCATAATCTAGTAATTCTGTATTACCAGTCACATCTGCATGGCCTACAACAATTGCATTTCCATGAATAAAAGCATCGTCTTTAACTGTTGCATGGTCTGCTACGCTAGCACTCTCTGACACCCTAGCATTACCCTTCACAATAGCATGACCATACACCTTAGCATCACCATGTACTGTTGAGTTATCCCTAACCTTAGCAAACTCAAATACACTAGCATTACCATAAACGACCGCGTCGTCATATACCCATGCACTACCAACTTGGCTTAGATTAGCTTCCTTTTCTACAAAACCTCCTAGGTCACCCTTCTTTATCGCACCGAAGTCTGTTGTCGCTTGAATACGGTAAACTGTAACACCATCTACCACCTTAGTTTCCTTAGTTAACTTATACTTCATCTAGTTTCTCCTTTATATTTGTTAACTATAGTATATCACTATGGCGTGATATAGTCAATAGCTATAGTAAAACACGAACGTTAACTATGCTATGTTATTCTAGTGTTCGCATTTGGCTTATTTGAAGTTCTTATAGCTGTCTTTTAGTCTCTTTATAGGTTGATATTTACGAACACTAGTGATAATTTCCCATAGTAGTTCACAGGTAACTATTATTACACTAAATACCATGAAGAGTAGCCCTACGACTGATACTATAAACAGCGGTAATACCATAATCATATACCAATCTGACGTTCCTTTATCAAACATATCCCTAAATACCGATAGCCTTGACATAAGGTATCCTGCTGAGTACCATCCGATAAACACTACTAGGGTCGGCCATATGAACTGCCATAACTTATAAATAGATTGTCCTAGGTAGTGTAATGTGAATCTAATAGGTTTCATAGTCATCACTAGTAGCCGTACCTACTACCTTTCCACCTATACATAAGGTAACTTTATTTCCTGATATAACCTCTCCCTTCTTATGCTCATCATTATATAAGCTATCTTTGTCATCCATTATAATAATTTCCTTTCATATTTATACTACTATTATATAATAAAACCTAGGTACAGTCAAGTACCTAGGTTTTATTATCAATGGTGTAGCATTACATAACTTCTTTCCAACTAATAGTTGCTACTATGTCAGCAATTGCATAATATTCGTTTAGTTTATCCCAGTCAAATTCTTCAAAAGAAACGTCATACCCATAACTTTTCAGTACGTCTATAATAGTATTAGTTAACGTGATATCATCAAAGTTATTTTCCTTCTTAAACTCTGTAGGGAATTTAAACGTTTCTCCTTGATACCACTTAGCCAGTGCATCCATGGTAACCTCCGTACTATTCAAAGATGCACTAACAATTTCCGGCTCAATATACTTTTCAATAAATTTGCGAGCTAGGACACCATACATGTTATAGTTTTCTCTAGCCTCTTTAGCACTAATCATAACTTATATCTCCTAAACCTTTAGCGTCTTAATCATATCAATATCATCCGTATAGTCGTTATACATGACTTCACCATTGATTTTGTTAGTATATAACTTAATCAAATCTAGGTACTCTGTAAAGTATGCAATGTGCTCTGACTTCTTATCGATATAAGTGTTAAGAGCTTCTACATTACTGCCATGACCCTTAACCGAATGTAGCCAGTTACGCAATGTTTTACGAGCACGATATGATTGTGTCTTAATCTTTACTTTATATCCTGACGCTAGGTTCGTGATTACCCACCCTTCATTCTCATCACGAGATGCCATTAGGTCACGTAGCCCCTCCTCGTTAATCATAGTGATACTTCCTAGATTCATACGGGCTGCTACGTGGTTATCAGGATAACTGGTAGCTATAGCCCAGTCCTTAGTACCACTATATACTGACATACCCTCTGTATCATTATGAACTACGTCCAAAAGGTATACACCATTATCATCATTAATTAAGTGAGGGTCAAGGTCAGTATTTACTACCTCAAACAACATTGACTCCTGCTTATGTGTAGCTAGGTATGTGTAAACTGCTTCACGCTCTTCTGGTGTAAATGTACCCATAGCAATGTCAATATACTTACCTGTAGTAACACCTCCCTTAGTTGTAAACAACACATCATCCAGTTGGTCAGCCCAGCTAGCAATGAATAGGAAGCCATTATACTTCTTTTGAATTACTGTATTATTCTCGTCCAAACGTGGTACTACCATTTCTAGCGTACTATCTTGGTTGCCGTCTACTGTAAAGAACTTTTTAAACCCACGAGCAACAATGTGGTCTGAACGGTCCATGATTAGTCCTCTAGCCTGAATAGTTCCATCATCCCATAGACCGCGTCTGAAAGCATTACGCGTAAAGTTATAGGCAAACAACCCGTTACCCATATCCTTCTCAATAATCTCTCGATGTGTCTTTAGCCCTTGACGGAATGCCTGTGGCATAGATAATCCATCACGAGGTTGCAAGTCAGGGCTATGTACCTCATTAGGGTATAGTTCAGCGTCTTCGTCACTAGTATCCAGGTTAATCCTAAATACACCTAGGTTACCTCCAAACTCCACCTGTTGTTCTAGGCTGATATTAGCATGAGCACCAGCCTTATTATAAATAGGGTTTAGGAAAGTATTTCTGTGGCCATGGATATTATTAAATTTAACAAGAGATTGTTTATCAAAGTTGAAGTTATACCCGCCTGCGCCACGAGTAAATGTTTCCTCTGGTTCCAATAGAATACGACTTACTCGTGGGTCAATAGCAGGATTAGTAATTCCTGCGTGTGTAGCCACATATGCTTTTCCATTATGCTTAAACCAAAGCATAGGCTGCATACGTCGCACAATACGCTTGAAAAGCTTCACCATTTGTTCTTCAGTAAACCCGCCATCCTTAATTTGCTTAATAGTATCTGGGAAGTCACGCCCCTGAATACCATTACCAGATACATACTTAACTAGTCGTTCCTCGTGGTTACCTTCTAGGATAACTACATTAGGGTCATCCACGTGTTCCTTGAAGAACTTAGCAATCTCATAGTTTTGAATACCTCGGTCAAACAAATCTCCTAGGAATACATATAGTGTGCTTTCATTCAACTTGTTATCTGCCGGAAGCACCTTTTTTAGGGCATCCCATGAGCCATGTATATCCCCAATAAAGATTACCTCTTCCCACTTAGATACATTCATAGGTCGCCACATGAAAAGTTCATTACAGCGGTCGTATGATGTTACAGAGACGGGGTTTGCACGACTAGGTACTGAGAACTCTTCATTATGTAGTCGCTCATAGTATGATTCTACAACGTCATCAGGAACTCGGTCATACTCTGGACGTGTGTGGTTATTAATCTTTAACTGCTCTAGTGACATGTCCTCATTAACCGTTACTGTAGTCACACGGTAGCCATATTTCTCTGCCATTTTAAGCCACTTATTAAATGCTTTAGTAGTTCCTCGCTTAAACAGATGCGTAGCGTCAACTACCGTAGTAAGTCCTTGTTGCATACGTGTTTCTACGATTTCATACGCCATCTTCCAAGCAGTACTATCTGCCGTCCATGGAAAGGACTTTTCTAGATGTGTTTCTGGTGTTTGTCCCCATACCCTTTGTGACGTAAGTGTACGTAGGTCATCAATAGACACCGTAAAGTGCTCTAGTTCATTAGTTTTAATCCATGTTGTTTTTCCTGCGCCAGGTACTCCGCGCATTAAGTATAGATTACGTGACATAATAGCTTCCTTCTTTCTTGTTTATGTTACTAGTATATAATAAAACCTAGGTACAGTCAAGTACCTAGGTTAATTCTTAATTATTGGCTAGCATTTGCTTACGAAGTTGTTGTTTAGCAACGACTGCAATATCTCTAGTAAGTGGCTTAGTTTCATCTAGGGATTGGTCAAAGGATAAACCAGACTCTGAACCAGATTCCTTTAGCCACTCCTTTACGATATCCTCTCGGAATGCCTTAATCAGACTACCCATAGACTTCATATCTAACTCAATATCACCATGCGATAAGATATTTGCTACACGTTGTTCTGTGACATAGGATAGCATAGACTCCTGAATTTCTGATAATGCTACCTTAGGCTTCTTCTCAGTCTTCTTAACACCCTTGTTCTCTAGGTAAGCATCTGTCTTGTGCTTAACTACAGGGTATGAGCTTCCTACTGTATACATAGGATACCCTTCAACTAGCTTGTATACATATCCTTCATTAGCACCTCCATAAAGAGATACATCAGACGGTGCTTGATTAATTAAGTTGCTTAGGGTATCTTGCTTAATAACCTTCTCTTTGAACTTTTCTGGAATTACTTTAGCTAGTTCGTCTAGTCCAAGTTCAGTAGCTAACTCCTCTGTCTCTACTACTAGTACATCATATAAAATAACATCCTTTGTCTTGTTAATAGAGGCCTCATAGTCTTGCGCTTGAATGCCATCCCCAAATAGCTCACCATAGATATGTGCTGTACCACGGTATCCTAGAGATACTAAGATATTCTTCATTTGTGAGATATCATCTTCTGATACAATACCCCATAGTGCATCAAAAGGCTTGCCCTCATCCTTGGTAATAATAGTAGAGCGCTTACCAAATGCCCATTCTCCTGTACTTAGGTCTACTGTGATAGAGATGTTAGACCCATCTACTTTCTCTGTAGCATACCATTGCTTATCCTTGTTTTCATAAATAGCTCGGTTCTTTTCACTAATAGCGTAGTGGTTTGTTAGGCTTGGGTAACGCATAAAGTTTAAGTTTTGATTCATTATAGCTTCCTTCTTTCTTAGTATGTTATTAGTATATAACAAAACCTAGGAACCGTCAAGTACCTAGGTTAATAGCTTATTTGTAATTATCGTAATCTTCCCACAGCTTAGGATGAGTCATAGGAAGTCTAGCCTTAATATCATCTAAGGTAGCATAGCCTTGTAGTTGCTTCTCTAGCGCACTAATCCACTCTAGACGCTCATCATAAGACTCATCATCTGGGGCGTCTGGTACATAGCTGAACTCATCATCTGAATCTATGTCATCATCATAGTACATGCTATCAGAGTAGTAGTCAATTGGGTCAACCGAACTCGCTAGGGGTACTTCCTCCTTAGCTAGCCAATAATGGTATCTTAGCTTCTCTTCTAACAGTGAGTCTTTAGGGTCAGGATGAGGTGTCAGCCATAGGTCACTAGTATCATATAGCTGCGTTAGCAGTGTATCAATAGTCATATCAATTGCTATCTCTCTACCAACTAGTGTTCCAAAGTCATTCATGTCTATCTCTGTACCTAGGTACAGCCATCTCCCTAGGTGTTCCAGTAAATAACTACGCTTTGTAGCATCTCTATAAGCTGAATTAAACCATGCATTAAAGTAGTCCTTACTATTAAATATAGCTTCATCTAGGAACCTACTAAACTTATTAGACAAGACTAACTTTGACAGTTCGTGGAGTATCTCTGGGTATTTCGATGTTGTTCCGCCTCTACCAAATGATACATTTTCCGAGTCTAGGAGTTGCCTCATATAAGGTAGTGTGTACTCATCAAATGAAATATCTAAGTTGTACCCACCATCTTTATCGTATTCTTGGATAGCTTGCGCTAGGATACTAGTCATTGCCTTAAACTCATCGTTTGTTCTAGTTTCCTCATGAATAACCCAAGTAGTCAGGTCATATGTGCCTAGTGCATCCTCAAAGTAGTCCAGCATATCCCTAGCGTACCTAAATGGTCTTTTGAACTCACCCAGGATAGTAGCCTTACGATTAGGAAACCTATGATACACAATACCTGAGCTGCGCATACTATCCCACTCTTCTTTGGTAATGTCTGCGTCTACTTTTAGGTAGGCTGGTTTCCACCCAGGAACAAATTCATTAATACTTGAGAAGTTCTCAAAGGGGAATGGTGATACCTCAGGAACAACTACAGTGTCCCCGACAGCAACCTCTAAATGGTTCTTATTTTCATTAGGATAGAAGTTCCTGATACGGTACTTACCGTCTTTCTTTTCAGCCAGAATTACTAGTTCCATTATAATGCCTCTTTCATAAATGTATCTAGGTCATACCAAGTGACCTTAGTGTCTATCCATACGTTATGGCGCTTAGCTGATTCTAGGTAGGCTCTCATAGCTGTAACGGCTACAATGTTCTGAGAATGAATATTTACATAGTCTACCATGATATCTAAATCACCCTCTAGGAGCCACTCTAAGAACTTATGTCCCTCTGGAGTATTATCACCTAGGTCATTGTCTAAAAGCAGCACAGAGAGCCTTACAGGAGATTCTAGAGCCATGTTAGTTAACTCTGCTACTGCTTCTGGCATTGACGTGTACCTAATGAATCCTTTAGGAGTATGTCGGTACTCTAGGTCGTCATCTAGCATTACCTTAAGTTCCCTTATACCATCAATCTCAGGAATGTAATCTGTTGATAACACCTCAGTGTCATAAGGGTTATAGTAATACTGGCCTACTCTAAAATGGGTATTATTATGTTCCAACGATGGTTCTAATGATAAGCTAGTATCTTTAATAATCTCTTTTAGTTCTTCTAGCTCCATCTATTCCACCTTGTATACTAGAATAAACATTCCATCCTCTGAGTAGAAAGAGCCATCATAGATACCATCCTGTTTAATGAACTCTTCTAGATAATCCTTAACGACAGACTCAATATCATACTCCAAGATTGCTAGTGTGTTCTCAATATCATATGAATTATAGGAACTGAATCCTCCCCAGCTATAAGGGATTCTTACTTCATGGTCTACACCGTTGTAGCTATGAGTTTCGTCTAGGATAATAGAGTCTATAGTAGCATATACCATGCCTCTAACGATAGACTCCCTAGAAATCTCTACCTGCTTAATTTGCTCTGGTTTAATCATTACTATTCCTCCAAGGTCCATGAAATAACAATCTCAACTGATGAGTTAGGCGTAATCTTTTTGTTAGACTTAATAGTCACTGTATAACCTAGCTTTTCTAACTTATTCAAGATGTCCTTAGTTACGTTTTGTGTACCATAGTTTAAAAAAGAGTAGTAGCTAGGCATCTTAAACGATAGTTCTCCACTGCTAGTAAGGAATCCCTTAACAGAAATACTATTAGTACCCTTAGGAGCTTCATATACCTGGGGTAGGATAACATCCTTAATAAACTCATCTGCTACAGAGCCATCTAAGGTAGTTACAGTACCATCTTTGACGTTAACATAGACTGAGCCTAGCTCTTCACCACTAGGAGTAACAAAAGTTACCTCCCGACTCTCGTGCATAATAACAGCACGCTTCCAATTATTTCCCATTATATTTTCCTCAATCTTTCTACGTTTATACTTTTATTCTATACTAAAAAAGAACCTAAGTCAATAGGTTCTTTAGTAACTATACTAGGAAACTAATTCCAAAAGCAATTAACCATGTAAACAAAATGTAGCCTAGTACTTGTAATATCTGCTTGTTTGTAACATCTTTAGTATTAGTAACTTTGTACGTAAGGAAGTCTACTAATAGAACTATCCCAAATGCGTGCCAGTATCCAATCTTAGGAGCACCTAAACTAACAACAAACCACTTCCACATTAGCGATACCACATAGGGTGATAAGAAAATTATGATAAAGCTCAGCAATAGTCCACCTAAGCTATCTGTAAACTTCTTTGCTAGAGTGTCTAGTTCTTCCTCATTAAAATCCTTCTTAGTGTTTTCTACTTCATCTGTATTATGCATATCTGCCTTCTTTCTGTCTGTTTATTCATTATACTACTACTTAACATCTAGTAGGGAAAGTCTGATATCTTTCTATTCAAGCTAAATAGTAACTTACTAAACGTATTGTAATCTTCTGAACCAATAGTCATATAGGCCAAAGAACTTTCTATGTAACGCCTAGAAGCCTCTAGGTCTGCTAGTGTATTACCAAACTTATCCTTTTCCATAAAGTACCTCTTTAATATCTAGTGTTGTATATCGGTCTGGGTTAATTGTATCATGACTATCTTTAGCCTTATTGTAGTATGCAGTAATAACCTCTAACGTATCGAGATTAATTACAACGCATAGATTAGCTAGTTGTAGCTTACCATCTAGCAACACTTCATAAGCCTTAGCTGACCGATACAACCCACGAATACTATCTACTTGGCTATTAAATTCAACTAAGTTAGATGCATCGGCTAGCGTTTCAACTAGCTGTGTTTCAGTAAACTTAATTTCACCAGAGACAATCTTTTGTGCTAGGTGATATGTTAGGCTAGGCTTTGAGTTCTTAGCAGAGGTTAGCAGGTACTCATGAATCATGCTAACTTCATCTATAGTCATCGTGCTAACATGCATCTTGTCCTGCCCAGCTGTACGTGATACATAGCCTCGTTTTGTAATTCCTGTATTCATATTATTAATTCCTTTTATTAGTATAGTTCTATGATACAACAAAAAACGACTAGCGTCAACTAGTCGTTCAAAGTATATTCATAGTACTCTTGCGTTAGGTCACGGTAATCTTCTTCCAGACCCTCAATAACTAACTGTGCTGACTCTAGGTCTTCATATGCACCTGCTAGCTCATTAGCAAGCTCCTCTGCATGTGCATGTAGTTCTAGGTGCAAGTCATCTAGTTCTCCCCTAGAGACTAACTTAGCTACCTGAGTGCTAATAGGGTTCTTATTGACCTTATACTGCCTTAGGTACTGCTCCATATTATCTGACTTATCATAGAATAGGTCATAGTACTTATCCAATAGAGCAGTCTTACTTTCTAATTTCATTGTTTCCTACTTTCTAACTAACAGTTACTTCTAGGTACTTATCGTCTGGCATAATAGCAACTTCACCCTCTTCAGTTTGCATTGCAACTTCTGCTAGGTAGGTACCTTTACCAAAGTAAGTGTAGAAGTCACTAGGAACACTAAAGTTAAGGTTACCTAGGTAATTCTCTGTAGCCTCAATTGAGAACACATGTTCTGAGTTAGGCTTAGCAACTACTAATGTGAACTTATCTGTATCTCTTGATACAAAGGTATTACCATTACGATGAGTTACCTTAAATGCTAGGGTTTGATTAGGTGCCTTAGCAGTAACACTAGTTTTAACGTTGTCAATGTAGACTCGTTCCATATTTCTTCACCTGCTTTCATACGCCCTAATATACGATATTAGAGGTCCTCTGTGTTAATCGGGCCACCTGTCACTAGGTCAAATACAACTGGGGTAAAGATAAAGTCATGAATAGCATCCTTAGGAATTTCCTTAGCATAGCTACCAGATTCACGCTCAACATAAAAGATTAGTTTAGTACCACCTCTTAGGAAAGCAATTAGGTTGCCATCTGGCATATCTGGTATACGCTTGCTATAGAATGCGATATTAGGTGCTCTAGACATCACAGTATGTACTAGTGTACCAATTGCGCCTAGGCTACCTTCTAGGTCTGCTAGAGAGCCTTCTGGGTCATTATATAGGTCATTCACTGTCTTTTCCATAGTATATTATCCTTAGAAGTGAGGCTAGTTATACTTAGGTAAGTTGTCACGATAACCTAGGTTAATTAATTCGTCAATCAGCTTCTTACCAGCCGTTCGGTCGATATGCCAAGGCTTTTCACCTTGTGCAATACCGCGTTCTGCTAAGGCATCTGACAGCGTAGTGCCACCTGCAACAGCTAGGTTAACTAGGAACTTATACTGCTTATAGGAAATATATGAAGGCCTCTCAGCGCTTCCTACACTATTAGTTGAAGATGCCTTAGCGTTCTTGTATAAAGTATCTAGGGCTTCTTGTTCTAGTGGACCTACTAGTGATTGTAATACTTGGTATGCTTCGTCATTTGTCATTATTATTATTTCTCCTTATGTGGTATAATTATAGTATAACACATAGCAATAACTAATTCAAGAAAGAGGTATAGCTTAATGGCTAACAAGTTCCGTATTTACGATGAAAAGAAGAACGTTATTTTGGATAACGTTGCAACTCCTATCAACATTCCTGTAGAAGCAGGTAAGTCCTATGCTAAGGGCGCCTTTACGTGGGCATTGATTAACGAAATTGGTGAAGAGCTTCAAACAGGTGATGTAGAGGCTTTCGTTGCCACAGACAGTGTAGCTTCAGCTGCACCATCATCTGCAGCACCAGCAAGTTCTTCAGCAGCTACGACATCTGCTGCAAGTTCTGCTAAGTAATTTTAAGCCTCTAGGATAACCTAGGGGCTTTTGTTGTGCCGTATATTAAGGTATATAATTATACTAAAGGAGACATTTAATGGCTGATGAAAACAGAGTACAGCTGGGTAGAGTGGTCCCAAATTACCTAGGTGACTGGAGCTCTACTAAAAGCTATAGCAAACTAGACTCAGTAGTCTATAACAGCGTAGGATACATTGCTAATAAGGATGTAGCTGCGGGCGTTGTACCAGGTACAGATTCTGCTAGCTGGAGTGTGACTAATAGAGGCGCTATTGGTCCTAAGGGTGACAAGGGTGATAAGGGGGACCAGGGTATTCAAGGACCTATGGGGCCTCAAGGACCAGTTGGACCACAGGGTCCTACTGGGACTACTGCGTATTCATTAGCACCACGTAAATCGACTTTCACTGACTTAGCTGTTGTAGCTAAGTCAGTGAAAGATTATGCGGGTGTATGGACTGCTACGGCTGCTGATAACATACAGAACGGTCCCTATGGCACAATTGACACCACTGTTACTATAGAGATTCAACCCTCTATGTGGAGCGACGCAGGGACTATTCGTGTAACAGGATTAAATTCAAGGCGCACTGTGTATACAGGTATTATCTCAGGTGGTGCGATAGTAAAGTGGATTTCCTCTGATATTGACCTATCCCAGATTAACGTAGGTGGGCGTAACATAATGTTGGGTACTAGCGACTGGTCTGGTGGTAGTTCTAGGTGGGATTACCGAAGCATATCAATGAATGGCACATATCGCGGAACAGTTATTGCTACTACATCAAGTCCATGGAAAAGTCCTATGTATCTGGTACAAAATGCAGGTATTTTGCAAGTGGGAAAGACGTATACATTTTCAACTTATGTAAGAAATACCTCTGATACAGATACAAAAGTAGCATTTTACTATGACATCAACATTGTGACACAGCATTCTTATTCAGTAGCACTACCAGCTCATACGGATTGGACTAGAGTATTTGTAACATTCAAGGTATTAAGCGACCCAACAACTAGTACTCAGGGTTTACGCTGGGAGGGACAAAACGCATTAACAAATGGGCAAATCCAATTTGCTGGATATAAACTAGAAGAAGGGAACGTACCAACAGACTGGTCTCCTGCTCCAGAAGACGCAGATAATGCGTATGTTAAGGACACCCGTTTGGCGTCAGGTATTACAGATTTTAACTTGGTGATAGGTAAAACGTGGTCTGGTAAATGGTACAAGGTTGGCGCACATTGGAGTAATGAGCCTGCAGGAGCCTCTCAATATCTTCAATTTGAATATACGCCTGGAGATACTGATATTTCAGGTATTCTTGAAATTCGAGATTGGACAACAAATCGCCGTTGGACGAGAACGGTCTCAGCAAGAACATGGAGCAATTGGGTTGAACTAGCTAATGACGCCAACGTTGTGCACAATACAGGCAATGAAACCGCTGCAGGTGATAAGACGTTCACAGGAAAAGTGACGGTAAACAATTTAAATGTTAGCGGTGATACACCTAATACAGTACTAACATATAACTCCGGTTTTTCTGGTGGAGCAAGCTACTATTTTGTTCGTAACAAGACAGTTCATATGTTTTTGCTGAACGTAAAGGGTTTTACAGCTAGCGGCCAACGACCATTTGAAATTCCAAGTAGTTTGTCAACTTCTATTCCAGGAAATACGTATTTTGTTGGTATGTATGGAACTAGTAACGCACTTGTTGGTTTCAATGGTACGCAAGTCTATATTTCAACTAGTTCAGTTCCTTATAGTGCTGATACACCTCTTAATGCACATCTCACTTGGCAGTTGCCTTAGTTTGATAAATGGAAGGAAATAAAAATGACAGTAATAGTAAATTTTGACTCATCACAAGTTATAGTTGACAACGGCAGTACGGGTGTTCAACTAGCGCAAGTAATCTTGCCTTATTCAATCCGTAACTCAGAAGACTCAACTAAGTATCTAGGGGGTCAGATGACACTATTCCCGTCCGATGGAATTAAGTTGTCTGACAACACAAAGGATTGGGAACGTCTAAGCTTGGTTAAGATTAAGGAAATGGTGGCTGAAGCAGAAATCTATGTGCCAGACCAAATCATTGAAGTTCCTGAAGAACTACCAGCAAGCTCAGCAATAGAGCCTCCAGTAAGCTCAGCAGATGATTCAGTAGCAAGCTCGGCTTCTACGGCATCAAGTGCAACATCAGAAGCTCCAGTAGCAAATGAATAAATAAAACCCCTAGGGTTGGATTAAGTTCCTTCCCTAGGGGTTTTCTAGTTATTCAGCAAAACTAGCTTGTAGCCATACTGGTTCTTGGTCAATTAGCACCTTAACGGCGTTACCTGAACGCTCTAGCACCCTGTAGTGACCATCTAGTGTAAAGTATTCCGCCTTACCATTGTTACCTAGGCCATTTTGGTTAGACAACCTCACACCATACTTGTCCGTTAGCGTTACTGCGCTTGCTGGAATATCGTTCTGCCAATCTGCTGGTTGAATACTCATGTCGTTGTTACGAACATAGATATTTCCGAACTCATATTGCCAGCTATCTAGCACAAATACGCCATTGAATTGCACTGTGTCATTCGTAGAGATAATCTCTGCGTTCTTACGGTTAATCCATGAGTATACCCCATCAAGCAATAGCCGGTCTCCAGATGTCTCTAGCACCTTATAGGACTGTCCCTTAACTGATGGTAGGATATCTTCACCCGTAGCCCACTTAGAGGCACTGAAGTTAACCTTAACCGTGTCTCCAACCTTAATGTCCTTCTTAGAAGTATCATCGGCTTGTTGACCCTTATCGATGGATGGTGTCTCAGTCTTAGGCTTATCAGCATTACCCTGCTTATAACCGTTGTCTGTAACACCAGTCAGGTCAATATTACCATCTAGTCCACCAGCAACATATGTTGAAGTAAATTGGAAGATACCAACGTTCTTGAAGCTAGGGAAGTAGTTATAGTTTGGCTCTGGCGTAACTTGGTAGTTAGGGTACTCTGCCAACCATAGTTGATACTTATCAGCTATACGGTCCAAGTATGTGTTTTGAACTAGGTAGTTCTTGTAACCATAGACCATAGGCGTGTACCCAGCTTTTTCAATCCTATCCAAAGCGTGCATAATCACATCTGTGTTCTGTCCACCAGACTCAATATCCAAAGCTACGATAGAACCCTTAGGTGTTTGCACCTTAGGCAAGAAGTGGTCTAGCACAGCATCAGCCGTAGCATAGTCTGTAACGTTTTGCCACCAGACGTACGTATGAGCACGCTTACCCTGGGCAATAGCTGACTGTACCTGAGTAGCATAGGTAGATTGGTCATAAGTACCATAGCCCGTGTAGCCACCGATTTGGCTAATCATGAACTTGTCCTTAGCGTAACCAAACTTACCATATGCACCTTGATACACAGCATTATCGACACCGTAGTCACCTACAGCAGCGTTTGCAACAGGTACACTGACTCCTAGTAGCGCTACAGAAGCTAGTGTACTCACCGCAATCTTAGAAAATCTGTTCATCTAATCACGTTCCTTTATGTTTATTTACATAAGGTTAATATACGTGACTAGTATCTCTAGATTAGCCCTTTACTAGTTCCTCTAGTTGGTCCATAAGCTCGTTGTAAGCAGCATTATACTCTGGCTTCAACACACCGTTCCAATTTGCTAGGCAATCAGTATAAAGCACTGCTAGGCTACCATCAATAGATTCTCGGATAATTGACTTGTCATCATTTAGCAACCCTTGTCGTTGTTCAACAAACTCTGTAGTTGCCTTGTCAATATCTGGTACCTTAGTGAAGTCAATAGTACCATTTTCTGATACTTGGCCGCCTAGAGACTCTGCAATTTCTCTTTCTTGCTCTGAAAGACTTTCGATACTTTCTTGAATAGTCTTAATTAGATTACGGTTCTTACGTGCTACCATAGCAGGCATTGAAACTTCCCCTAAGAAGTTACTTAGTGCTACTAGGTTGTTATTTGTAATTGTAATTTCTGCCATTATTAGTTCCTTTCTAGGTGAATACTGTGTGCTACCTTGCCTTCTGCTGAGGCAATAATAGCTGATACTAGGTCATCTGTCATAGTTGTAATATGCCCACCAGACTTCTGCTCATCATTTAGCTTCTTAGCTAGGTCTGTCTTCTCTCGGTCTAGGAAACCAAAGTTAGTCTGGGCAATCGTCCCAAACAACCCAGCCATCCCCATAGCGATTGACTCATCAATCCCATAGAGCGGGTTATCGTCGGCAATGATAGATTGTAGTGGCTCTGGTAGCATTCCCTTATCGGCTAGTTCATCAATAGTTAGTGCAGTTACTAGGGCATGCTGTACTTCACGCTTACGAATAACAGCCTCTACAGCATCATAGGCGTCTTCTAGCGTCATCCAAGGGTTATGCCTAGTTTGTTCCTTTAGTGTCTCCTTAGCAAGCTCATATCTACTAATACCAAGCTCGTGGAACCTAGCGTTGATATAGTCCATTTTAGATTGTGTCATGTTCTGATTAATACCTTTCTTGATTTATTCATATTACTAGTATACCATAAATTATTATAGCATACAATAAAACCCTAGACAACCATCAGGAAACCTAGGGTTATTTTAGACTGTCCCAGTAGGACTCGAACCTACAAGCTATGCTATAAAAGCACGTATTTAGCCCCTAAACTATGGGACAATAGGTGTATCCGTCAACCACTACGACCAGGGATACTAGGTTTTTCTACTATACATAGGAATGCTCAGCTTACGCCTACCCTCATCCGAGGACCCAGAATTTCGATTGTGCACTTAGTGGAACATATGTATGCCCAGTTACCGTACGATAACCATTGAATCCGTACGGAAACAATACGGGCTGGTTTTTAAGAGACCCTTAATCTCTAGGGGCAAGCTAGACCACTCTCAACTAGTATAAGGTAGCTTGTAAGCCACCAGAGAGGGTCATCGTTGCTATCTGCCACGAGTTACCGCGGACTTTCGTAAGTATATATCATAAACCTAATTATGACTTCATTGACTTACTACGAACAGTGCTGGACTCGAACCAACGTTATCGGATTTGGAGTCCGATGTGTTACCAACTACACTAACTGTCCATTATGGGTACGCTTCTCCGTCGCCCTAAATCGGAGGGGGTTAATTACAAACACTCTATATCCACCCTAAACCCATTAGCTAAATAGGGACTTTATACATGTGGTCAGGATTCGCACCTGACACAACTTCTACTTAACTTTATAACCTAAAAACTCTATATCTGTTTTACTCCCCTTAGATAGATTGCATTTAGGACATGACAGCGCAAGGTTATCAAATGAATTATCCCCGCCTTTAGAAACAGGTATCTTATGGTCTATATGGTATGTATCTGTGCAATCAGTTCCACAGTATGCACATTTTCTAGCATATTTTTCTAAAATCAGCTTAAGGGTGTTGCTATTTATATATGAAACGCCACACCCATTGTTTTTCAATAATACTCTTCTTTTTAAATTACGAGCACGCTTCTTTAGTTTAGATTTTTCTGATGTATAGTACTTTGGGTTATAGGGCTTATATTTGTAGTATTCACCCGTTTTCTTCATATACTCCTTAACAACCTGTTTCTTGTGCTCGGAATTTTTTGCATAATACTGTTTATCTTTCTTTGATAGGCAGTCTTTACATCTACATGAATGACCATCTTTCTTATACTTATCTTTTCCGAAAAGCTCGATATCTAGTTCTTTACCACATCCTGTACATTTCTTTCTCATATTTAATACCTATTCCCACCACACATGCATTAATCAAATAAAAACAAGAATTTGCAACCCTTGCTCTCGTACTCCACAATGTTCCCACACGGACTCGAACCGTGTTCTGCTCTTTAGAAGAGAGCCATTTTATCCAATTAAACTATAGGAACATAAATCCTAGATTATTTTACTAGCTCTAGGAAAGCTAGGGTTATCTGTCCACCACCTAGTTTATTTTATATATAGTCACTACTAGGAAAACCTAAAGGAAGTAGTGAGATTCGAACTCACGCGCCGATTTCTCGACCTACACCCTTAGCAGGGGCGCCTCTTCAGCCAGACTTGAGTATACTTCCATAATAACAGCTCTACAGTAATAAACTTGTTATAATATTTGTTTAAAGGAACTGTATTTTAGCTGTTAATGTTATTATTAGTGCCTACAGTAATATTATTATATCATACCTTATGAGTAAAGGAACTGTATTTTGCACTTATTTCATTTCTATATTACTAGTATATCACTAGTACCAAACTTTGTCAACTACTAACTCATCGAATGTTGCTAGTCCTGAAACTGAGTTGTTTTGAACTGCATCATACTCTTGACCATTAGCACCTAGGTTATATACGTAGAACACATTATTTACAATCACACCTAGCAACAACGAATCTGTTGGCTGTTGGATAGGAATTAGTTCATCTCCAACAATTAGCTCAATCTTAGTATTTTCATTACCAAAGCGATATGCAGTTAGGTCTAACGTAGCAAACTCTACATTTCCCATAAGTGTAAATGATTCATAGGCTGAAACAGTATCACTATTAGGCGATTCTAGTTGCATTGAAGTCATATCTCCGGAGTATTTCACTAGTCCATCATAACTTCCATTCCAGCCATACTTTACTCTACCAACGAATCTGTCATGTGTAATCATAGATAGGTCTAGGTCAACATATCTATTTGCTGTACTTTTATCATACCATCGTACACCAATTGAATCTCCAACCTTTAGTTGCTTATATGAGCCATTTGGCAGTTGTCCTAATGAACGCTTAGCTGAACTAGGCAATGCTAGTGTCCAACCGTTATCCTGTAGTTGCTTTTGTACATCTGAGAACACATCGTCACGACTTCGTAGTTCTTCTAGGATAGCTTCCTTGTCATACTTGACAACCCTATCCTTCAGCACATATGTCAAACCATTGCGTACTGTAATTACCTTAGACGCATAAAGCATCTTTAGCAATTCCTTAGTAGGCTTTTTACTAATAGGCTCTTCCTTAAATACCTTATTTGACGTAGGTACGTTTACCTTACGGCTTTTCTTAGAAATCCTATTGATTACACTACGCATGTAACTTCCTTCTGAGTAATACTTCTTAATGTATAGCAACAAAGAACGATTACGTCGGTAGTACTTTGCTAAGGTAACCTCATTAGCTCTAATATAAGTCTCAATAGCGTCCCATTCAGGATAGCTTAGAACCTTTCTGAATTCACGGAATGTACGTACATATAATGTACGCTTAGTCAATAGATAGAATAGTACGTTATAGACAACATCTGAATCTGGTTGATTAGCAACCATGAATGGCTCAGCTAGCAAACGTACCTTCAATTCTCTGTTATTAATACTATTAATATCTAGATTCTTTACGTCATCTCGGAATACCAGGACTAGGAAGTCAAAGATATCCTGAACTGTTACTGAGTCAAGTGCCTTGTCTTGCTTAGTCATTTCTAGTACTTCTTGTACTGCGTTATAAGGTGATACCTTAATAGCATCCTTACCAACACTAAGATTTAACTTATAAGGTGCTGGTCGTTCTAGGAAGTTATATGTTGTTCCTTCATTCGTAGTAATCTCTAAGCTGTCATCTACTACCTTTCCAGTAATACGATAAACTAGCTCTGCAAATGAGTTATTCATATACCTATTCCTCCGTTAGTTTATTTTTAAGAAAATAACAGTAGCTAAGTTCTTAATAGTCCTAGGGGGAATCGAACCCATCCACTCGCCCAATTATAAGTTGGGTGTTTTACCATTAAACTACAGGACCATAATAAGTCATCCTAAGTGCTAGGATATAAATCCCCTATGAAGTTCATAGTTGGGAACACCTAAGTTGACTAACTGCACTGACAGGTATCGAACCTATATCTTTCGGGCCAGAACCGAACATCCTACCATTAGACGACAGTGCAATAACTTAACTTACCACAGATTGTTAGTCCTAGGTAAGTTATAACATTTTGACCTTTCCTCAACCATAAGGGAGTACTAGGTAAACTGATATAAGAAATTATGGAAATGGATATATCATGACACATATCCAGCTAGTTCGGATGAGGGTCCTACCTAGCCTAACATCGGTAACTAGAAATGAGGGTAACTAGCTACCTATGCGGATGACGGGAGTCGAACCCGTAAACTCTTAGAGCGGTAGGTTCTAAACCTACTGTGTTTACCTACTTTCACCACATCCGCATTACTATTTAATTATAACATAAGTTTATTTCTATGTCAAACTTATGTTAACGTAGGTGACAGGATTTGAACCTGCGCATCGGATAACCGACCTAATGCCTTTCCAAGACATCCTCTTAAGCCACTTGAGTACACCTACAAACTAGGATTATGATACACAACCAGTCTAAATGTTTTTAAGTGAGAACTTGTTGCCGTTCATAAGCCTTCATCATTTGGTACGCTAACACGTTTCCTTGCGCCTTAGGTTATTTCCTAAGGTATACATAAAGTATATCATAGCTATTAACTATTGTCAATAGCAATCCCGAAGGCAGGAGTCGAACCTGCGACAGTCTATGTGCTAATCTCTTAGCTGCTCTACCACTGAGCTACTTCGGGTTTAGGTACGCCACATGAACCGTACCATTGTTTCCTCTCTATCTATCTGCAAATAGATTTAGCTACCCTTTTATTTCAGGGAGGATACAAAGGAGGTGCCCTAAGTACGTATATCTACGTACCTCGGCTTAGCAGGGTTGCTTACCTATCTATATGAATAAAACGTGTAGTGCCTAACTACTTATATAGTATAACATACTTTTAACTGATATGTCAATACTTATATGTCATAGCCAGAGTCATCAAATAGGTCAGAAACTCTCTTATCAATCTTAGCCTTATCCCCTGTTGATGCAGGAATTATAGGCTTATTCCCTGTTTCTAGTTTATCTGATTCATCTACTACTTTATTGTATACCAAGCTAGGCATAATGTCAACACCTAGTACGTATGAATTACCTTCTACCAGTAACTCTAGTGTTGCTTCACCAACACCTAGTGACTCATAGTCTTCTCGTTCTAAGTTGAACTTAACCTTGTTAGGGCTTGGTACACTATTAATTGTAGCAGTACCATGACTAGATGTCAATAGTACCATATAGGGGTTATCTGGGATAATAACAGTACCTTCGTCAGACTCTAGGTCAACTATGATATCTGTATAGGTATCCATGTATTTAATTGAGATACTACTAGCATCTCTAAAGCTAGCCTTTAGTGTCATTACAACTCAACCTCGTTAGCATAGAAGATTTCTGTATCATTCTCCTTAGCTTCTTGCTTAACAGTGTCGATATCACTAGGACGGGTAAAGTAGATTCTAGCATCAACTGGCCCTACACCTGTAATAGGGAATGGACCAGTACCTGTTAGGTTAGTTAGGCTACCACGAGTAACTGAGTGAGATAGGATAGCAATACCAGCGTCATCCATAACTTCATCTAGTGCAATAGCTGTCGCAATGCTAGCCTTCTCTGCATCCATGTTATTCATTACAAATAGCTTTTCTAGGTTTTCCCATTCCTCATCGTGACCGTTCTTAACTAGCTTTACTTCCATAGAGTACATATACTTATCTTCTCCATCTAGGGAGTCATCTGGTCGGTATAGCTTGAATGCATAGTTGTCATAGGCTTCCTTAGTCCACTCTGCAACCTTACGGCCATATTCTAGGTATTGTTCTACGGTAGCTTCTCTTTCAATTAGCTCTGATAGCTTAGTTGTATTTTCTGTCGTCATGTTAATTACCTTTCTGTTACTTAGATTATCATTATTATAACATAAGAAAAGACCTAGTTGGTTAGACTAGGTCTTTATTGTTAATCAAAAATTGAGAAGCTAGAGCTAGAGTCACCACCATAGTAGCTATCTGCACTAGGTACAGACGTGTTAGGAGGGGTAATCTCTGTGTACTTAAAGGCAGTGCTAGAACTACCATTAATATCATCTAGCAAACGGCGTAGACCTACGATATCCATCATAAGAGCTTGACCTAGGTGGTCACCCCCCTTACGTGTGATAATCTTCTTTAGGTCACCAGTACGTTCGTCTTCTTCATCACGAATAATAATGTTCTGTAGGTGTTCTGTGAACAACTTCTGCATATCATCGTCCTCAGACCAGATACCAATATCACCAGACTTAATCATGTTAACCATAGCGATGTTATTTGTTAGCTTGTCAATCGTAACCGTGTTAGTTATGTCACTCCAACTAGGCTTAACTTCTCCCTTAGAAAGAGACGGGTTAACCTTAACACCATATACCTTATCTTTACCAAATGCATTGATAAGTTGGTTAACTCTAGTTCCCTGATAACCTAGGTCAGCTAGAATTAGGTCAGGCTCATATAGACGAAGTTCTTGAATAATACGCTTAACGTCAGCATTGATATCTGATAGCGAGTTAGATTCTGGCACAGAGAACATTCTAATGATGTCGATAGCACCACTAGGTGAATATCCGGTTACAACAACTGAGTGATTTACACCCCAATCTATTCCTACCGTAACTAGGCTATAGTCGCCTCGGTCAAATTGCTGACCAGCTAGGTAGGTGCGTCGCATGTTTACAACATCTCTAGGCACGATAGACAAACTTAGGTCTTGGTAAGGTTCACCTAGAACATAGTTATAGAACGTCTGTCGTGACTTAGAGTTTAGTTCCTTACGCTTCAAATCCGACGCAGACACCCACGCAGCATTTAGCTGTGAGATTAGGTAACCGGAAGTACCAGTTACGCTAGGGTTCTCTGACACCCCATGTCATGTACCCTCGGTTTCCCGATATTTATTAGGGATTAGACTATATCTTATTCCTTAATTTTGGCTAAGGAACCTCTGCTTTACGATAGACTTGCTATCTATTATAACCTTCTCAGTATTACCATTTTAATACCTATGGTTAAATTTAGTCGTTGGAGTTCTTCCACCCATCTAGGGTTTCTTTACTAAAGGGTTAGCCTAGCTTATTGCCTTAGCCTCTCTTACCTCCTGATTACGGATGCCTTTTTAACAGAGTTTTTTATTTAGCTATTACTAGCTAGGAGAACAGGTGTCTATGTTTATTCTCCATTATACCATCGGTCTAGCAACTTACCACACTTTTGGCAAACGAACTCAAAAGCTCCTTCGTCAACTTCACGTGTGATAGGCTTATAGCCTTCTGGATGAGCTAGGTGGATATTACCTGAGCGCTCTAGGTTGTCTGGGTCATAATCTGCGTACTTCATCTTGTTATAGAATCCACAGTGCTCACACTTATGTAGGTACTGCTTCTTATCTGAGTGCTCATATAGGTCATGGATACCATAGTTAGGTGTTGTTCTTTATACCCTCAGTTTCCTGATATTTATTAGGGAGTAGACTATATCTTCATCCGCTAAGGATGCTCTGCTTTACGGAATTACTTCCTCTTAGGTCGTTAGACCACTTTAGTCGTTAGAGATTTACAGTTATTAACTGATTTACTACGGTTGGTTACCACTATCCTAGCTAGGACTTAGGCTCTCTTACTAGCTTATTCTTTATTCAGCTATACCCGTTTAACAGAGTTTTCATAGTAGCTTATGCTACTTAGGCCCACATATGTTTAGGCGTACTCCACCTTCTACGATACTTAAACTTAGATGATGCCATAGACTCCATAGCGGAGTCCTCGGCTTGCTTTGGCACACGGTCATTCTTTATACCCTCGGTTTCCCGATATTTATTAGGGGAGTGGACTATATCTTCATCCGCTAGGGATGCTCTGCTTTACTTCCTAGAAGTTATCTAGGTTTTCTTAGGTCGATAGACCATCTTAGTCTCTAGGCATTTTTCTTAGCACGGTAGGTCAACTTAGCTACTTCTAGCCTTAGTCTTTCTTATCAGGGTATTCTTTATGTTATTTCCCTATGCCCGTTTAACAGAGTTTTATTGTCACTAGTTACCTAGTAATATGAGCATGATTTTACTCATCCAGCGATAGGTAATCTATGTCAATTTTTCATATGTCTAAATTTTCATTTAAACTAGACTAGCTTTTAATCCTAAATTTTGGCTTAGGACTCTCTGTCTTACTTCCTAGTATCTACTAGGTTTTCTTATACTCTTACCTATAGCACCATTTTGCTATTTCTGAGTAACCTTAGTCGTTACGCCTTCCTCTAGTTGAGGCTTGGTACGGTATTGGCTCTACCCACTTCTGGGCTTAGCGTTTTCTTACCAGTGGTATTCCTAGGTTATTCCCACTATGACCGTTTAACAGAGTGTATCAATGCTAGTTACCTAGCAAGGGGGCATTGACGTTTACCCTCGACAGCTCCCGCTTTAGAGGAGCTACGGAAGATTACGAAACTATCCCTAATCTTCTTTTGTTCTTGTGTGTTGTCCTTGTCATTCACTAGCGTTGAGTAGTACCCCTTAGCTAATACAGGGTCTAGACGTGTCTTAATGAATGTCTTTAATTGGCGGTTTGTCAATTACCGTGTACTAGGTTTCCCTAGTAATTAGACTATATCTTCACCCACTAGGGGTGCTATGCTTTACGTATTGTCTTATCTAATAGATTCTGTACTTCTGAGTTGTTTAGGTAGTAAGGTACCCTAACTAGGTTTAGCTTGTTTAAGCTAGCATATTCATCTTTTATAATGTCATGCTCCTTTTGCTTATTAAACACAGGCTCACCTCCAAAGTATTCTATAGGCCGATAATGCTGTTCCCCGTCGTATTCTATAAGAATTCCATAGTCCTCTAAGAAAAAGTCATAGTATAAAGACCTTTTATCAGCTAAGCTATCAAACGTCTTTTGGTGTACAAAGTTTATACCCCTTGCATTTAGGTAGTTCATTATGATTTGCTCACCTTTAGGAGCAGCACATATAGGGCATCCAGATACTCTTAATAGTGCATTTGGTTCTGAATAAAACTCTCCGCCACATGTCTGGCACATAAACATAGTTTTTGTATGTGTGCCTGTGTATTCACCAAGAAGTTTTATACTTCCTCCATGAGACTTCTCTAACTGCTTTGTAAATGTATCAGTATCCTTTCGTTGAATCTTACTGATATTTTCACCAAAACATCTAGGACATATATCCCTTTTTCTTAGAGCAGTTGAAGCAATTCTAGTGAACTCTATTTCATGTACTTCACACCAGATTGTTACTTGCTTGTCATGTCCTTCATAGTCAGACTTTAGCTTATATTTACCATTATGGATGGACGCTAGTTTTCTTGAGAACTCAATAGATGTCATACGCTTATTTTTCTTAGAACAGCTTGGGCATCTTTGACCATTCTTAAAGTCATTTGGCCTCATAGAAAACTCTGTGTTACACTTCAGGTGTCTATATGTTGTTTTTGAGGATGCTTTTTCATAGCTGCCTATTAACTCATATTCACCATCTGTGGTAATCCTAACTTCTTCTTTTACTTCCTCAGTAGTTCTTCTTCTCATAGTAGACGCAACTCTTATGGTACAAGTTAAGTAAAGTTGCACCAAATTTAGTCGTTAGACCTTTCTGTAATTTAATTATTTATCTTAAATTATATCACAGACTTAGTACGGTGGTCAACTTAACTACTGCTAGCCTTAGTCTTTCTTACCAGGGTATTATTATGTTATTTCCCTGTGCCCGTTTAACATAGTTTTCGATACTAGTTGCCTAGTAAAGCCCCACAAATCTAGGGAAAGTATCCTTGTTATATACTTAGTAAATACTTTAGTATTTAAGTAGACTATATCATATACCCATCTTCTAGGTACCCTCGCTTTACTTCCTAGAAACAATCTAGGCTTTCTTAGGTTGCTACACCACTTTAGTCGTTAGAGATTTACAGTTCAGCTTAACTGATTTACTACGGTTGGTTACCACTATCCTAGTTAGGACTTAGGTTCTCTTACTAGCTTATTCTTTATTCAGCTATACCCGTTTAACGAGGTTTTTCAATGCTAGTTACCTAGCAAAGCTACATACTTTTATAGAGCTTTAACGCCGTCCTTGGAATACCTATCGGCAAACCAAATCATTTCAGCAACACCCATCTCAGAAAGCCCCAATTGACGGCTCTTAATAACCACCTTATCGGGATGCTGGTCGTTAATAATGTCAATCTGCCCATATTTATCTAACTATTTCTAGCCAGTATAGACTATATCTTCAACTAGAAATGTCTAGTTGCCTTCCCGTTACGGCTCATATCTAGGAGCCTCTCTTATCATCTCTGATAAATTTAGTCGTTAGAGATTTACAGTTCAGCTTAACTGATTTACTACGGTTGGTTACCACTATCCTAGCTAGGACTTAGGCTCTCTTACTAGCCTATTCTTTATTCAGCTATACCCGTTTAGGAAAGGTTATTCGATGTAAGTTGCCTTACAAAGCCCCTAGCAACGTTAAGGGACGGTGTGATTGAGCGTTACTTGTATCATGGTCAGGTACCTCAAAGGTAATCCCGTGTCCTCGTAGCGTGTGGTGTGCTAGCAAGTACGCAGAGGGAATCAATGCCGTTACGACATGATTCACCTGCTCTGGCGTAGGATTATCCGTTTCAAAGGTAGCCTTAGCAGTCTCATATACTTCCCTAGCTGTTGGGAAATATTTAGTGTTCATCTGATTGCAATCCTTTCATTTCGTCTACGTTATCTAGGTTAGATGCTTGCATCATCCCCATGATAACCTTAGTCATATCTTCGTCTGACATTTCCTCTAGGTTGCTAGTGTCTTCTGTCAGACCAGCCTTATCTAAGGCAACAGTACCACGTGCTGTGATAGCTGGTAATACACCCTGTGCGTTGTTCTGCCCCTCGATAATACTCTGGTAGTCTACGACCTCCTTCCACATCATATAGACACGTTGTAGTTCAGTAAAGTTGTCAATGGATAACCTACCGGACTCAATGTCTGTAATAGCCTTAGTAAGCAAGCTCTGGAATGCGCTAGTAAACCTAGGTGCTAGTTCCTCAGTTGTCTTACCTAGTGGCTTGTTCTTTTCTACGTTCCTTCGTAGAGAATCTATAGCCATCAGCTGTCTCCTTTCTTATTTCTTGCCACATAACTATTATAGCACATTTTAGCATCTTCACACAAGTTTACGTAGAAGAATCCTGGGTAATTTAGGTGATAGAATCTACGTACAACTCTAACACCACCAGAAGACCTAGACATAACTGCTAACGGCTCTCCGCATAGGTTACATATGGTTGCTTGTTTCTGGCTGTCATGGATACCAACCCGTTTCTTAGTTTTAAAGCCGTCGTTAAGTATCCTGCGCCTAGATTCTTTATATTCAGTATAGTTCTTCGTCATCATCACCTCCCTTCATAGCAAGCTCTAGATTTAGATAGTTTGCCTCTAGCCAAAAGAAAAACCCACTAGGTAGGTGTGACTCTTTAGCTAATGCAGTGATGTACCTAGAAATCTCTAGGTAATCTTTTGGGGCATTAAGGTAGAGGTTATCTATCCAGTAGGTAATATCGTGTTTAGGTAGCTCTGTAAATCTTCTCAGAGCCATAGCAGTTAGTAGTATTCGACTATTTTCTCTCAATGCTATCTAGCCGCTTCTTAAGCATGACAACTTCCTCTTTTGTTGTTCGGATTTCTGAGGATAGTTCAGTAAGTTTCTGTTGAGATTTACGCTCGTGTACATCCACATCGTGCTCTAATCTGTTAAGCCTAACGGCTCTTGCGTTATCCCAGTAGAACATAAAGAGAATAGCAATTAGCATCCCGATGATTATATTGACGTTAGGAAAGTTAATGCTTAGCTTTTCTGAGAATGCCAGTAGGATAAATTGTGCAATCGTCTCCGTAACTAAAAATAAAACTATCTTGATAACTTTTGCAAAGTTTCCCATCTATTTTCCCCTTGTATATTGTTTGTTTTTCCTCAAGTTTTAATATACTTACTCTGGGATAGCTAGGTATATTATATCACGATTAAGGCACTGAAAGGGGATTCCGGTATGTCACAAAATGTCCCAGAGACAGACACTGAACTACTACAGCGACTTCTAGCTAAGCTGGAAGAATCCTCAGCTAGAGCTGACTATGGTGACAATGATGACATAAAAAGGAAACTGGATAAACTTGATAGGTCGCTAGATGCCCAAGCTGAGGAAGCTGTTAGAACTCAAATGACGATTAGCAAGCTTAAAGAGGATATTATCGCTGAGAATGAAAGGCTGAACAAACTACAAGAAGACCTTGATAGGGAAGTCGAGAAAGCTAATGCTAAGATAGATAACGTTATGGGTTCTAGAAGCCAGTACGTACAGCAGGCCCTTATGCTTATAGCAGGAGCGCTTATTCCAGCAGTATTTAACTTGTTAGTCAAGTAGAAAGGTGTATATACAGATGGCAGGTAATTTAAACAGAGAAGCATATGCTGAGGTATATGTGGGAGCAGGAGACCCTCACTACGTATTGTATGATGATGCATTCGGTGTGAGCTTGGCAACTCAAATTGGCTCAAGAAATAGTCGTGGCTCACAATCGTTGGCAGCGTACGACGCTAACCTAAATAAGCATTATATTATTGCTGATAACATCATGTACTTTAACGTTGTTAGAGAAAAGGATGAGACAGCTAAGCAAGAACTTGTATCAAAAGTTTATGGTTAATAGAGTTAAGCACTTTCTTAGTTGAAGGTGCTTTTTCTTTAGTAATAAATTTTTCACAGTATAACTAGGTATATCTAGTTTATTCTAGGTTTTAAATTATAAGTATAATACTTAGAGGTTAAATCTCTTATTTCTCAAATAGGTCAATTTTAGCCTAGGCTAAAAATAACTGAAGTAAGCTATAGTTTATTTAAGAAATTAAGAACTTAGGTCTGATATAGTCTATGTCATTATTTCAGAATTAAATTAATCAAGCTAGTATCAGACTATATTAATTACCACATAATTTACTTTCTAAGCTATTTTAACCTAAGTTAGGTAAGTTTACCCTATATTATAGCTAAAGTCTATCAGAAGTCCTTAGAATAAGAATTAGAGCTATTGTAGTTCTTAGATTACTATTCTGAAGTAAATACTAGGTTGTTACCAGAATAAATACCTATGTTTAATTTCTGAAGTGAGGATATGACCTATTTGAGAAATAAGAGATTTAACCTCTAAGTATTATACTTATACTTTAAAACCTAGAATAAACTAGATATACCTAGTTATACTGTCAAATTCTTAAATATTAATAATGCCTATCAGAAAATGACCTATTTGAGAAATAAGAGATTTAACCTCTAAGTATTATACTTATACTTTAAAAACTAGGATAAACTAGATATACCTAGTTATACTGTGAAAAATTTATTACTAATGTTACATATTACGTAACAGTATATTAATAATTCATGTAGCAACTTGTAACATTATATTTCAGTAAGTATGTTATAGTTATATACATAGCTCGGAAGGCAAGAAACGAAAGGAAACTTAAATCAAGCATGAAGAACGCAAATAAAATTATGTTGGCAGGAGCAGTTGCATTAGGACTAACAGCAATTGCTAACACGGAGGCATCTGCAGATACTTATACCGTACGCCCAGGGGATACAGTATGGGACCTAGCCCAAGCACACAATGTATCAATTTCAGACATTGACGCAGTAAACCCTAACATTAACGTGGATACACACTTAATCATTGTAGGTGACACTATTAACCTACCAGATGGTATCACAGTAACATTACCATCAGAAACAACTAATACTGTAGCAGAACAACCTGTTGTAGCTAACGAACAACCTGCAGTTGAACAACCACAAGTTGTAAATCAAGTACAACAACAGGTTCAAGTTCAAGAATCTGGTTCAGTTCATGACCAGTTCATTAGTGCAGGTGGTACAGAAGCAATGTGGTCAGCAATTGTCCTACCTGAGTCAGGTGGAGATGTTAACGCATCAAATGGTCAATATCATGGGCTAGGTCAAACTAATCAATCATGGGGCTATGGCTCTGTTGCAGAGCAAACACAAGGTATGCTACAATACGCCCAAGAACGTTATAACGGTATTGATGAGGCTATCGCCTTTAGAGAATCTCATAATTTCTGGTAATATATTACAAAATACTATAAACAATAATTTCCGAGTAAGGTAGCAGAGATGCTACCTTTTATTTTTGCTTCAATATGTGCTATAATAATACCATACATTGAAAAGGAGTCATAACAATAATGAGAAAAGATACTATTTTAGATACAACACCTCGAGTTTTGTCAGGGAAACCTAACAGGGTTAGGCATGAGATATTAGACTTAACGGGCGACACATATGGAGAGCTAGTAGTTAAGTCTTTTGCTGGTACAGATAAGCACGGAAGAGCATACTGGACGTGTGACTGCTCATGTGGTAAATCGTTCACTACTTCTGCTCAGGGAATTAGAGCAGGTGCTGTGATTAGTTGTGGTCACGTTAACAGAGAAAAAACGAGTGAAAGTGCTAGAGCGAGATTAACATCTCATGGAGCATCTAATGAACCTTGGTATAGTAATTATGCATCAATGGTTAACCGAACTACTAACAAAAATTCAGATGCTTATCATGAGTATAGAGAAAGGCATCCTGAAATACTCCTCTGGATTGAACCAGAATGGGTAGATAACCCATGGGAATTTTATAATGAAATAGGTGATAAGCCTGGCGATGAATACTCTATTGATAGGATTGATAACCATAAGGGATATGTTAGGGGAAATATTCGTTGGGCTACACCACTTACTCAGACTCATAATAGAGATTTGTCTGCAAGAGGAACAACAGGACTCCTAGGAGTACATCTTATTAAGGCAGGTACTAATAGGAGTCCTGTTGATGTTTACAACGCTAGTATTAGCTATAATAATAAGAGCTATTCGTTAGGTATGTATGATAGTCTAGAGGACGCAAAAATAGCACGGTGGCGAGAAGAAGAGCGTCTAGGGTTAAGGCACACATTTGATATTGACTTAGACAGAGAACCTGTTAGGCATGTATCGAAGAAAGCAAAAGGGTATGTTGATGTATCAGTTGGTGACACATTTGGTGAGCTGACTGTTATTGAGAAATTAGAAGGTAGTAAACTAAAGTTAAAGTGTGAATGTGGTAATATAGTTATAAGATATAAAAACCACTTAATCAGTAGAAATGTAACAAACTGTGCTGACATTAACAAGCATAAGATAAACAGTAAAAACTATGGTGGTGAAATTAGGCCTACCCAGAGGAGTGATGATTATGTAGGGAAGCGATATGGCTCATTAGTACTAGATAAGTATGAGTACACAAAAAATGCAAATGTATACTGGTCTGCTAGATGTGACTGCGGGAATGTAATAGACGTTACACTCGCTAGTCTAGTATCTGGTCATACTAAAACGTGTGGGCACTCTAAGTATAAGTATATAATTTCTGATAACAATGACCATAATATGGTATTTAAGTCTTATAAAGAAGTAACAGACTACTTTGGCATTAATGCTTTCAGAACTGGTGAAGTAAACATACCATTTAAGGTAACAAGTAAAAAATCTAAATTATATGGTTACACTATTTTGAAAAAGCCGACTTTGGATAATTAGTATGACCTAGTAAATTTATATAATTTCCGAGTGAGCCACCCTGATTCTAGGGTGGCTCTTTTATTTGCACTTTGAGATACAATAGTGATATAATAGTTCTAGAAACCTTTGAAAGTAGGAAATAATAAAATTGGTTAAGGAGAAAATTAACGTGACTATTGGTATCGAGGCAAATATTGGGGTAGGTAAATCATCACTAGCAGAAATTATGAGTAAGGAACTAGGAACAACATGGGTACCGGAGCCAGTAGATAGTAACCCGTATCTTGAGAAGTACTACGCTAATCCTAAGGAATATGGGTTCATCATGCAAATGTACTTGCTTGGTGAACGATTCAGAAACATGAAGCGTGCCATGTTAACACGTAACTCTATCGAGGACCGTACACTAGAGGGTGATAAGTTATTTGCTAAGGTAAACTACTTACAAGGTTCTATGAATGAAGACCAACTATTCGTCTACAACAATGTATCAGATGAAATGCTTAAGGAAATTGAAGGAATGCCTAGGAAGGCCTACGACCTTATCATCTTCCTAGAAACAGATATCGAAGATATGCTAGCTAAGATTAAGCAACGAGGCCGTGAGTTTGAACTTAGTGAAGACCTAGTAAGCTATTATAAGCTACTTATGGACCAATACACTGCATGGGCTAAGGACTATAATAAGGGGCCTATTCTGCGTATTAATGTTAAGGGTAAGGACTTCGTCAATAACCCAGATGACCGTAAGTTCGTTATGACGACTATCTATACAAAGATGCGTGAGCTAGAATTAATTTCAGCAGTTGAGTACAAAGAACTACTAGATAATATCTAACGAAACTAGAGAGCTAACTAGCTCTCTTTTTTTGTGCATATCCTATGAACATCACAAACAGTGTATAATAGAACATATCAAGTATATTAGGGAAGGTAATTATGGCAGAGGAAAAACTATGGATTGAGGCAAAATCATTTGCTAGACTAAATAACCGGTCTACAGATTGGGCCTACATCATTGATATTTATACCGCAATGGGTGGATACAAAACTAGAGTATTCTTCCAGAACGAACTACATGTCATGTATAGATTACTAGGTGTTTATACGGACTTCCAAGACCTAGTAATTGACAACAATGGAAACCTAGCACTAGTACCACATGAAGAAGTACTGGCAAAACGTAAGTCATTTGATAAGCTAGGTACAAATGAACAAACAGTATACTCTAGCAAGGAACTATCAGATGTTATAGGTCCAGTAATAAGCAAGGGTTATAAGACAGATGAAATAAGAGTATACAACTAACAGATTGGTGGTAACGATGAACTTGTTTAACAGACATAAAAAAGTAAGTGATACGTTTGCTACGGAAACAGAAGACCTAACAGAACGTATTATTAGTTCAGGGTTAGTAGACAAGTCTGCCGTAGTTAACAAAAGTAAGTATGAAACAGAAGAGGACCTAGCTAAGGCTTACGGCATGAAGAAGATTTCATATGTTGAGCCAATCAAGATGCTAGGTAATATTGACTTCACTGGGGGATTTGCTTACCGACCTAGCAAGGGAGCCTCGGCTAAATCACGTCATACAGTGCTAAAGGAAGCCTCTAAGAATATTATTGTTAATGCAATTATTACTACTAGGGCTAACCAAGTTGCACAGTTTGCTCAACCAGCAAGACTAGATAGCAATGGAGTTGGATTTGAGGTTGTTCTAAAGGACAAGCAAGATACAACTAAGCTAAAGGGAACTGAAGAAGAACGTATCAGAGAGCTAGAGGACTTTATCAATAACCTAGGTTCAGAAACAGCTGTAGGTGGTAAGAACTTCCGATTCTGGACACGTCAAATTGTTAGAGACATTCTAACATACGACCAAACGAACTCAGAGATTGTTTATGATGACAACGGTAAGCCAGTATCATTTAGTGCAGTAGATGCTTCAACTATATTCTATGCAGCTAATAAGGACGGTAGTGCACCTACTGAAAATGACTATGCCTATGTACAGGTAGTTGATGAAACAACTGCTGTAGGATTCAAGAAGGGTGAACTAACCTTTAACATTATGAACCCTAGGACAGATATCTATGCATATCAGTATGGACTTTCTCCACTAGAGGTATCCCTAGCAGAAGTTGGCTACCATGATATGACGGAAGACTTTAACGCTAAGTACTTCTCTCAAGGTGGTACAACGATGGGTGTACTTCAGATTAAGACAGGTGATGGTACTACAGCAGCTTCCCTAGAGGACTTCCGTAGAGACTTTACAAACTTCTTTGGTGGAGTTAATGGCGCATGGCGTATTCCGGTTATTGCAGCTGAGGATGTAAAGTACATCAACATGAATCAAAGCTCTAGGGATATGCAGTTTGAGTCATGGCTGTCTTACCTAATTAATGCTATTGCATCTAACTTCCAAATTGACGCACAGGAAGTCGGATTCCAAACTAAGGGTATCTTTGGTAAGAGTGGTAACTCACTACAGGAGGCGTCTAAGCGAGAAGCCTCAGAGCTATCTCAAAACAAGGGACTAAAGCCACTACTTGACTTCATCGAGGACATTATTAACTTTAATATCATGGATAAGTTCTATGATGGCAAGTACATGTTCCGATTCAAGGGTGACGACCTAAGTAGAAGACAGCAAGAGCTAGACATTATTGAGCGTGAGCTAAAGACATTTAAGGGTCTTAATGAAGTTAGAGAATCTCAAGGACTTCCTAGAATTGAAGCATTAGATTACGATATTCCGCTTAACCCAGTTCTAATTCAACGACTAGGACAACAGCAAGCACAACTAAATGCTGACAGAGACTTTGAGTTCAACAAGGAACAAGCCGACAGAGCATATGAAGAAGCAAATAAAGCAACGCACTCAGAAAATGAAGGCTCAGAAGGTAACCAAAGTGGTACTGAGAATGATAGGGAAGTTACAACACAGGATAAGCAACAAGCTTTGAGTGGTAATGTAGCTAGCCCAGAAAAGGACCCTCTTGTAAAGAAAGATGGTACGGCTAGATAGTATTTAGAAGTTAGGGTAGGCGATAAGTCTGCCCTAATTTTGTATATTAACGTGTGACAATAATGAAAGAAGGAATGCAACATGGACGACGAAGAGTTCAACCTATTTGTCCCACTAGAAGAAAAAAGCTTTAAGAAGTCTTCTGATGGAAAAGAGGATACCTATCTAATTAGGGGATATGCATCAACCCCTAACAAGGACAGAGATGGTGACATCGTACTACCAGGAAACTTGAATATTAAGGATTTTATCTCTAGGGGATTTATTAATTACGAGCATAAGCAAGGTGATGCCTATCGTATTGGTGTCCCTACAGAAAACACCTATATTGACCCAGAGCACGGATTGTTTGTAGAAGCTAAGCTGTTTATGGATAATCCTTATGCACAAGATATGTGGAACCTATCAAAGAGTCTAGCTAAGTCTGGTTCTGGTAGAAAGGTTGGTTTCTCTATCGAAGGTAAGCTTATCGGCAGAGATTACAACAACCCAGCAATCATTAAGCACGTTAAGGTTAAGAATGTTGCTATTACAACTAACCCAGCAAACCCAGAAGCAACATGGGATACTTTTACTAAGTCATTTACTACAGGAGATGACGTCGTAGGGGAGGGTATCTCAGATGATGGTGCAGCAGCATTACGTAGGCAGGCCATCGCCCACTCAATTAGTGAATTATGCTATAATATAAAAGACGTAACCGATAAGGAGTGGGTTGAAATTGCTAAGACTATGGATAAGGAAGGCCGTTATGATAATGATGTCATGGCACTATTCCTACAGTTATCTAAGGGATTATCAAGGAACGACGCAAAGGACACTCTAGATAGGTTATAATAAATTATAACTAACGAAAGAGAGGCACCAAACGCTAATGGCATCATTTGAAGACGCACTCAATTCTGCAGTTGCACCTGTACTAGCAGAAGCAACCATCGCAGGGTCGACGGTTATTAACCTTGAATCAGAACCTAAGGAAGAAGATAAGGTTGAACAAGCAGCTGAACCTAAGCCTGTAGAGACTAAGACAGAAGAACCAGTAGAAGAACCTAAGGAAGAAACATCTAAGATGGAAGATAAGGTAGAAGAGCCTAAGGAAGATGCTCAGGTTGAAGAACCTGTAGTCGATACTAAGGTTGAAGATAAGGTTGAAGAACCAGTAGAAGAGCCTAAGGAAGAGCCTAAGGTTGAACCAGCAACTGAACCTAAGGTTGTAGAGCCAGAAGCTGAACAAAAGGAAGACATTAAGGTAGAAGAGCCTGTAGTTGAACCTAAGGCAGAAGATAAGGCTGAACAATCAGCTGAACCTAAAGAAGAAGAAGCACCTAAGTTAGAACCTAAAGTAGAAGAGCCTAAGGAAGACGTTAAGGTTGAAGAACCTGTGGTTGAACCTAATGAGGAAGAACCTAAGTCAATTGATGAAATTCTAGGAGAACTAGACCTACCGGATAACAAGCTAGAAGCAATTAAGGCAATCGTAGAAGCTAAGCCAGCACCTGCAGGAAAGGCTATCACGACACCTAAGCAAGCTTCAACGGGTAACGAGCCAGAAACTGATGACGGTAAGTCTATCGCAGTTACGCCAGCTCAGGAAGAAACTAGCCAACCTGCTGAGCCACAAAAGGTAGCATTGAGTAAGGAAGAGCTCCAAGAAACAATGGATAAGTTCATTCAAGGAGCAGAGGCTGCGTTTAAGGACGTAGCACTAACACTAGGACAAGATGGTAAGGATGGATATCGACGTGCACTAAGCAATGTTAAGCATGGAACATTCACCCCAGATGACATCTTAATCCTAGATAGGCTATCTGCTGAGGCAGCTTCTAGAAGTAGAAAATAATAAATTTTAGTTAGTGTATATTATAAATCAGAAATAGGCAAAGACCTGTGTCTTTACTAGAAAATAATACTGTCTATAAAAAGGAGACATTTAATGGCATCAGATTTGAACTTGTCACCAATGGCCGAACAACTATTGGCTAACATTACAGGTGATGTAAGCAAGTCCTTCACGACTGGTTACAACCACGCCGGATTGGACCAAGAAGGAGCAGCAGCTCTACGTCGTCAATCATTGGCTGACGATGTTAAGAACTTGACGTTTGGTAATGCAGACTTCACGATTTTCCCAATTATCCCTCGTTTGCAAGCTAACTCAACGGTTGAAGAGTATGCAGTCGAGAGTAGCTACGGTGAGACGGGTGCAACTCGTTTCGTTCGTGAAATGGGTATTGCATCAATTAACGACCCAGTATTGGAACGTAAGATTGCACGTATGAAGATTATTTCTGATACGAAGCGTCAATCATTGCTATCTGCTATGGTTAACAACTTGGCAGACCCAGCACAAGTCTTGCAAGACTCTGCTATTAGCGTTATTGCTAAGACTATCGAAGAAGCTATCTTCTTCGGTGACGCAGACTTGTCTTCACAAGGAATTGGACAAGGTATCCAATTCGACGGTTTGGAAAAGTTGGCTGACCCAGCTAACGTATTGGACTTGCGTGGTGAGGTTCTTACGGAACAACACTTGAACAAGGCAGCCGTATTGATTGCTAAGGGATTCGGTAACCCAACTGACGCATTCATGCCAATCGGTGCACAAGTTGAGTTCGTTAACAACCAACTTAACCGTCAATGGATTGTACAAGCTACTGGCGTAAACGAGTCTGGATTTGCTTTGGATTCATTCCGTTCAGCCCGTGGACCTATCGCTTTGCATGGTTCAACGATTATGGAAACTGGTTCAATCTTGGACGAGTCATTGGCACAATTGCCAACTGCTCCAAGTGCACCACTATCAGTTAAGGCTACGTCAGCTGCAGGTGCAGGAAAGTTTGCTCAAGAAGACTTGGCTAACCCAGTTGAATACAAGGTTCGTGCAGCCGGTGACGCTGGATTCTCAGCTCCTGTTGGCGCTAACGTTGCTGTTAAGGCAGTTAACGAAGAAGTTACTTTGGAAGTTACGTTGTCATCTATTACACAAGCTGTTCCAGAGTTCATCGAAGTTTACCGTAAGGACTTGACTACTGGTCTATTCTACTTGGTAGGCCGCGTAGGAACGTACAAGGCTGAAGCTGGAGTTGTTAAGTTCGTTGATAAGAACGACATCATTCCAGGAACTGCTAAGGGATTCGTTTTGGAATTGACGGCTCGTACGTTGGCATTGTATGAATTGATGCCTATGATGCGTTTGGACTTGGCACAAGTTGATGCATCTCGCACGATGTCATTCTTGTGGGCAGGTGCTACGGCAGTCTTTGCTCCAAAGCGCGTGGTAGTATTGCGTAACATGGCTTACTCTCACTAACATAAATACAACTAGAGTCTAGGGAAACCTAGGCTTTTTTGTATGTACCGTATATTATCCACAAGAAAGACAATATAGTATATACTAGACTTATAACCTAATAAGAAAGGATGAACCCTAATATGCTTAAATCAGAATACTTCTCAGGAAGCACAATCACCTTTGGTGACGAAGTTGTCTCCTTTGATGAAAGCGGAAAGGCATCAGCTTCTAAGGAGGCAGAGGCACACCTAGCTAAGGCAGAAACTATTGAGCTTGTAGTGGAGAAGAAGAAAGAGTCAGAATCAGCTAAGAAGACCACAGCAAAGAAGCCGGCACCTAAGCGAGCACCTGCTAAGAAGTCAACTACAGCTAAGGAGGATTAGGTATGACAGACCTAAACCAGGTAGACCCATATAGCTGGATGGGGAGTAACAACTATGCTCCTTATCAAGAGGGTAATCCAAAGCGCATTGACCTAACTACAGTCGATAAATATACCCTAGAGGACTATGGATTCACTGTAGAGAACGTTAAGGAGCAACTACTAGGTATCAATGTTGTTGACCCTACTACTGGTAAGACACTAGGAGATGCTTACTATAAGCGAGCCCTAAACTCAGCTGTAGCTAGCATTGAAAAGAAGCTTGACATTAAGATTTTGCCACAGAAGAAGGTTGAGTCTAAGGACTTTTACCCTAGTGACTTCCAGTCATTTAATTACATTAGGATGCGTAATAGACCGGTACTACAGGTAGAACAGTTTAGTATGAGACTTAACGGACAACCTGTTATTCAGTACCCTAGTGGTTGGTGGAAGGTTAACTCCCTAGCAGGAACTATTTCACTTATGCCATCCCTAGGAGCTAGTATGCCAGGATATGCACCCTATGCAGGTGGTATTGGTATGAACTACTCATATGGAGCAGGATTTGGGCAGGCACCTATTCTAGGGCTACCTATGCTTAATGGGACTGCCACAGCACCATCATTATTCCAGATTGGATACATCGCTGGTATGTTACCACAGGCTAGGGAAGGTGTAGAAGAGGACTGGGAGATGCCTAGTGACCTTCAATTCCTAGTGCTAAAGCAGGCTGCTAAGGACGTACTAGAGCAATTTGGACGACTTCTAATTGG